AATGAAGAAGTTAGCTATAAGTAAACACAGAGAGCAAACTCTACAAAATAGAATTGCTAGAATTCCTGATACCTATGAAGATGATATGAAGGAAAAACTAGCAGACTTTTACATTAACTTTGAAGCAGATAAAATGGCTTTAGAGAATGATCCAGAATGGCAAAAGAATAACTTAGAATACGATTTGCGTAGTAGTGAACTTATCGTAGAAAAATGCAAAAATAGAGCCTACGCACAAAATATTTACGCAGCATTATGCAATAATGAGTTCCAACGCAATGATGTTATGCCTATTTTAAAAGATGAAGTATGGACTTGCAGTTGGCGTTATGCAGGCGGCATTGTCGCTGACCTTACTGGAGAAGGTGATTACATGGATTGGTACTGTAGTGGCATACGTCACGATGATGGTGACTTAACTAAACATTATGTTGGTGAAGGTGAAGTCACTGATGAAGTAAAAGAAGATTTATTTAAATTAGGTTGGTTAGTTGTAGAAACAAAGGAAGGAACGTTTTAAATGGCATATTCAGGTCAAGTATTAGATCATTATGAAAATCCTAGAAATGTAGGTAAGTTAGATAAAAATGATCCTAGTGTAGGAACAGGCTTAGTTGGAGCCCCGGCTTGCGGAGACGTCCTACAACTTCAGATAAAGGTAGAAAATGAAACTATCACCGATGCAAAATTCAAAACCTATGGGTGTGGTTCGGCGATTGCTAGTTCGTCGTTGGTCACGACATGGCTTAAAGGCAAAACACTTACGGAAGCTACAGAAATTAAGAACACGGAAATTGCAGAGGAGTTGGCTTTACCGCCAGTCAAAATTCACTGTTCAATACTGGCGGAGGATGCTATCAAAGCAGCAGTGAACGATTATAAACAAAAACATAACTTACAATAAGGAGCTATATTATGTTAGATACACTTTTATGGATATTAGTAGGAGCATTTATAGGTTGGAACTTCCCACAACCATTTTGGGCTAAAATGCTTGAAACAAAAATCAGAGCAATGATTTCTAAAACGGAGAAATAATGTATAACACAGATAATTGGGAAGAAGTTTTTAGATTAGATTTTGATGTACCCAGTTATACTAATCATGTATATGTGCCATTGTTAGATAAAGATAGTGGCACATTATGCATGGATTACGGAAATGCTAGAATAGATTTTGATAATTCATTTTATTGGGATCGTGAATTAAAATACTTAGAGCAATTTAAAAATTATTCTTGGGCACCAGTAGTTAAACATGTTGATACTTCAACTAAGAAAATTTTTATAGAATTTACAGAATCTTGTAACAATGTATTGTTTACCAATCGTGCTTTAGAAGATCATTGTATAGATTGGAAATCACAATTAAAACAAATTATACAAGATTTAGAATCAAATAATTTTATTAAACTTACTATACAACCGCATAGTTTTTATATCAAAGATAATACATTACATACCTTTGATATGTATGCTTGCGTTGACAAAGCGCAAGCAACTGTCCCCGTGCATATATTGAAACATGTAATAGGTCAAAAAAGTCAAGACCGTTGGCTTGAAAGTACATTCGGTGACAATGTAGACCTTACTGTGTTTTACGAACAAGGCGTTAAAAAGCATATCACTGAATGGGGTGTTATGCTTACTGAAATTCTATGAGTCCAACCCACATAGGAAATTGTAGTAATATAATCAACTGGGATGAAGTCATCAACAGTATAGAAAACAAACCAGGTGTTGCACTACCACGTTGGGATTGGGATCACCCTGAGTTTATAAAAATTAAACAACTATCAATCGACAGTAACTATCTAAAAGAAAGTGCAGAGTGGATTAATTACTATCCAAACAAAGATTATGATTCAAATATAGATAAGCTATTTGGAGAGTTTGTAGGTAATACTAATTATGCAAGAGCATGGATAAGCAGAATCAATCCTGGTTGTACTGCACCATGGCATTGGGACATAGATGATTTTGCGGATGAGTATGAAAACAAAGGCTCATTAGTGAGATATACAGCAAGAATCAACAAAGATGGAACTGGGCAAGTTGCAGTAGTCAGTAACTATGCCATAGTAGGTGGGCAACAAGGGGATGTGTATCGTTGGCATAGTTACAAAGATTGGCATGGTAGTGCTAACTTCGGATACACAGTAAAATATCAATTTAATTATTTGGCATACGAATGAAAATAGTAATTACAGGACACACAAAGGGTATAGGTAAAGCATGTTACGATTATTTTGAGAATGTCGGACATGAAGTAATAGGATTATCACGTAGTAACGGCTACGATATAAAAGCTGATATTGATAAAATATTAGATCATGTAATGACAGCAGATTTATTCATCAATAACGCATTTGATGGCTTATCAAGTCAAATAGATTTATTAATTAAGGCATCAACTATTACACCTAATATTGTTGTTATGGGCAGTGCTGTTACAGATTATGAAGAAGTATTAGGTAGAAAAAATATAATTAATAAATTAGAATTAGAAGAAACTAGTAGAAAAATTGGTATAATTGATGATGAACGAATCGCTAATATCTTGCTATTAAAAATAGCATTTGCTGAATCAACACTCAGTGATCATAGTCCTGCTAGAATTGATAGTGATTACAGCATTACCTACAAAGATATTATAGATAGTATTGAATTTTGGCTACAACACCCTAAAATTCATCAGATTGAATACAAAGTTAAATTAACTGAAAAAACAATCAATGAAATAAAAAGAATTACAGGTAGCGACAAAATAGAAACAGTGTTAGAAGAAGCTAAATCAATAGTATTCTAAGTGATCAACACCAATCTGTTTTCTAAAATCCTCAGTAAACTTTCCGTCTATTCGTAAACTATAACTCTGTTCCATTATTCTTTCGCCACCATGCCAGTCTTGGTCGTTCCACCAAGCTGCGTGACAGTTTAAGAAATATTTGTTTTTAGCATCAGGATCCCATACATAGAATCCTTTCTTTGTGTTTGCTCTTAGATGTATGAATTCATTTCTATGTGGGCTATACATGTTTTCATCCATAACGCCGTTCTTGGCATCTAGGTCTCTGTGTTCAAAAGGTATGCCATCTGCTTCACAATGAAAGAAAATAACTCTACCCACATCTTCAAAGACTGTTCCTACCATGCTTTCAATCCATTGCACAACATTAGGAAAGTGTACAGCTTCTTCTGTTAATTTTCTAGGTGCAGTTCTATCGTCCCAACTACCTTCTTCCCATAAGAAATAATAAATGTATGGGTCATATGCACCCATTGCCATTTTTAAATATCGTGTGAATATATTTCTAGTATGATGATCTTTAATGCTTGTATATAAATCCCAACCACCTACTTTAATTGGATCGTCATCGGGTAATGCTAGATATTCTTCAACTGCTTTGTAAATAGGTTTCCAAAAATATTGATAACTGCCTTTTGCAGTATCAAAGCCTGGCTTCATCCAAGTGCCTTCTTTAGCGAATTGTCTTGCTGTAGCAAATCCATGCATTATTTCTGGATGTAAACTTTTAAATTTTTCAATATCAATAAATTCATCTAAGTTTACATATGGTCTGCCACCGATACCTCTGATCATTTTTTTGGTTCCCTATTTTGAATTATAAGTATTTATATGAGCTATTCTTACTATTACAATAATGTGCCTGGTATTGGTCAGTGCAGAAATAATTTAATCTATACAAGTTTAATGTCTGATGACAAGAAAACATTTGTAAAATGGTATCACAATGATACAGACTATCATAAGGGTATGAATGAAGTCGTTGATCCCGAAAAGATGCAAGAGAAGTGGGATAGAGAACTACAATACATTTATCTTATGAGTAAAGAGTTTCCTGATTTAGTTCCTAATATTAGAGAAATAGATTTAATTAATAAGAAGATTTACTTAGAAGTAGATGGTGATGATTTTTGGGAACAATCAGGCTGTTTGGAAGAAAACTATAATAATATATTACCCGACTGGCAAGAACAAATGCTAGAGATAATCAAAGCACACAGAAGTTTAAACTTATATAAATTTAGTATGCATCCTAGTAGTTACTTTATTGTTGATGGTAAATTAAAAAGCATCAATTATTTTTTCACATACAGCGGTGATGAAGAAACAATAAAGATAAGTGATGTACTAAGTCATATTAGTAGTAACCGTAGACTAGAGTTACAAAAATACAGTGAAAGTAAAGGTATAAGTTGGGACGAACCTACACCCCTACAAAAAGCACAGATATTATGCTTTGATAGTTTTAGTAACAACTATCCTATAGATTTTATAAACAAGGCTAAAGAGATATATGCTTAAACTTGTAGAATGGGATCCTAAGCTCAATCTTAATGATTTTTATAGAACTGCTGAAAGTAAAGGCTTTCTAAACAATAGCAGTCAACATGTTATGGTTGATTGCTTCCGCAAAGAAGAACGATGGAATGTTTGGGTACTATATCAAGATGATAAAGCAGTTGGATCAGTAGCAGCACATACATTTGACGATGTTATGGGCGATGGTAGTTATAGGATACTAAGTAGAGTTTGTGTGTTTCCTGAGATTACAGCATTGGAAAAAGGATTAATAAGTCCTTATAAAAGAATACAAACGCATCAACATGTTACAGATCAGTATTATATGCCACAGTGTATTGAGTGGGCTGATACGGACAGGTTATATGCTACAAGTAATGATAGTAAAGTAGGTAAACAAAGTTTAGTACATAAAGTTTACTTTCCTACTTTGCAAGAAATGGGTATCGCTAAGAAAGTCAAAGATGTATTCTATAGGGGAATAGATCAGACTGTATGGCAGATATTCCCTGACAAGTTTTACGAGAGTTTAAGTAAATACCCTAGTTGGAAAGAACTACCTTAAAATAAGGTTTCACAATTTCATTTAATTTAATCAGAAAACCATCAAATAGTTTCATACTAACGATTCCATTCTCTACTGATAAATCGCTGATATCACCTGTCTTAATATGTTGATTTAACCATGGACTAATTGTTTTATCAAATTGGTACCTACTATCAAATCTTTCTATAGCTGGAATTATTTTTAATTGAACAAAATCTGATGTATATTTAGGTTGTTTTAGTAATTGTCTTACAACTAATTGTACTCTTGGTATCTCACCAAAGTTAGCGGCTACATGTAGTTTTCCTGCATTCATACTATGCCAATAACCATCAATATCTAATTTATACATAATGTCATCTGACAAATTAATGAGATAGCTTTGGTTACCAGTTAATGACATATGCCAACGATCATCTAAATCAGCATGTGACATATATGTAGTACCTGGTTCTAATTTAATTAATCTTGCCTCACCCTTTTCGTATGGCAATGAGTTAAGTATTTCTTCCCAAACTGTACCTACAAATTCTTCTTTTACTTTCCATTTGTCATAAAAGAATCTACCCGTAGGTTCGTTTAGTGTTAGTCTATAGTCTATATTTGGGAGTGTGCCTATCGCTTCTTCTAGTAACTCACTAGGAATATACCATTCTGTTTTATTGATCATACAGGTATTTAGTTATAAATAGCTTGTTATGTTAGAAAAAATCAATGAACTCTACAAAAATTATACAGGACCTGTAGATAACTTTAATGGATTAATTATACCATTTGACCCTAGATGGCGCAGAATCAGTTTAGCATTAAGCGGTGGTGCTGATTCAGCATTATTGCTCTATTTACTATGCAAGAAAATACTAGATACAAAAGCCAAAATTGACATACACTTAGTATGTAATATAAGATGTTGGAAAACTAGACCTTGGCAAGGTCCTGTAAGAGATATTGTTGTTGATTACTTTGAAAAACATTTCCCAGAAATACATTTTACTATACATGAAAATTTCGTACCACCTGAATTAGAACATGGCTTTAGTGGTCAGAACTTGACTGATGAATATGGTAAAACAGTCAGTGGTGATACAATGGAATTACGAGCATGGGCTGAGTATGTAAGTTTTCACAATAAGGTTGACGCATATTTTAACGCGGTAACTAAAAACCCAGAAGTAAATTTGCATGATTATAGCTTATCAGCAAGAGATGTTGAACCAAATGAAGAAAATTTTAGATTAATGGTAATGAACCATTTAGATATATTGGCATGTCATCCCTTTAGATTCATAGATAAGTCATGGGTTGTGTTACAATATAGAATATTAGGAATAATGAGATTATTTAATTTAACCAGAAGTTGTGAGGGCGAGTTTCCAGAGTTAGACTACAAAACCTATGTGCGGGGTCAACATGTTCCTGTATGCGGTGAATGCTTTTGGTGCAAAGAAAGAGAGTATGCAGTTGAACAATCAAAGTAAAACATTTTGTATGCATCCCTTTACAGGGCTTGCTACTAGAGAAGATGGTGCGATAAAAATTTGTTGTCGTAGTCTACCCATAGGTTGGATTCAGAACGAAAGTTTAGAATCAGCGTGGAACAACGATGAAATGAAAAAAGTGAGACAACAAATATTGAATGGTGAAAGACCTGATGTTTGTAAGCCTTGCTTTGATTTAGAAGATCAAGGTGTAGAGAGTTTAAGACAACGACACATCAATGGTGTTATACCAGAAGCTAGAATTAATTTATACCCAAACGCACTAGACAATTTAAATGATGATTACTCAATGCCATTTGAGTTCCCTACAATGGAAATCAAATTGAATAATCTATGTAATCTTAAGTGTAGAATGTGTAACCCACTTGATAGTACAAGTTGGCAAGATTGGAATGAAGTAAAACCATTCTATGAAAAAGAAAATAATTATCTTGTACCAACTGTAGCAAAACTTGTTGACAAGCCCGGACAATATATAGGCCCATTTGACGATACAGAGAATTGGTGGAACAGCTTTGAAAAACTAATACCACATTTCCGTCGTGTTGAGTTTGCAGGTGGCGAGCCATTAATGGATCCACAGCATTATAAGATATTAGATATGCTAAAGCCATATGGTAAGAACATGGAGTTGAAGTATGCTACTAACGGAACAACATTAGGCATCAGCAAGAATAGAACGATACATGATTATTGGCCACACTTTAAGAGTATCGCAGTCAATGTTAGCTTAGACGGCATACATGATGTTTACAACTATATTAGAAGCAATAGCAACTTTGCTGAGGTAGAGAAGAACATTAAAGAGATGCAAACACTACCTAACATTAGTAGAATAGTTGGCGCATTCACTGCACAAGCAGGTAACATATTACAAGCAGCAGAATGTATAGATTACTTTATCAATGAAATGAATATTGTATTCTACAGTCATAGAGTCAGTTATCCTAATTGTTTATCTGCTCAGGTATTGCCTACTGAGTTAAAAGAGTTAGCTATAGATAGATTAGAATCTGTTGAAAAAAGATTGTGGACATTTGAAAATATTAAAAAGCATCCTTTGTTAGAAAGAATAACTAGACAACAGATAAGAGATAATATAAACTATTTGGAAGCTAGAGATCAACATAATTTATGGTCAGAGTTTGTAGAATTCAATCGTAGATTAGATAAAACAAGAAATCAAGGTCCTCTAGAAAGCGTAATTAAAGAGTTCGCACCATATGTTTAAAGTTACTAGCAGATGGTCGCATCAAAATTCTATTAAAGTAGAATGGAATTTAGGTAAGCGGTGCAATTACGATTGTAGTTATTGTCCTGCGGTTATACATGACAACACCAGTCCACATACTGATATTGAAATAATTAAACGTTCTATTAATAAATTACTTGATATAGGTAGACCTATTAGGTTAAGTTTTACGGGTGGTGAACCAACAGTACATCCCAACTTTGAAGAAATAATTAAACATGCAAAAGATAATAAAGTAGAATGGGTAAGCGTTACTACAAATGGTACTAGACCTTACTCATGGTATCTACAACAAAAAGCCGATCAATTTGTTTTCAGTTTACACTTTGAATATGATTGGAGAAGAGTACTAAAAACAATTGTTGAAGTAAGCAAGTTTAGAACTACTGTCGTACATGTAATGGCTCATCAAGACCTAATGAAAGATGTTAGAGAAGCAGTTGATATACTACAGCAGCACGGAGTTCATCATATCATCCGTCGTGTTCGTTGGACTGAAGGTGATCATGATTTGTTTGATGATATGAAATACGATCAGAATGATTTAGATTGGATAAAAGGGTACGAGGCTAAAACGCAACCTAACACCGTTGTAGATGATGAACACAAGTATCATGCTAATGAAATTATTAAATTACACCTCAACAAGTTCAAAGATTGGACTTGTAATATAGGATTAGAAAGCTTGATGATTAACTGGGATGGTGAAGTACATCGTGCGACTTGCAGAGTAGGCGGTAGTTTGGGTAATATCTACAATGGTACTTTTGATATACCCAAAGAGCCTATCACATGTACAAGAGAGTTCTGCACATGTGCGGCTGACATTCCTATTACTAAGTTTGCACCTTCTCTTTAGTGATATGCGTATCTGGCGTACATCCACAGTGTAATCTAGGACATATAATTGGTTTCAGTGCAAGTGCCTCACTATTGAATTCTTCTTCAAAGTTTTCACTAAACATATTAAGATTCGTATTAGTGAATACTTCTTCCTGACAGCTACCGGTTACTTTACCATCATAGCTGATAACAAGATTTTCAATTGACACGTTACATTTCCAATTGTAAAAATTGTTTATTTGTTGACTAATATAGTCATCAGGTTTAAATGGCTTTACAGAACCATCATCAAACATTCCAATGCTTTTGAATGGAACTAATTGATCCATGTGCTTAAGTATCCACTCTCCATCTGGTATTCTCTTAAGTCCCATACGCATATATTTTAATTGTTCTTCTGTGTACGAACCAACATCGTGTCCAGGACTATCTACAACAGTTTTTACTTCAATCAGCCATGGATGTTTGCTAGTAGACTTCATAGTTTCTACTATGTTTACACACTTATCAAAGTTAGGCGCATCCATAAGAACAAGTGCATTTATAACTTTGCCTTGCTCATACACATAATCCGCAACATTAATAAAATTTTCTAAATCTACAAATTCATTGTGGCAACTTAACACAACTTTATCTAGGTACTGTATATTTTCTTCCCACCAACGTAGTGTTCTGCTACCATTTGTAGTAACTTGTAGTCTTACATTGTGTTCTTTCTTAATGTGTTCACAAAAATAACTGAACTGAGGCCATAGTGTTGGTTCACCACCACCTACTAAGTTAATATAGAATGTGTCTTTACCAAACTTTTCATTGTAAACATTAAAAAGTTTTCTAAAGTTTCTGACTACGGTGTCAACATTTTTTGGATATCTATATATGGCATCTTTACTATTTGGAAAGCAATAACTGCAATCATAATTACATATATCCGTAGGCCAAAAGCGTATGTCCAGTACATTGTTTTCTTGTACGTTTATTATCTTAATGATCTTTTTCATAGTAAGTGTGCTAATCCAGGGAATATTTGTTTAAAGTCAGTGCCACGAATATTATCCATTTTGTGAATGTATTCTTTAAAGTCTGGTAATAAATGCGTATGATCTTCTGCATCCATAAAGTCTAGTATAGCTTGCCAACGCTTCCAGCCATATGGATTTATCTTCCAAAAATCTTCATCTTGTCTATAATTCTCATGTAGCCATGTAGCAAACTCACCGTATATCTTACGAACTTCACGTTTATCTTCTTCAGGCAATAGTCTACAACTTAAGAATGTTGGTATATAGAGCAAATGCATATTGAATATACCGCCACCTGCTTGTACACCGTCGTATACATTTTCTAAATTAATCTTTTTGAATCCTTGATTAATCTTCCACTTTGCTAGTTCAGGTAACGTTTTAATATTAAGTATTTGAATAGCAGTTGCGATACTCACATGAATGTTGCTAGGTGTCTGATCTAGAATGTGCATGTTCTTTTCAAGTGTGGCCCAATCTGCTGGATAACGTATGAAGTAATTTCTATCTCCAATGTCATCAATACTTACTGCGAATTTAACTTTCTTAAACTGTTTCCATAAATCAATTGTATCCTGATCTAATAACAATCCATTACTGTTGTAACGAATTAATATCTTATCAGCATATCCTCTGCGTATGATTTCTTCTAAAAACATTTTGTGTTCTTTGATCATTAGTGGTTCACCACCTGCAAAGTACACTTGTTTGAGATTAGGAATCTGCTCAAACATCTGTTCCCAGAACGATGGATTCTCATACCATTGATTATTAAACTCTGATTGCTCCCATGCAATTTGTGATTTAACTACCTCACTTTGTAGTATAGGAAACACTTTTTTGTAATCTTGTACCCATTTACTACTATCATGTGGGCTACACATAATACATTTAAGATTACACGTATGACCTAAACGCAAGTCTAAGTAAACAAGTTTGTCAGGTATAGTGCCATCTTCTTGTGTTTGTCTTACGAGTTCAGGTATATCTAAACCATCAGCCATCCATGTGTTGCTTTCCCACATACGCTTACTGACTACACCTTTACCTTCTTCTTCAAAGCACTTACTGCAACTACTAGGTATTTCATTCCGTAGCATAGTTGTGCGTACACTTTTCATGTAGTCATTGTTCCATGCACTTAATGGAGTTTCTTTACCAAAGTTAGCAGGCTTTCCTGTTTCGTTTTTTACTAATCCAACTGTATGATCTAGTCCTGCACCGCTTGCATTAGCAGAGCAGCATAATCTCATATCGCCATTTGGTCTAGTAGCAAAGTGTATCCAAGGTAATACACAGAATGTATCTGTACCGGCTAGTTGCTCTATGTTTGTCTGTAGTTCAGCCAGTTTAGGGCTGTTGTGTGTTTTCCAAAATTGTTCAGTCATTTTTTATATACTCAAAAATCTTTTTAAAGTCATTAATAGTATCAACTGCGACTTTATTAAAAAATACTTCTCTGTTGTGTAATACTTTATCGTGTACCATTCTATATCTCGACATTTTTTCGTCGAATGTAAGATTGACAAACTTTTCTACCTCATTAATTACCATTAATAATCGTTTAGCCATATCTGGTTCATTATCATAACTTTCATCAAACAATTCAGGGAAAGTTTCAAAACCTAATGACTTTAGATATTCTAAAGTACCGTTACATCCCACAATAATATATGGGTGATAGTTTACTATCGCTCTGAATGGCTTTTCAGTCAATCTTAAATGATGACTCATTCCAGTTTCGCTTACTATACTGAAGAAACTTGACTCATAGTATTTTGGATCTAATACTCTGTCGTTTAAGTTATTAGCATCACTATCTAAAAGTCGTTCTTTCCAATCATCAACGTATTTACGCACCCCATCAATCATTGGTTGACTAACCATCTCGGAGTTTTTCATGTATTGCGATAATACATTTTTGGCAAATTCTATTGTAGTTTCGTCGTACTTAAATGTGCTACCCATCATACTTAGATAACAATTTTTTTCTATTTCTCTACGTTCCAACTCACTTACTAAAAACACTCTATGGGCTCTTATTTTAGAATTTAAGCACAAATAATCTTTATCTTTGTTAAAAAGGTTTTCTACTTTAACTTGTGGAAGTCCTTCTTCAACTTGTTCTTTTACTGTGTGATAGTATTCGAATTGAAAATAGGGGAACCCGAACACGTTGTTGAATTGAAACTGTTCACCTATCGTATTTTCTAATAAAAAATGCTTGTAATGGTCTTCCATATACAAGTTATTAAATACAAAGTATTTTTTGCAAGTGATATTATGGTTTATAAACCCTTTGTGTAATTTATAAAACCAATTTTCGTATAATTTGAGTTCAAAACCCTCATATGGAAAATAAACTAATAGCTTTATGTCATTGCGTAAAAATGTTAGTGCCTGCTCACTTAAATTTTTAAATATCTCATCAATCTTATTCCCATACATTAATTCAATAACGTATAAATTAGTTTGATTGTGGTCTAGTTTGGTTTCTGAATTGATTTGATGAGTTGTGAATTCTACGCCCAACTGAGTTAAATGGTGTGTAATGCTAATTGTGGGGCGAACTGGATTATCAATTTCACTTGAACCATTTCCTGTAATTAAATTGTCGTAGAATAAATTAATCATGCTGAACAATTCTTAGTACATATCCATGGCTTAATATCTTTATCATGTAATAGTGCCCAAGCTTCACTTTCTAAAATATAATCTAATGGCAAGTCATTTAAATTAAGACCTGTAAACTTACCAAAATGTTCTTTTGTGTTATCTACTAATTTGTTTCTAAGATTATGAATAGTTAAACTTACGTCTAACGGTTCTTCAAGCATATCTGAACCTACCCAACAACAGGGCAGTACATTGCCTCTGCTATCAATATAAATTTCATTCTTATTCATACATTTAGGATCAACGTTAGTAGTAGCAACGATGTTCTCCCAAATAGAAATATCTTTGCTAATATCTTCTAACTTTAAGAAGTTCATCCTTTTAAATGGTTCTTTAGTTGGAGGTTCAAGATAATATTCTAAGTTACCTTTAGTATCCTGTACAGGAAACTTATCCATATCATAGAAACGTTGGGTAGATTTGAAGTTTACAGATTTAAATCCTATACGTAGCATTTCTTCTTCGAATGCCTTAGCTTCATCTTCATTGTGTTTGAAGATAAGTGTATCTACTGTAGCATATCCACCGTTATCAATAAATGCCTTTGCGTTGTCGATAATTTTATTATAATCAGTTCCTCTACGATATAGTACATGACTATCTGCAAATCCATCTATTCCAAATGTAACTTCATGATCGCCACGCATTGCATCAGCTAAATCATGCCACCATTTAGTATTTCTTGCACCACCGTTAGTATGGATGCTCAACCGTGTGTCACTATTTTCCCTAACATATCTAAAAATTTCTAAACAATCTTTAGCGATAATAGGATCTCCGTAATTACCACAAGCGTAAAAATAATATAAATTTTCTAATATCTCAACATCTACCCAACGTTTAAAATCTTCTAGTGTAATCTCTGATTGACCAACAAAGGGTCTTTCAGCACCACCATTGTAGTTACGTGCGCACATTGGACAACTTGCTTGACACTTGTCTGTTAACTCTATGTGAATGCTTGTATAATTTCTTGGATATCTCACAATAAAAATCCTGACACTTGCATTGTATATTTGTTTTGCATACCACCGTTGGTGCTTAAATGTAAAACTTCGCTATCCCAAATGAAGCCATCACCTGTTACCCAATCTACACTAGTTGTATAGCCATTGTTTTCTTGGTATTGAATGAATTGACCTATTTTATAGTCCTCTAGATATATGTTTGCACGAACTTTTAATTCTTTTCTATCTGGATAACGTGTATTGATTTGATAAAAAGTATCACGGTGTAATGGCACAGTACAACCAGGTGGCTGCATGATTGTACTCACTGTGATTACTTCCATACCTAACTTCTCACCCAATTCTTTATAATCTATTTGTGTATCATCCCACCATAGTTGATGTATCTTAGTATTTTCAAACGAGTATGATTCAGGGAAGCCACCATATTGCTCATGTATATCATTCAATTCATGAACCTGATGTTTAATACAGCTACCGCAGTGCTGAGTATAATCCGCTGACAATAGTTTACTAAAGTCAAAATCTAAGTGAACCTTTTTTAGCACTATTTTCTCCCTATAATCATAAATCTTTTGTACAATGGTAACTCTAACTCACCAGAAAATGAAACATTTAATTCTGATTGTTCAATGAATTCATCTAGTGTGTTAGCTATCCGTACATGCTCATCTATTTGGTAATTGTTACTTTGCAGTACAATCAAACTTTTGGCAGGTAATCTATTTAGCCAACTTTTGTACTGGTCTTGAGAAATATGTTCGCAACTAGTATTGATTACTACATCTGCCTCACTAATAGAATCACACATATCCTCTGTAACTGCTACAAATCTACCCGCCATATGCTCAATCTTATTCATCGTATTAGCAGTTTCTTCGCATTTTGGATCAATGTCAATACTACGAATAGACTTTACAGGATATGCAGCATGAAACAACATACTAGCAAGCACTCCGTTCCAGCCACCAAATATATCTATAGTAACTGGCTTACCTATAAACACACCCATTTCTCTTATCAGCCAGGCTTTGCTTTTGATCTGACCTTTCCAGAAACTTTCTAAAGTGCGTTTAGGATCTTCGCTATTGCGAATAGCATCCATCCAAAATAATATGTGTTCTAAATCGATTTGCATTTTGGTAATTTACTATCTGCGGAACTCACACAACTGTCTGTGATACATATTTTAGGACTATCAAATAATTTAAATCCACCGTCTAATGTCCCTAATATTTCATCTCTACAACTATAGCTTCGTTTTACTTCATTCTCTCTAATAACTAAACCTTGATACCCTGAATTACACATCCAATCTTTAAATTTGTTGAAACCAAACGCATTAAATCTTTCTGCTTGATCCATATACCAAACTTTATTATCTTTATCAATAAGTTTTACTTGCATTACTTCTTGATTTTTTGCATGTTGAGGGAAGCCATCACGCATTAATTTTATCATATCTTCACTGTATCCGTCAACTACAAAACTAGCTGTAGGATCGCTTTGTGGCTTGAGTGTGACATTAATTCCACGTGCTGCAAAACGACACAATCTTTCGTATAACTCATAAAACTTTGACGGAACCATAACTTGATTAATAGTTACGAATACATCATCTTCGGTTAATTGTAATATCTTATCACCAAACTCAATTTCTTTTGCGAACTCATCATGAAAGCTTGCAGTGATACTACGCCTTTGTAACATGCTAGTTATCTCAGCATAATTTTTCCACCAACGCCTACTAGGACTTAAGTTAGTAGTCATGTGGATGCTTTGATATGGAGTACCAGGTCCATCATCAACATGCTTTACTAATTCAAGTAAATGTTTATACGCTGTTGGTTCGCCGCCACTGAATGACCAATGAAATTTATTGAAGCCATTTTGTCTGGCTTGTCTTTTTATTTCATCTATTGTTTTTAAATATGTTTCTAGTTCTTGATGATCTGGTGTATCATTTCTTGCGTATGGCCAACAATAACTGCATTTATAGTTACAAAATCTTCCTAATATCCAACTTATAGAAAACAGTGTGTCATCAAGCATAGTTGCCTGACCAAATCTAACAATGTCATTGAAAGGTATATCGCTAAACGCTAACTGTTCTTTCATATAATTCTTTTAACCAACTATAATCATTAATCTTTCTTAATGCTTCATTATTATTTTTGTTTTCTAAACCGTATTCTCTACCTTGTTTGGCACCTTGAATAGCATACTTGCCATATTCTTTATCTATACCTACACTGCACCAAATGTCTAATCTTTCTAATGTTTCTTGTGATACCTGCCCTTGAATAGTTTGACTACTTAACTTAACACATTCTCTAAATGCACTGCGCCATGTAGTAAATGGATCAGTGTTAAATTTTGTGATGTTGCTTAACTCTTGCACTGGTTCATAATGTTTGCTTATGCTACTTGTCATATCAGTAGTGTTAACATCCATTTTATTTACTAAACATCTAGGTAACAACTTAACACCACCGTATCCATATACAAGATCATTGATAGGATTCTTACAACGCCATACTCTAACTCTTGCTAAGTCAAAGAAAGGTACAACATAATCAAAATTAAAACTATCTACTATCTCTGCGTCTGCATCTACTACCCAAAAGTAATCAGTAGAACATAACAATGCAGCCTCTTTGTGTGCATTGTGTATACCTTTTACTCCATGTACTCTTTTTGCTCTAGGAAACCTACATAATAATTTTTCATAATTCTCATCAGCATTTGATTCATCATAACTTATAAAAACTATGTCATACTCAGGATCTTTATTCCCTGCTACAAAATGTTCAGGACTACGAACAGGTGGTTTAATATTTTCTTTGTATTCAATACTTTGTTCAGGACTGAACACCTTACCTACATATCTATGATTAAGCAATATAGATAAATTATTGCATGCCTTTTCTAAGTTATTGTGTGATGCTGCGTAATACATTTTAAATGTATCATTTAATCTATCAAAATCGCACAATTCATGATGGTCATAACCACGCTGTATCAAATAGCATCCTAATCTTGCACCATAACATGCCCATAATCCATTCTCAACATCAGCACCTATATGCATCCAACTATACAATCTATCCATATTGCGCCAATCTACGTCATCAAACGTACCATTGCCACTCATGAATAACTTCACTGCATCACGGAATCCTGCACGCCATGCTTGTAATGGATTACTATTAACGACAGTATGACTGCCGATAGTGTTCAATTGTAGATAACTATCAAAATCAAAATCTACACTTACATTTTCATCCTCACTGATTTCGTGAGTTCGCATAGCCAAAATTTTTTCCACGGGCCAACACTTAACGCCACCGTTTCCATAACTTGTGCCATTGATTGAGTTTAGACTACTATAGCTAAAAACTTTATCATCCCAGTCAAAATATCCTTGCTTTATCCAAACATTACGTTTGAATAATGATGGTAGAACTTTGTTATCACCGTCTACAATTACAACTCTATCTGTAGTAGCTAACTCCGCACAGGCTTTATGCGCTGCGTCACTACCCTTGACACAATGCACACGTTTTGCTTTGGGTTTTATTGAGAGTAAATGCTGATAGTTTTCGTCGGCGTTTGGTTCATCGTAGCTTAAAAACACGATATCATATGCATTTGGGTTAAACGCTAATCCACTCATCTATGTATTTAATCGAAAAGTATTTACCCAAACTATTTAAAAAAGCTAAATAACTAGATTATAATAGATAGCTTATTATAATTTCATTCACACATAAGGAGACACAAATGAAAACAGTTGGTGATACCATTGAAAAATTTGCCGTAACCGGCGTCAACCCAGGTAGTGATCAGTTTTTTGACATTACCGACACAAGTTTTGAAGGTAAATGGAAAGTTATCGTTTACTACCCAAAAGATTTCACATTTGTTTGCCCAACAGAAATCGTAGCATACGATAAGTTGGCAAATGATTTCAAAGACCGTGATGCAGTATTATTGACTGGTTCAACAGACAATGAATTCTGCAAATTAGCATGGCAGAAAGCACACCCTGATCTAGCAAAAATTACACATGTACAATTTGCAGATACACAGCGCGGTGAACTAAGCTTAATCAATCAGCTTGGCATTTTCTACGCCCCTGCAGGTGCAGCACTCCGTGCAACATTTATTGTTGATCCAGACAATGTAATCCAACACGTTACTGTTAATAACCTAAATGTTGGTCGTAGCCCAGAAGAAACATTGCGTGTACTAGATGCACTACAAACAGGTGAATTATGTGCATGTAACCGTTCAGTTGGTGGCGAGACACTATAATGATAGAGTGCCTTATCTTAGGAGATAGCATAGCAAAGGGTATAAGCCAAGTACGTACTGAGTGCGTGGCTTATGCTCAGAGTGGTATCAATAGCAAAGACTGGAATGATGCATATGTTAAAAAAATCAAGCCTGCCAAAACTACAATTATTAGTTTAGGGAGTAATGATTTTAAAAACTTAAACACTGAAATAGAATTGGTCGCATTAAGAACTCATGTTAATTCAGATCAAGTATTTTGGATAGTACCTGCAATTAAACCAGAGAAACAAGAGTTGGTTAAAAAAATTGCTAGACATTTTGGTGATACTTTTATTATTATTCCTGAACTATCTCCCGATAAGGTCCATCCTACATATAAAGGATATAGACAACTAGGAGTTTTAACAAAATGACAGCATGGGTAGACGCATTAAAAGAACAAAGTATTCCTGAATACGCTAAGGATACAAAACTAAACATAGATGCAGTAATTAAACGTAGTACGTTACCAGTTGAAGAAGCAGAGGCAGTGGCACTTGCAGCAGCATTTGCAACTGGCAATTCAAAATTTTGGACATGGGTTCACAGCCAATTAAGTGATCGTAAAGAGGCTGATGCAGCACTAACAGCAGCTAGTATTATGGCACAAAACAATGTATGGTATCCATATGTTGAAATGGCAGATGATGAACAATTAAAAGGTTTGCCAGCACAGTTGCGTATGAATGCGATTGCAACGCATGGTGGTACAACCAAAGCAAGATTTGAGGCATATAGTCTTGCAGCAAGTATAGTAGGTAAGTGTCATTTTTGTGTTAAGGCACATTATGAAACACTTAAAAAAGAAGGATATACAGTAGAACAATTACGAGATATAGGGCGAATAGCAGCGGTTATGACCTCTGTAGCAAGGTTATTGAGTAATTAACATAGCCCCGAAAGGGGCTTTTATTTTGGAGATACAATGACAGAAACACACAAAAGAACAATCATTAGAGCAATAACTTGGAGAATCGTAGCTACATTGGTTACTGCAATATGGACAGGACTAAGTGGAGCAATAGTTATAAACATCTTTATGACCATAGCACATTACATACATGAAAGACTGTGGTTGAAATTTAATTGGGGCAAAATTTCTAGCGAATAAGTACACTTAATAACGGAGAAATATATGGATGATATAGTCATTGAGAGTACTTCCACCCTCACAAAGGAACTAGTTGAAGGTATATTAAAACAATACGTAGAAGATAAAACTGGCAAAACTGTACAGAAAATAACAGCAAACATTAAGGACAATCAGTTTACTGGTTTTTCTGTACTTTATAACAATGAAATTCCCGAAGTTGTTGTCATAAATAATCATGAGAAGCCCAAAAAGCCTATTAAAATAGACACAACTTTTAGGCCATGGGTAATTGAGTAGGAGAAATTATGTTACAAGCAATATTAATTGGATTGTTAATTTTAATGTCATTGGCGGGATGCTCCGATCCATACAACGAATGTATTGAAAAAGAAAAAACTTCGTACAGAGAACGAAACCCAAAAGCGTCATATAGTCAAATCCAGTCCAGACAACAGGATTTTGAGATGATGTGTTCTAGTTTTAAAAAGAATTAATGGGCAAATGAAAACTTGCATTTTAATGCGATAAATAGTACAATATTATCATCAGGACTAAATAGATTTACTATGAGAAACTTAACTTGTAAACATATATCCTTTAATCAGCCAACACTAATGGTTTGGTCACCTGTAGGGTTTTATGCCTTAACAAGTGATCGCAATATTATTGAGGGCTTGGGGGGTTTAGGTAAGTAAAGTTTCATAGTAAGATTATCTAAACCCTGGTACTGAAAAAGTCCCAGGGTTTTTTGTTATATGGAGAAAAAAATGAATTATCAAAAAGATAATATTGACAACCATATATTATCAGAAGAACAACTTAACAAATTGATAACTGAAAAGTTTGAAAGGATTAGAGAATTCTATGGTTTTAGCGAAAAGGTTGACAATAAAGACAATACCGTGTTAGAATCTTAACACGTTTAGGTGTGAGAGAAACGAGGTCTCAGCAGCGCACTGTAAACATGCTGCGAACGGGCGGAGCCCCTGATGAAAGTGCTGGCGGTAACAGCAGAGTAAAACGGGAATGATAAAGCAAATTGATGAACATGTGTAACCCTATGACCGATGACATAGGATCAGTTTGCTTTACCATACACTTTTTGACATAGAGGAAACATCATTACACTCCGAATGTAAGAGGATGAGTACTATATTTGAAAGTGTCTAAATACATTTAACTTTTAAGGAGAAAATCATGTCGGTACTAGCGTTGGACATCGGCGGAATCCCTAGACAATGGATTTCGCACGAAAATGCAATCACATATTTTGCAAAAGATATGGTTGCATGGTCGCTAGGTGAAGTTGTTGCAAAGTTTCATGGTGGAATTCAGAATGACGGACGTTTGAGTTACATTGAAACTCCTAGTATCATTGCAATCAAAGGACATGGGTTCGATCCGGCTAAACACGGCAAAGTTGCATTGACAAACAAAACATTGTTTGGACGTGACCGTCATGTATGTGCATACTGCGGAGGGCATTTCTCTAACAGTAATCATTTAAGCCGAGATCACATCCTACCCAAAAGTAGAGGTGGAGTAAATACATGGATGAATGTTGTTACTGCATGTGTTTCGTGTAATAACAAAAAAGATAATAAGACACTTAAAGAAGCAAGAATGGAACTACTTTATGTGCCTTATGAACCTAATCACTTTGAAAGTATGATTTTGCAAAATAGAAACATTCTTGCGGATCAAATGGAATACTTATTAAGCGGGGTTCCGAAACATAGTAGAATTCTTACATGATTTTAAGACCTAGAATTTTTCACTTTGGTGCATGTGATTTATGGGATTCATTACATAGTCCAAGTGTAATTAGAAGATATGACCTAGCAGGTGGGAATGTTTTAATAAACAAGTATCCTCCACATGGTACAAGTTTAATGTCACTGTACGCTCAGCCTAGTAGTATGGCTGAGCGTATGTTTACCTATATGAAAGAGCAATACCCTGAGCATCCTCATGAAAGTTTTTTGTATGATCAGGCTTATGTTGAATTAACAAAATTTCCTTACTATAAATTTCTAAAAGAAAATGTAGTTTCTACAGACATTATGGTGATCAATTTTAGCAATGAACTTTACACAAGGTTTATTACTAAAAATGAATGTTTTAGTTTGGTTCCCCAGTTTCACAAATTGTTAGATGTGGATTGGGTAAACAAAGATATTATTAGTAAAACACAATGTTATTTTGATTTTGATACCGAAGAAGTAATGGGTAGAACAAAGGAGTTGTTAGTTGATTTTGCTGTACAGATGAAACAACTGTTTCAGGACAGAATTATTTTAGTCAAAACAAAACTAGCATCAAAGTGTTACATTAGCAAGCAAAAAATTGTTCCGTACACAATAAATCTAAAAGAAAACATACCATTCTATCACAACTACAGATTCATGAATGATCCTAAAAATGGACCTTATGTATTACGTTGGTTAGATGTTATGGTTCAGCATTTTAAAAGAAAGCATGGAAGCGATTTACCAGTAGTAGAACTTGACGATCAATTTGTTTATATGGATCCTCGACACCGTTGGGGAGTAAGTCCAATACACTTAACCGCTGAAACTAATGCAATTTTAGCAACAAAAATATTGGAACAAATTGATAAAATGAAAATTGACAAATATACAATTCTTCAGGCTTGACAAATAATCGCAGTTATAGTACAATCATTACTTTCTGACCATAACTCAGTTGGATAGAGTAACTGCCTTCTAAGCAGTAAGTCGGGGGTTCGAATCCCTCTGGTCAGGCCAGATTTAATTTGGGGGTGTAGCTCAGTTGGGAGAGCGGCGGCTTTGCAAGCCGTAGGTCGCAGGTTCGATCCCTGTCACCTCCACCAAACAACAACTTGACATTAAATCCAAAACGAGATAAAATGTCTGAATTATTTTTAGTTCTTTAACAGTTTTACGCACCCATCGTCTAGAGGCCTAGGACATCACCCTTTCACGGTGAATACACCGGTTCGAATCCGGTTGGGTGTGCCAGTTTGCCTGCTTAGCTCATTCGGTTAGAGCACCGTGTTGATAACGCGGGGGTGCTTGGTTCGATTCCAAGAGCAGGCACCAAAGTTTGACAATAAATCGATTTGCTGTTATACTAGCGGCAAATGAAGATTAAAAACAAAACAGAAAATGTGCGTTCTGTCTCTGAAAAGAGTTTAGCAAGGGTTTGATACAGTAATGCCTTCGGTATCATGTAATAGGCCTGTCCTTGTTAGCATTAATATTAATCTAGAGTAACTGAGGTGCTTCACCTCAGGGCGACCAGTGTGAGCCTGCTTGAAGTAGGACAGCTCGCCGAATCAAAGAAGCAAGATTCCGGTTACTACTTTCCTGAAAGTAGCGTTTGGTAATACGATAAAGTCCAGGTGGCTATGGCACCTTTAGCGAAACATAGACTCTGCATTTCGATGTGGTGTCTCCGGTGTTTCAGACAACATAGCAGCGTGGACACTACGCGGCAAAGGTCCTTTAGTGTTCGGACAGGGCAACAACTCCAGCTTGGGGGCGACCGTGGAAAAGCGTGGCCTAAGCATATTAATTTTGTAGCCTGTAAGCACAGAGGCTGGCGCAGGCGTTATGTAACCGAAACAATAAACAGTAAACACGTGTAAAGCTGTTGAGTTAGGCATATAGTATAGGCTACAAAACTAATATGAGAACATTATTTTTTATTTTATTACTTGTAACACAGAACAGTTTTGCCTGTGACAAGTTCGTTATTGGTTTCAAAGGTATCAATGATTTATTTGATAGTCGTGCCTTTAATCAATATGCAAAAAAGCAGAATGCATGTGCAATGACATATAGTTGGAATCAAGCACATTTAGCAGTAAAGTTTATTAATAGAAATAATAAACAGTATCAGTTATATGGGTATAGTAAGGGTGCAGAAAGCATTAAACATGTTTTAAAAAACGTAAAACATAAGCCCTACTCTATTGTTACAATTGGTGCATATCATACAGCACAGGTTAACTATGGTGTCTATGGTATAGAAACAAGAAATTACTTTGATAGTTCAGGTAGGCGTAATGTTGCTCCAGGCGTGCATATCAGTAATGTAAGTCATCAAGCAATACAAAGCTATGTAAACAAACATTATTTGGGTGTGAGATGACTTGGATTTTAGTATTTTGGTTACAGTTTCCTGACAACTATACCCAATACTCAAAGTATGCCACAGAAAAAGAATGTAGAGATGCAGAGTATGTTTGGAATAAAAGATTAACAATTGTAAAAAGTAAGTTAGTAGCAGAGTGTAGAACAATGGCACCATAGTTCAGCTGGTTAGAATGCCGCCCTGTCACGGCGGAGGTCAGGGGTTCGAACCCCCTTGGTGTCGCCAGAACGTTCTGCTTAGTCAGCAGATAGTGTGACCCGCACGATGAGAAGTAGTATGACAACTACGGGTGGTACACTTTAAACCGAAAGTGCGCTGGCAATGCGAGAACGGGACCTGTCGTGGAGAGGGTGGAGGCCGTGTGTGATGGTACTGAGACTACTCGGTGCTTGATGCGGTATAATTACCTCCGAGGTCTGTCAGAGCATTAAATGGGGTGGAAGCATCAATGGTGATGCAGTGGACTGTAAATCCGCCGTCTTTGACATGACTGGTTCGATCCCAGTACACCCCACCAATATAACTATAAGGAGAACTACAATGGGGCAATGGCAGTTATTATCGGAGTTATTTGGTTGTTAGCATTAATTGATAGAAATTTTAAATAGGAGATTAATATGGGTTACGATCCAAAGGCAGTAAAAATAAAGAAAGCAGAAAAGGCTATTGCGATCCTTAGTTTTAATAAGGAACGTGAAAGACATTTCATTCGTGAGGCAGTCAAATCCTCAGAAAGAAGTGCTAAAACAAGAAGCATGAGAAATAAAGGTGATAAAGATGAATAAGGAAAGCGACAAACCTCGAAAGATGATGGGGGTATAGCTCAGTAGGTAGAGCAGCGGACTTTTAATCCGTGTGTCCAGAGTTCGAATCTCTGTGCCCCTACCATATAAAAACACATTCGAATATAAAAATAATGGCGCTCGGGGCTATGGAGGGTTTTACGACAATCCAGGAATGTGTTTCTATATGGTAAGTTTAATGATTTTCACTAGCTATCGTTCAATACTATGCGTATAGACAGTACCATTTTTGTGTTGTACAATCTCTTAAATACATGTGCAGTACATGTATTTTAAATTCAAAGGAGAGTAACATGTGGACAACACCTAGTGCAACTGATATGCGTTTTGGTTTTGAAATCACTATGTACATTGCAAATCGCTAATCAGTGATTTTCAATCAACATAATGAAAAGGGTAGCTTAGCTACCTTTTCTTACCTCTAAGGAGTTTGTTATGCCAATGTATGAAACTACAGTAAGAACACCGCAAGGTGATATTAAAGATCGTGTCTATGCTAAAGATTTACAGGAAGCACGTATGTTATTTGAGCAAAGACATGGTCCTAGAAATGTACCGTATATACCAAAAGTAATACCAAGTTAATTGGGGATTCGCCAAGTTGGTAAGGCATCGGATTTTGATTCCGACATTCGGTGGTTCGAGTCCATCATCCCCAGCCAGTTAATTGTTCTATGTAATCAGTAAGTTTGTTAGCAATGTAGATATTACCTTCTTCACTGATTAAATTGCCGCTGTTTTGAGGTCCGGTATAGAACTTACTGTTTTGTTTTTGCAACTCTGCAAGTTCATTGTCTACTATACCATTACTAAACTCGAACCAAGTTGGTAATGTGTTTTTTAGTACACAATGAATTGCATGTATTTTTTTGTGATTTAAATATTGATCAATTTGAATTAATGCGCCATAGTGTCTATTGCGATTTAATTCAGGTGTATAAAAGTGTTTTACAAAATTTTCATATGATTTTTGATAATTTTTCTTATCTAATATTATATCAGGATTAGGTTCTTTTGGTTTATCTTTTAGTATTTCAGGCATGTAATACAAATCTCTGGGGTAATCATTTTCCCAATATTTGTCTTGGTCTACTAAATGAAAATCACTAGACCACGCAGGACAAAAGAAATGTTGCGGAGTGCCATGGAAGATTATCGCCAAGTCAATCTTTTTAACTTTTTTTAAAAAATATAATATTCTTTCTTCACTGCCTTGATTAACAGCGTGATAGTTTGATTTAGGTATATTATATTTTTTAATTAATCTATCAACAAATAGATCAGGTTCGGGTTTGTCATGTTTCCAACCTGCTCTGGCACAAATGCTGTGACCAAATATATGTATATGCATTTTTGTATTTATTTTTAATGGTGTTGGGCAATAAATACTTCACCGACTGCAAGGAGGGAAACCCCGGGTCGGCGAGGGGCTAGGTATGAATGGCTAGTCGCTACTATGACATAGTAGATTAAATGGGTTCGATTCCCATAGCCCCCACCATCAATATATGCCCCAGTAACTCAGTGGACTAGAGTACTGTGCTACGAACGCAGGAGTCGGAGGTTCGAATCCTTCCTGGGGTGCCAATTGACAGTAAATTGTTTTTGTGTTATAATTTTTTTATTTAAGGAGTGACTATGCCAGCAAACTTTTTGGTTTCTGATACGCATTTTGGTCATGCTGGCGTTTGTAAGTTCCTTCGTGATGATGGAACTAAACTCAGACCCTGGGATGACCCAGATGAGATGGATGAAGAAATGGTAAAACGTTGGAACGAAACCGTTCGTCCAAACGATAAAGTTTACCATCTCGGTGATGTTGTGATTAATCGTAAAGCACTTAAAACTCTAGCAAGGCTTAATGGAGATAAGGTTCTTATTAAGGGTAACCACGACATTTTTAGATTAGAAGAATACACTGAATACTTTAGAGATATTCGTGGCTATCATGTAATGAATGGAATGATATTAAGTCATATTCCTATTCATACAGATAGTCTCGCAAGGTTCGGTACTAATATTCATGGACATCTGCATTATCAGAGAGTTAAAGCAGAAATTTTCGGTGAATATAAAATCGACCCAAGATATCATTGTGTTTGTGTAGAACAAACAGATTATCGCCCTATATTGTTTGAAGAAGTTATCAAACGTATTGTAGAAGAAGGCGGTACTGTTGGTTTTAAAAATGGTAATGGACCTGTGATGTAGTGTAGCGACAATTTGGCCTTCGACTAGGTATAGAGGAAATCTAGAAAACTCTTTACGTTGGCATCCTTGTGTGCTAGATTAACCGCTACACTACATATTTATAAATCGGAGGTGTAAAATGGAGATCAAGTTTAAAAAATTTGAACCTATTAATTCTGTAGCAAAGATTAAAGTAAATGAATTAGTACAACGTGGTGGTGAAATTATTACTGAGAAACGTGAATATGTTGAAGTCAAACGTATGCAAAGTATTGCACATATAGACCAGTATGGTCGTGTAGAATGGCGTGCAACATAATCAATGGTGTTGGTAGCTCAATTGGTAGAGCCCTGGATTGTGGATCCAGTGGTTGCGGGTTCGAGTCCCGTCCTTCACCCCAATGCCGCTTAAGCTAATCTAGTGAAAGCGCCGGTTTGAAGAGCCGGATAGGTTGGAGCGTAACCAACAGGCGGCACCATTATTCACTTAGCGTTTTAGCTGCTTGAATTTTTTTCATTATACAAATTATATCTTCTTCAACAATAAGATGTTCGCCGTACCCAAATTCAATACGAGTATATCCTAGTGGAGTGTACTCCATTGTTATAATATCTTCATACCTCACTAGGATGCATCCTACTCCGAGTTTGTATAATGAAATAAATTCTATTTCCATATAAAGTTATATATTTGTTACTTGTAACAAATAAATGTACGAAAGTATATGGCAGGATAGCAAAGAGGTAATGCACTTCCTTCATACGGAAGCTATCGGGGGTTCGAATCCCTCTCCTGCTACCAAATATATTTGTATTTTTAGTAAAAATAATGTATAAATACATATCTCAGTTGCGCCTATCGGGCACTGAAGTAATCTTGCTTATTAAAGGAGAAATAACATGTCAAAGATTATAGGTATTGACCTAGGTACTACCAATTCATGCGTTGCTATCATAGATGGCAAAAATCCAAAAGTATTAGAGAACAGCGAGGGTGCAAGAACTACCCCAAGCATTATCGCCTACATGCAGGACGGTGAAATCGTTGTTGGCGCGCCAGCTAAGCGTCAAGCTGTTACTAATCCAAAGAACACGGTGTATGCATCAAAGAGATTGATTGGGCGCAAATTCAAAGAACAAGCAGTCCAAAAAGATATCGATCTAATGCCATATAAGATTGTAGAAGCAGATAACGGTGATGCTTGGGTAGAAGTGAATGACAAGAAACTAGCACCTCCACAAATCAGTGCTGAAGTTTTGCGTAAAATGAAAAAGACAGCAGAAGATTTCTTAGGTGAAGAAGTCACAAAGGCTGTTATTACAGTTCCAGCATATTTTAATGATAGTCAAAGACAAGCAACTAAAGACGCAGGACGCATTGCGGGTCTGGAAGTATTGCGTATTATTAACGAACCTACAGCGGCAGCATTAGCTTACGGTGTAGACAAACAGGACAAGAAGGACCGAAAAATTGCTGTCTATGACTTAGGTGGTGGAACATTTGACATTAGTATTATTGATATTGCTAATGTCGAAGGTGAAAAACAATTTGAAGTATTATCAACTAACGGTGATACATTTTTAGGTGGTGAAGATTTTGACCAAAGAATTATGGATCATCTAGTTGATGAGTTCAAAAAAGAAAGTGGTGTAGATTTAACTAAAGATGTATTAGCATTACAAAGACTTAAAGATGCAGCAGAACGTGCTAAGATTGAACTATCAAGTTCAACACAGACTGATGTAAGCTTACCTTATATCACTGCTGATGCAACAGGACCAAAGCATCTTAACGTTAAAATCACACGTGCTAAATTAGAAGGTTTGGTTGAAGAGTTAATTCAACGTAGCATTAAGCCTTGTGAAGTTGCAATCAAAGACGCTGGTGTAAGTATCAGTGATATTGATGAAGTGATTCTTGTTGGTGGTATGACTCGCATGCCAAGAGTACAAGAAGCAGTAGAAAAGTTTTTTGGTAAGGCACCTCGTAAAGATGTAAACCCTGATGAAGCAGTTGCAGTTGGTGCTGCACTTCAAGGTCAAGTCTTAGGTGGTGATCGCACTGATGTTCTGTTGTTGGATGTTACACCTTTAAGTTTAGGTATTGAAACACTAGGTGGTGTTATGACTAAACTTATCAAAAAGAATACAACGATTCCTACAAAGGCAAGCCAAACTTTTAGTACAGCAGACGATAATCAGCCTGCTGTTACAATTAAAGTTTTCCAAGGTGAACGTGAAATTGTTGTAGGTAACAAAGGACTAGGTGAGTTTACACTAGAGGGCATTGATCCTGCACCAAGAGGCATGCCACAGATTGAAGTAACATTTGACATTGACGCAAATGGTATACTATCAGTTAAGGCTCTTGACAAGAAAACTAACAAAGAAAAGCAAATTACTATCAAAGCAAGTTCTGGATTATCTGAACAAGAAATTGAACAAATGGTCAAAGACGCTGAGTTAAATGCTGAGGAAGATAAAAAGGTTGTAGAACTTGTACAAGCACGTAACAGTTTGGATAATCAAATTGGTATGCTTGAAAAGCAAATTGAAAATCTTGAAGGCTATATTCCTGAAGAAGAAAAAACTTCAATGCTTGATAGTATTAGTAAATACAAAGAAGTTGCTAAAGGTGATAGTAAAGAAGATATGGACAAAGCCACTGAAGAACTCGGTGAACTATATCGCAAAACTATTACATATGAAGCAGAAAAGCGCAATAAAGAAATGCCAGAAGGTGATCCAAACGCACAAAAAGCAGAAGGTGATCCTAATGTAGTAGACGCAGAAGTAAAAGAAACTAATTAAGGTTTCAAGCGGGTATGATGTAAAGGTAACCTGAATCCTTGCCAAGGATTATTTGCGAGTTCGATTCTCGCTACCCGCTCCAATTTTAGTCCTTCGTCTAATGGATAAGATACTGCATTCCGATTGCAATGATGCAGGTTCGATTCCTGCAGGACTAACCCAATGTCATATATCATCACATTTTTTGCTGTATTTTTTACCGATATAGTGAATACCTATTATATAAAAGCTATTGCCGAAGATAAGCCTTTGGTTGCCAGTACACTTGCATCAATCGTTATGTTAATATATAGTATAGCTCTAATAAGCTTTGTTAACGATAATTTGATGTTGATACCTGCATTATTAGGTGCATTTACAGGAACATATGTAGCAATGATAATAAAAAGGAAGAATGGCTAAACGCAGCTATTTGACGATTTTTTGCGTTAAAGCATAAATAATAGTAGAGGATACTATTATGAATTGCACATATTGTCAAAGAGAAATTAAAAACAAAGGTTCACTAAAAGCACATGAAATGTCGTGTGTTAATAATCCTAACAAAATAAAGCATTTTCATTCACCAAATGCAGGTAGAAAAAAAGGTGCTAAACCATGGAACTTAGGATTAAAAACAGGCAGACCCGAACATTACGATCAAAAATACCCAGATGATGTTGTGTTTTGTGAAAATTCTAGTTATTCTAGACATAGTGTTAAAGCAAGGATAAAAGCAAAAAAATTAATTGATTATGTTTGTGGTATTTGTGGTATAGAACCAATGTGGCAAGGTAAGCCAATGACATTAATACTAGATCACATAAACGGCATAAACAATGATAATAGGATAGAAAATTTAAGATTTGTTTGTAGTAATTGTGATTCCCAATTACCAACTTATAAATCAAGAAACAAAAGGAAGCGCAAACCAATTGGCGATGGTACCTGTCTTGAAAACAGTTGAGGCTTAATAGGCCCTTGAGGGTTCGACTCCGTCCGCTTCCGCCAAATGTTAAGGAGGGTGTATGTCAGATGAATCAGATAAAATTAGACACAGTGAGAGACTCCATCAAAAAGCAACAAAGATAAAAAGACAGTTACAATTAGCTAAGAATTATGGATATCACAAGCTTAGTTCTGCTATGAGCAAAATGCCGTTTATGACGCAACCACATCGTAGCCACAAAACAAAGATTTTTAATTGCGGAGATCCAAAGTGTTATATGTGCGGTAATCCTCGAAAGTTTTTCGGTGAAGAAACGTTGCAAGAAAAGAAACATAAACAGGAAAAGTTTTACAAAGATGACAACAAAGAAAACAGTTGACAATAAATCCTGTTTGATATACAATAAGGAATTGTTATGAATGAAAAATTAATTGCACTAAAAAGAACATTAATAATGGTTGTATTAGCAACAGTTGCTCCTTTGCTAATTGCTTTTTTACTAACACTTGATAGTGAGCAAATTGGCTGGACTATATTAGGTGCATTGTTTGTTTATGGTGTCTATATAATTTATGCAATTAACCTTAATCAGGTTAGATATGAATTGACATTGAAACAAAGTTTTGATAGAATAGAAAAGATTACAGAGAAGTATTAAGTTTTAAGGAGAGTTGGCCGAGTTGGTCGAAGGCACCTTCCTGCTAAGAAGGCATCTGGTCAAAAGCCGGATCATTGGTTCGAATCCAATACTCTTCGCCAAGAATTTTAACTGTTAGAATAGAGTCAATTCCGGTGTAGTTCAGTTGGTAGAACGGCGGACTGTTAATCCGTATGTCGTAGGATCGTGCCCTACCACCGGAGCCAAGTTTTTTATGTGAGGATATATGAGTGCAAAAAAAGATTTTAAACGTGATCCAATGAAAACAAAAACAGGTAAGACTAAATTAGGTCCACTTAATGTAGAACAACTTACCAAAATGCTTGAAACATGTAGACCAAAGCATCGTATGAAAATTCAACGTGCGATTGCAAGTAGGACTAAGTAATACAGAATACGCTGGCATGGCTCAACGGTAGAGCAACTGATTTGTAATCAGTAGGTTGTGGGTTCGATTCCTACTGCCAGCACCATTTAACTTAACTATGCAAAGTCCATCAGATTTAACGCAACAAGTAATTGAAAGATTAATGAACCTTAAAGAATTTACTGTTAAGGTTCGTGTTGAAGATAACTGGACACCAAATGGTATAGTTCCTTTTAACATCAAAATAAAAAATAATATTGCTACAGTAAAGATTCCTGCACTGAATAGAAAAGAAGCAAGAGAAAAAGTAGCAGAGTATTTTGGGTCAGATGATTTTGTTTAACTGTTGACAAATAAAGTTTTTAGCAGTATAATACACATATTGAAATCGTTCTTTAAAAACAAATTAAATTGCCTCTGTAGCTCAATCGGTCAGAGCAGCGGACTCATAATCCGTTGGTTAGGGGTTCGAGTCCCTTCGGAGGCACCAAGATGTAATGCGGGTGTAACTCAGTGGTAGAGTGTCAGCCTTCCAAGCTGTTCGTCGCAGGTTCGATCCCTGTCACCCGCTCCAAGTTAGAATGCCCAGGTGGTGAAATGGTAGACACAAGGGACTTAAAATCCCTCGCTGCAAGGCGTGCCGGTTCGAGTCCGGCTCTGGGCACCAAGTATTATGCGCATATGGCGAAATTGGTAGACGCGCCAGATTTAGGTTCTGGTCTCAACGGGTGGGGGTTCGAGTCCCTCTATGCGCACCATTTTAATGTAAAGTGATAAATAGTTATATGAAAATCAATGTCTACATTAACGAAATTTTTTACAAGTCTATGGACTTAACAGGTCAGGAAAGATATAATCCTAAGTCTGTCACTGACGGAATCATTGCTGAAAGAGATAACAATACTCTACCAAGCAAATTCTTGACCCAAGAAGATTTGTCCGTAAGAATTGAAAAAGTCTCAGATTAATTTTTAATCACTTCACTTAAATATCTATCAACCGATAGAGAATTTCGTACCTAATAAAAAATACTAGGGGATTAGCTCAGTGGTAGAGCAGCGCCCTTACAAGGCGAAGGTCAATGGTTCGACCCCGTTATCCCCTACCAAACATCATAAGGAAGTAATATGAAAGGTAGAACATCAGAAGTAGCAGCAAAAAAAGCAGGTGGCTTATATGATTTAGTTTTAATCGCTAGTGCTAGGGTGCGTGAATTACGTTCAGGACATGCCCCTAAAATAGTCACCAAAGATAAACCTGTAGTAACTGCATTAAATGAAATCGAACAGGGTTTAATAAACCCAAAAGAGTATCTTAGTAAGTACAAGTAAAGTATAATGTCTCGGTAGTGTAACGGCAGCATACCGGTCTCCAAAACCGTTGGTCGGGGTTCAAATCCCTGCCGGGACGCCAAACAATAAGGATATTACAATGAAAATTTTGTTGAATGAGAATGATGGATTTAAAACATATGCAGAGTTACAGAATTGTGATACCCCAAGTAATTTTCAAGTGTTAAGAATCTATACACATTGGGACGTTGCAAAGTTCCCACACGATCAGGTAAAGTGTGAATTATTCTTGACAGAAGAATCAAAGCAAAGGTTGATTGAACTATTGAAATAATGCAACGGTGGCAGAGAGGCCCAATGCAAGGGTCTGCAAAACCCTAAAGCCGTGAGTTCGAATCTCACCCGTTGCTCCAAGTATCCCGTAGTCCCATCTGCGTTATGAAATGGGGGTGGTTGGCAAACCAGAAAGCCAGGGCGCATACGATCTGCCTCAGAACCCGCTTACATGGGTGCCAGAAAAGTCGTAGGTTGGAACTACACCTTACCAAAAGAGAAATGTAGTGGACAGGGCAACAACTCAGTAAGGGGCTTGTGGGAGCGAGTAGCCTTACACTAACATACAAGGATAAATTATGCAAGTTCGTGCAAGTCATATTTTAGTAGAAAATTTAGAACAAGCAAACATGATAAAGAGTCAACTACTAAGCCAAGCTGCTGATTTCGCAACTATGGCAAAACAAGTTTCAAGATGTCCTAGTGGACAGAATGGTGGTGATTTAGGTTTGTTTGGTAAAGGTCAAATGGTTAAGCCCTTTGAAGATGCTACTTACGCATTAGAAATAGGACAAGTAAGTGAGCCTGTGCAAACTCAGTTTGGTTTTCACATCATTCATAGAACAGGTTAATAACAGACGCGGGATAGAGAAACGGCATCTCGGGAGTCTCATAAGCTCCAGTTCCTGGTTCGATTCCGGGTCCCGCAACCAGTTTCGGAGTATAGCACAGCCTGGTAGTGCACCTGCTTTGGGAGCAGGGGGTCCGAGGTTCGAATCCTCGTACTCCGACCAACTACATCATATCTAAGTCAAACACCCACATATCATATCCGTAGTTTGTTATATAGTCAAAAGGTATATAACAATATCCCTCATCTCCCCATCGTTTTCCAAAACTATTTTTAGCTTTAAATAATTTATTAGGTTTATCATATGCTACAAAACACATAGCGTGACCACCTAAACTAATGTCATTAGTTGTAGGTTCTACAAGTGTTGAACTATAACTATTAAGATTTAAAAAATCACCGTATATTGTTGTACCAAATACTACAGGTTTTTTATGAGCCAATGCATCTATAACAGAATCAACAGTTGATACTCTTTTATAATTTTTCAGTTTTCTTTGTCTAGCATCATTATATGCAGTCGTGCTTGGCTTTTGATCAAACCTATAAGGAGTGTATGGCCAATAATCTTCTGTACATATGCCGTATGATTCAACAGCTTTGACTGTATCTCTAAGATAGGCACCACTGTCAACCGTAACATTTTCGTGAAGTGCCCTTGTATTGTAATAAACAAAAAGCCTACTTAACTCTTCGGCTTTAGTTGGATGTAATTGATTAACTAGATTTTCATATGCATTGACTAAAGCATTTGCACTACAACTACCTAGTTCCCATTGGTTGTCTACGGGACTATCAAAATTTTTAATAGTAAACCTATCAGGAATAGTTCCACCAATAGGTACGTAAATATGATCTCTATCATCCGGAAGACTAGGCTTTACTATGAACTTTTTTTTAGGCCTTCCTCCGGTGTTTCCGTTGTGGTAGTTGTCGTTGTGACTGTCGTATTAGCGACATTGTTACCTGTTTCGGCAAACATTTTGTCTACAATTGCGTTAGCACCGTCAAAATGTTCTTCTATAATATAATGTGTGATTTTTTTGTACATGTTATCTCCTTATTTTCTTGCGAACCAGTTTGGTAACAAACTTGGTTTATCAGCTAATATTTCTTTAGAATCTTCTCCATTCTTGAAATACGCATTTTCTTCTAATATAGTTGGTACTATACTAGAAACCTTTTCTTCTTTTACTTCTTCAACTGTTTTGGTTTCTATTATTTTAGGTTCAACTGTTTCCACTTGCACCTGAACTTCTGGTTGTTTATTTTCGACAGGTGTTTCTTCTTTTTCCTGACTACTCAAAAATCTTTCTAATTGTATTGCTTTAGCAATAATTATTTCGTTGTCAGGGTAGGGAGGAAATGCGGGGTAAGGAATTCTTACCCTTCTTGTTTTCCAAGCAACATCTGCCTCTGTTAACCATGTATTATGAAGTTGTGCTTTTCTGTCAATGTATTCATTGAAAAGCATTTCTTTTGCCATTCTTAACAATTCTAGTCTTTCTTTCGTCATGGGAGTTAAATTACTTAAAAGTGACATTTATAACCTCAATTAAATTATCCACCAAGATCCAGCACGAAACACCACATTGACACTTTGGTTAGGCACACTGATAACGTAATTAGTTTTATTATCAACCTTTTCACCAGCTTGTGGTTGAATAGTTATCTTACCGCTACCTTGTCCATATTCATCTTTGATGTAGTACACACGACCGTTGACTCCTGTTGGTAGTGTGATAGTAACGGCTGCAGCACTGTACACCCCGATGTATTCGTCATTGAGTGTAGCAGTGTAGTTACCAGTAACACCTAGTACACTAATTAGGTCTGCTCCAGTCGCAGATATAGTAATATTACCAGTAGCTCCTGTTAAACTAATACCAGGACCTGCTGTTAAACTTAACACACCGGTGTTAGTTATAGTTACATTACCGTTACCGCTTGATGTTGATATACCTGCACCGTTTGCCAGGCTTAGTACACCTGTGTTAGTTACGGTAAAGAATGAAGTGTAGCCATTAGTACCTACATTAGAAATGTTGATGCCATCTCCTGCATTAGGGTCTACGGCAGTTAAAACTAAATTTCCTGCTGCATATAAATTGTTTGTTACATTAGCGTTTAGTGTAGTTAATTGATTGGTTACATTAGCGTTGTTGAATGTAACATTAGCATTAGGGCCTAAGTCTTGCTCTAATGAAATGATACCATCAAGTACATTAATGAAATCACCTACTTGTACTACACCATATTCTGTTTTACTTGTTGGGTTTGAAAGGTATGACATTCTTGTTATCCTTTTTTATCTTAATTGATTTATTAAAGCATTTTGATAAACATTGCTCATCGAACCAGAATTTATTAAACTTTGATTTATGCTTGATATGTTACTACCATAGATGCCTCCATATCCTCCGTAGTAATATGGATACGGTCTATGTATTGGGTAATATCTATATGGGTATCTACGATATCCATAGTAATCATAATCATGTGGTCTTGTGTATTTGTAATAACTATAATAATCCATTTTTAGCTCCTTTATATTATGTGCCAGTTTCCACCCCTACAGATTAATTGAACAGATTCGTATGGAATACTCATTACGTAATCGTCATCTCCGTCTATAGTGGCTTCATCGATTGTGTTGATTGTTATTTTACGATTTCCTAGTGGCGGTCCCATTTCTGCTTTCACAGTAATTTGGCAGCAATCTGTACAATTTGCGGGAAGTGTGATAGTAACCGGTCCAGTACTATTAACACCAATATAATTATCATCCAATGTAGCAACATAGTCTTGCGATACCAAAATTGCCTTGCATTTGCAAGCACACTCTCCAGGTGGGCCAATAGGTCCTGGAGGTCCTGGTTCACCTTTAGGGCCTTGTTCTCCAGGTGGTCCACTCGGTCCTTGAGGTCCTTGAGGTCCTGGTGGCCCTGGGGGTCCGGGAATGTTTGATTCGACATTTATTATATCGCTCCCATTAGTATTATAGTTTTCAGCGTATTGTAATGCCTGTATGGCGTACATATAATCTTCAGATTGTAATCTATGAAGATAATTATAAATTTCTATTAGTTTTCTGTCTAGAGGATTCATAGTATGTACAAAGAAGGGCAGTTGCCTGCCCTTACAGGTATAATTAGCGAACCTGATTTTGTGTTGATGATTGACCAACACCTGCCATTGTACCAAAGTTAACCATACCCTGACGAGTATCAGCTAAATCACTTTGAAAAGCCTGTAGGCGTGTGTTCAATGATTGCCATTGACCATCGTCCCAACGATGTCTCCAAAAACGATTATCATCTAGTGCAGCAACTAATTCAGTGTTGCGCTCTATTAAATAACGATCTTGGTCGGCTTGTCTTAATGCATTGATTAAGTCTTGGGTTTTTGCATTACCAGCATCAATCTTATCGCTTAGATAAGTTGTTTGCTTAGATAGTTCAACTTGTGTTCTAAGTGCATTGATTTCAGCATCTTTCTGAGAACCTAAAAACCCTGTTACCATTGCTTGTTGTGCTGAGATGATTTGCGCACGAATATCTTGCGTATCACGACCAACATCAAAGAAGCGGTTATCTACCAGGTCGCCTAAGCTACCTATACGAGCATTTAAATCAAAACGAGAGTCTTTAATTGCTCCTTGGGTGTTGTAAGATTCTTTTAATCCCTCTTTGATAATTTCAGAGGCTTGAGCTTGTTGTTCAAAACGAACATCATTTACCATATCTTCAATTGCCATTTTATTATTCCTATTCTAATTAAAATGAAAAAACTACAGCGAATGAACCTTTCACTCGCTGTAAAAATATTTAAAGAATAGAATGTTGTTTTGGGCAGTACTATAGATTTACTACTGAAGTCTAGCTTTTACTAGTCCATGATTACCTGCAAATACTGCTAATTGTGTACGATTACGAACACCGTATTTTTTGAGTATTGCACTTACATGAAGCTTAACTGTGCTTTCACTGATGTTTAGGGTTTTAGCAATAACTTTATTGCTTGCGCCTCTTGTTGAAACTAACGAATAAATTTGTTGTTGTCGAGCTGTCAATTTAATATGATTTGAGACCGCTTGTAAATTTGTATTTTTTAACTTATTACCTGGCAATTTTTCAAGTATGTGTTTAGGCCAGTAAGGGATGTTTGACCATAAAGCATTCGCACCTTTCAAGCACTCATCCCAACCAAAGTCAGAAGGACGAGGTATTATTCCTAAAATATCACTTTTTTGTAATAATTTAATTGTGTTGTAGGGGGTGTCTTTTCCAACATCAACAGATAGTTTTATTTCGTAGGGCAAATTAACTAATTTGCTCATTGTTTTAACCATGTTTACTATTTCCATTGCTGAACTGTGTGCTAGTTCTCTATAGTTAAAACAAATAGACAGTGGATTAAGTTTTAGCTTATCAGGTAATTCTGACCAGCTGGTACACATGATTACTTGTCGAGACATAGAATCAATCTTCTGTATGAGTTCTTCTGTTGTGCATAGTTCTTCTAAATCTTCTTCACGGGTAAAATATAAATGAACGGGCTTTGTAAAGTTAATCACGGTGAATCCTTATATTATAATAGTACTTAAGACAGTATTACTGTATGGTTCATCAGCTATAGTACATATAGTACTTCAGAACACCTTTTTTCGTTTGTAATTGTTTGTTTCTTCTGCGCAACTGAATGTAATAATACAGTAACCCTACACACTAAACAATTACAACGGAACATTTATATTTTTACCAAACCTTTATGTTTGACATGCGTAAAAAATGCGTTTATAATAAGGGTTTGATAGTGACAAATACTCTATGAAGAAGATTTTTTTAATATTAACAACACTATTATTGGCTTTTAGTACGGCTATCGATGCGAAAGAAGTTCGCAAGCCAGTAAAGAAAAAGCAATATGTGCATAAATCTGTGTACAAAAAGGCAAAACGCAAACCAAAATTGCAACAGCCAAAGTACATCAACACTACCGCAAATGTATTATTAGTTAACCTAACTGATAATTCTATTGTACAAGGTAACCAAGATAATTATGCCAGATCAAGTATTGCCAGCATTAGTAAATTAATGACGGTATACACTGTAGTTAAAAATAATCAAAATCTAAATGAAGTTATCACAGTGCAAAGTAGTTTAGGTAATCATACTAGATTATCTAAAGGTATGCAACTTACCAGAATAGATTTAGTTAAACTAAGTTTAGTACATAGTGATAATTTGGCAGCAATGACATTGGCACAAAATTATCCAGGCGGGTTCGACGCATTCATATATGAGATGAATAAGAATGCTAGAGAACTCGGCATGCACAATACAGTTTTTTATGAACCAACTGGGCTTGACGCCAATAATAGAAGTACACTGACAGACATAACTCAACTCACTAAAGCAGCGAGTTATTATACAATCTTTCGTGAAGCAGCAAGTATGGAAAACGTAACCGTAACTGCAACGAAGGGCAAGAAAACTTATAAAATTCGTGCTAGACCTACAAGTACTATGTTCGGTAAAGAGGGCATAGTGACTATCAAAACAGGCTTTACAAACGCTGCTGGATTTTGTATAACAATGCTAGTAAACTCAGAAAATAAACTTTTCAATGTGGTCATACTTGGTGCAAGGTCCAGTAAGGAAAGAAGCTATCTTATAGAAAAATCAATGAAAACCATACATAATTACGGTTCAGTCTAAATAGATATATAGTAGTAATTCTTATGAAAGACTAACATGACAAAAGCCAATGATGTAATACAAGAAATAGAAGAAGAAGCATATGAAGATTGGCAGTATGAAGAAAGCGGTAAAAAAGCTAGTGAGTTTATAGAAAATACTATCATGCCATTAATACAAGATTTTGATTATGGCAATGAAGATGAAAACTACATATACGGAACTGCCACATTTGGGTTGTTTATAGAAGTTCTCCCACTACTTGCACAATTAGGTTATAGTAAGGAAGACCTAGTAGAGCAAGTAGAACAATATGTTGATTTTGTAAACAACAGGACCTTGCACTAGTGGCAACACAAGTAAAGTTCTATTACAGAAATACTCACAAAACCCATCTCATAGAAACTGTTATCACAAGTATTGTTGATGCAGTTTCTACCCTCATCGAATTACCCAATTCACTAGAAATTTGTTTATACGATTTACCAAATGAAGTTTACGGTGGTGTTGACAAAAACATTTATTATAGAATTGGCATAAACAGTACACTTCAGGCAAATGAAATTCCTACTATCCTAGTACATGAATTGATACATGTTAACCAAAGACACACCAAGCTACTAGAAATTAAGCAAGGTGTATATTATTGGCGTGGAATACCATACTACAATAAGCCTCCAGATCAGATTGATTATGACGAGTACAAAAATTGCCCGTGGGAAATAGATGTAGATAACCGTGTTAACAAATTGTTAACAGAAGCCCTAGAGTTAGCAAATAAGAAACATTTAGCCAAACTTGACAATAAATCCGGTTAGTGCTATAATGTTGGCATGACTAGAAAACGCAGATCAGATCGTAATCATATCATTTATGTAATTACTAATACTGCAACAAACGAGCAGTACATTGGTATTACAAATAAGAATAGTACGGTCAAAAAATCACTACATGTACGCATACGCAAGCATGTCCAACGAGCATTTGCTGAAAACAAAGATTGGGCATTGTATAATAGTATTCGCAAGCATGGTACTAGTGCATTCAATTATGGTGTTGTTGAAATTGTGCGCGGTAAAGCAGAAGCGCACCAGCGTGAACTAGAATTACTCAAACAATATTGCCCAAAACTCAATACTTTTAAATAAAATTATAGTACAATAGCATTATGCGTAGATTACAAATGCAGTTGTTCCTTACCACTTGTGCCTTGGTAGTTTCATGGCTACTATTTTTCGGTTTCGGTGTTTATAGTTGGTTAAGATTAAACGATATTGAAAAATATAGCGTAACCTATGATTGTGAATTAGCAGAAAAATTAGATAACACACCTATTGAAGTCAAGGCTAAGTGTGCGAGGTTGAAAAAACAATAAAATGAACAAGTTAATAAGAGATGGAAAAGTTGCTGTATTAGTATCAGCAGGGTTTGGTGCTGGATGGTATTCATGGCATCACATTCCCGAATTGTTGTTTGATCCTGATGTTGTCAAAATGATTGAACTTGACTGGCCACATGATAGAATTTTAGCACATTGCGAAAAGTTTTATGGTGACGATCATTATTTCGGTGGCGTTGAAGGATTGGGCATATACTGGGTACCCGAAGGTACAAAGTTTCGTATTGATGAGTATGATGGAGCAGAAACACTTATAACACAAGACCAAGATGAATGGTTCACAGCCTAAAGGAAAAATATGGTAACTCTAGTTAAACATGAATGGCATCAAGTTGATAGTCAATTTGCAATTGAATTTACAAAGGATACACTAGAAGAAATTTATCCAGATTATGATGAAGATGAACTAGAAAAACTTTGGCAAGAAGTAGAATCAGGTGAAGCCGATATAGAATCAATTATACAAGACGCCTGGAATAATGATGTAGAGTTAGAGTGGGAACGCCAATATGATGATTGGTGGACAGACCGCAAAGGCGGATATGAAATTACATACGAGTACGGAGATGAGGATAGCTGGCATCACGAACCTCCCCCACCAGAACCTACACATAAATGTACTAAGTGTAAATGGAATGGACAAAGCTATGATGCACAATGGTCTTGGGAAGATAAAGAGGGCAATGAGATTGATGACCCCCGAAAGATTTGTCCTTATTGCGAAAGTGATGTAGAATTGACTGAGCATGGAATTAAAGAAGAAAAAGAACGTGAAGAACGCTATGCCAAAATTAAACAAGAACTTAATGAAATCCAACTAGAAGGAGATGACAATGTTGAAGGTTGAACTTACCAGTGATGCAGTAGATAGCATTTTTCGTAGTGTTATGATTCAGGATTACAAAAATCTAAAGAGTGATATTAGAAATTTAAAAGATAGTAAAGAAAATTTGAAGCCCTATCAAAAAGAAGATTTAAAGGCAAACAAACGCTATAAAAAAGCAATGGAAATATTACTTGAATATTATGTAGGAGCTGATTGGAAGCAAAGTTTATACGATTATGAAACCACTACAGATATTCCAGACGAGCAATAAGCGTAGTATTTTGTTCAAAGAAAATGACAAGAAATTCTTTGTCGTTGTCACTAATGATATGGGTCATAGTTTTGTGAGTAATTTTGAGAACTATGAATTAGCCTTAAGATACGCAGAGGAATATATAAAATGAAATTCGGACAACTTGAAGTATTTACAAACGAAGATGGTGACGCCGTTGTTCAGCTCCCTGATCAAATGATCCAAGACCTTAACTGGAAAGAGGGTGATGAACTTAAATGGGACATTGAAGAAGACGGAACCGTAATCCTCTCAAAAATTGAAAAAAGTGTAAATACAGAGTGGGTCTTGGTTGAAACTGTTCAAATGTTCAGGCATAGATACTGTATAGAAGTACCAATTGGTAAAGCAGAATGGGCACTTGATACTGTAACTATGGAAGAAGCAAAAGAATTCAGTCAACTACATTTGGGCGAGACAATATCTAGTCATCGTGTTATTTCAGAGGAAGAAGCAGTCAAACTTTGTTATAGTGACAATGACTACTTAAAGTCATGGACACCTGAAAAAATTAAGACCGCATTTTTTACACCTATGAAAGAATAATGGCAAAATCAATTAGAATGCGTCACCCTACTACGGGTATTGTAAAGCGTGGTTATTATGGGTTCAGTTGGACCTATTTATTTTTTGGCTTCTGGGTACCTCTGCTCAGAGGCCACTATTCAATGGCATTGGTACACTTTGCCATATGGATATTTGGAGTAGTTACATTAACTTGGTTGCCTGTACAAATAATGCTGGCATTTTTCTTTAATAAATTTTATACTCGCAGACTGTTAGAAGATGGATATAGATTCTTTGACGATATGTTTAAAGTCAACGAAGCCTGTGAAGAAATTGGAGTTGAGCAATGAATAATGTTACGCCAGCAAGTTCATGGACAGACGTTGAGTGGAGTACCTTCAAAACTTGGATATCAGGTGTGCTAAAAGAAACAACCGTTACTGTCACCTTTATGAAAAAAGATGGCACTGAACGGGTGATGAAATGCACACTTGATCCAATGCTACTCCCTCCTACTGTAGTTAACGAGAACAGAAAGCCCAAAGCAACTCCCGAAAACTCAATAGCCGTGTATGATGTTGAAGCAATGGGCTGGAGAAGTTTTGTTGTCAAAAGTGTAAAACAAGTACAGTTTGCAATTGGTTGACAATAAATCCAATTAGTATTATAATGATGGTATCATAAATAGATGTTATTATTTTACTATCATGAAACGAGAAGTTGTCACTTTTGTAACACCCATCAAAACTAGGGCACACCGTGTTCTTTTTGATAACGACCTCCCATTCAAACCCAAAGTTGTCAAAAGCAAAATGTTGTATAAAAGACAACAAAAACACAAAAAATATTCACCCGAAACTTGACAATAAATCCAACTGGCGATATACTATCGTTATAGTCACTGATAAGGAGAAGTAAATGTCGAAGCTTACCGAATACACTCTTGAGATTTACAAGTCTGACAAGCGTACCAAAGAAGGTCGCCGCTTGTATGCAAAACAAGATTTTGCTCCTAGCACCAAAGATTACATCCAAGCGGTTGCTGAAGGCAAGCGTAAGTTGGGTTTTATTGTTGAAGTTTTTGAAACTTATATCACCCGCAAAAACATGATGAATGGTAAAGAGTTTCAGGAGCGTTACGACACTCCTTACTATTGCAGCCCGTCCAGCGAAACTTACTGGAGTATGTAATTATGAAAATCGTATTCAATAAATTACTGAACGGATGGTACATTGTGCGTGGTCGTCATCAAACCCCGATCTCAGGAAGGTTTGATAGCAAAGAGCAGGCACTCGCACACTTGCGTCGCCGTAACCCCTTACAGATGGTATAAGAGGAATAAAAATGTACACACTAGAATTCTTAAAACGAGCCGAAAGATATACCGAAGCCCGTGGGGATGAAATGTATTTTAAAAATCTTTACACGGGTTTCCGCGAATACAATAATGTTGAAGATTCTGTATGGAAAACTTTAAGTTATTTGTATGATAACGAAACCGCAGATTTTTTGTGTAATTGCTATTGGGGGCTTTAATATGAAAAGATTTTTAGAAAATTTTATCGATGCTATTCCTACACCAAGTCCTGAAACTGGCGACAAAATGGTCAACTTAATGCTTGCTTTTGTAGCCGGTTTTATAGTAGCATTACTGATATACGGAGGCTAAATGTTATTCGAACTAGAAGGCTTAACAGAAAAGCAAGCTGCATTATGTGATATCATGTGGGCTATTGAAACAATGGAAGGTGTTGAAAGTTTTATATCTACACTGCCTAAACAAGACCAACGTGATTGTTATAGCCTCATTGAAATGATGAAGCTTGCAATAATCGATCAAGTTGAAACTACCGATGAGGCAGAGGAAGTTATTCAAAGTATTAAAACTAAACTATGACAAATAAATTTGATGACCTTATGTACGAAGCCGGACTAACAGCACAAGGCTGTTGGGATGAGATGGATGAGTACGACCGCACTGCCATACTTAAGTTTGCGGATCTGATTGTCAAGGATTGTATTGGTGTATTGAACAGACGATTTATGGGCGACCTAAATCGTGAGGACTGGGAAGTTCGCCGTTGTGTTGATGATGTTAAAAAACATTTTGGGGTGGAATGATGAAAACGAAAATTGTAGATTGGTTTTGGAAGCACCGTGCTATAATTGGATATTCAATTGGATATCTAAACGTAATGAGTGGGCTTGTAAACATTGCATTAGGTAATGTAATGACGGGTCTATTTTGGTTAGGCATTGGTTTGTTTCTTATCTGGGACGTTAAAACCTACAAATAATATGGCATACAAAATCTTAAACGAGCGTGATAATCGCTGGCAGCCCCGCAAAGGTCTAGAGGGTCCTTTCTTCTACTCAGATGGTCGTGTATTGTACTACGATCCAAAAGAGGGCAAGTATTACGATCCATTGACTGATTTTTATGTGGATCATGAGGAAATGGCTGAGATACACAACTACCTAGCTAAGATGCTATCTAGGTAATTAATGTTTATGTTTGTTTGGGCAAAAGTATTGCTCTACAAAATCAATGTATACTTTACTATGTGCTAAACTCATTAAAAACCACATTAAGGACATTTCGTATCCATGTTGCCCACATATATAACTTGGACCGGTAAGTGATAACACTCCTAGTACAAAAGATGTCGGTGTAGGAAAATAAAGAATGAATTGCTTTATATAGTGATAAAATTGTAATCTTGTCATAATGATATTTATCCATTTATTGCAAATATGATAACGGTTGACAATAAATCCGTTTGGGCATATAATAACGGTATTGATTGATTGATACGGAGTAATCATGTTAACAGAACGACAACTAGCTTTGTTCAAGTCACTAGGGTTTGATGTTGCGCAGGAAAAAGATATTCGCCAGCGTCACAAGGTATGTGTAAAAGATTTTGGTGCAGTCAAAGATTTTACCCAATGGTTGATCAAGCGTTTGCACCGTCAATGGGAACTTGAGCGCCGTCAAGCAGGTGGTATCTATCTTGGAGATTAATATGGAAATTACTAAAGAAAAAGTTATTCGTATTTTAAAAGACGAACCGCAATTTGACCGTAACCGTCACGGTGGTTTGTATGACCGAGGTCGTGCTGATAGTTATTATCGCCGCCCGCGTGATCCTCATTGGTACCCCGAAGGGACTGGGAATGGTACTAGAGTAATTAAACTTACTAGGGAAGAAATTACTGAGTACATGGATGGTTATGATTATAACGAAAAGTTAGGTGATCACAAGGAGTGGGATTGATATGAAAATTATAGTAGCATTTATTGCAATGTTTTCTTTGACCGCTTGTAACACAATTGCAGGCATGGGTAAAGACATACAGAAATCGGCAGAGTACACTAGTACTATGATGCCAGAGAAAAAAGAAACTGTTAAAACAAAGGAGCAATAATGGGTACGTACAAAGACAATGATTATAAAGTTTTAAACACAACCGTCACATTCAGTGGGTTGAATCGTAAACGTCAAGTAATGGCTGTTATTGAAAGTAACACCGATGATAACATTACTGATTTTACTGAAGCAATGGCTGTTATCAACTATATTAAGAGGACTATGTAATGGGAAATTTTCTAGTAAGTGTTGAATCTGATCCTGCAACAGGTGGCTATATGGCATGTTTTGCTGATGGTCAAGTAATTCAACTAGAAGCAAATACCTATCAGGATGCTGTACTTGAGGCAGATATGCTAGAACCAGAGGACTACGAAGTTGGATACAACTAATGAAAGTGCAGTTATAGAATTACACAATATCGCTAGGTTTGTCGAATCCAATATTGGTGTAGGCAAGCTTAGCGAGGACATTCGAAACTGTGCGGATAGATTACATGCCATTACCCAAAAAGTCAGTAGCGAAGGAAACACCAGCGAAGAAAGTAACGCCTAAAAAGGTTGCTAAAAAAGAAACAGAAGTGGAAATGAAAGTGTTTACATGTAAGGCATGTAAACAAAAGTTTCCCGATACGGGCTTATATTTCTACGGAAATAAAAGTGAGAAATGTATGTGGTGCAAAAAGTTTCCCTCAAGAAACACGCCCAAAACTTGACAATAAATCGGTTTGGGTATATAATAGCTTTACTAACTTGATAAAGGGCTAGTTATGAAAACCGTTAACAAAAAAGTAATTGTTGAATATGTAAGTACTGAGGGTTACAAAGTAGTTATTTGCAAGCCACAAAAAACCCCAAAAACTGTTACTGCTAAAATGCCCGGAAGCTTGCGTCACTGTGGCCGAACAAATTCTTTTGGTATTAGAATTTAATTTTGGTTGACAATAAATCGGTTCGGATATATAATAGCTACATTAACTGACAAACAAGGAGCAACAAATGGCATACATGTCTCAGGAACGTAAAGCAAAAATCGCCCCAGTCGTTAAGGCAATTCTTAAAAAGTATGGTGTTAAGGGTTCACTAAGTGTCCGTAATCACATGACCCTTTGCTTGACCATCAAGTCGGGTGCAATTGATTTTATTGGCAACTACAATAGTTTCAATATTGACAACCCACGTTACGCACAATACGGTGGTTTTCGCCCTGCAGTAGATTATATCGATGTTAACCCGTTTTGGTATCATGAACATTTCGATGGTGTTGCCAAACAGTTCCTGCGTGAAATTCTACATGCAATGAACGACGGCAACCACGATAACTCGGATATCCAAACCGATTATTTTGATGTGGGCTGGTATATCGATGTTAACATTGGTCGTTGGAATAAACCCTACGTTTTGGGCAACTAAATCTGATTTTGGTAACACCGATTGTTGACATTAAAAAGAATCGGTGTTATCATTATACTTGTGTGATAAACACATTTTAATTTTATTATTAACTAACCTTAAGAGGTCTATGTATGACTGAGCAAGTGTTCAAAGTAGCAGGTATCACAACTCACAACGGTAACAGTAAGGTTCGCTTTACTGATGATTTGATTCGCCGTGTTAAGCAGTTTACTAAGGGCGGTGCAACTCGCATCGATTTGATGGAATTGCCTAGTGCAATGAGTAAGGTAGATGCACTCAAGTATCTACAAGGTCATCAGGATTTTCAGAGCCCTGACGATCAGGCACTCATCGCTGACAGCCTTGCAGATCGTGAAAAGACTGCAAAGAGTGGCGAAGTTAAAGTTAAGGCTACTAAGGCACCGAAGCCAAGCCTCAACGCAATCAAAGCCCGCGGCAAAGCAACTGCAACGGTTGAATAATTGTATACAGGGGCACTTGTTGCCCCTATCTTTCCTTAGGAGTATGAATGAAAATTTCTGATAAACTAGCCAAAGTCGATGAGGATATGAGTATCCGCATGTACGACAATGGTTTTCTTTTTGAAATAAGCGGTAGAGATGATAACGACGATTGGACTAGTGTAAAGATTTTATGTAACGATCTTAATCAAGTCACCGCACTTATTACCGAAGCTACACAAATGGAACGTAGTTAATGAACAGTTATGAACACATAACTGTACTACATAGGTTTGCACAACGCAGACGCTATTTTGATCCGAGTAAACGTGAGGATTTGAACGAACTTAAGTTTTTCAAAAAGAATAGTAAGTGGGAGAACGGTTGTCCGTTTTATTTAGAATGGCCGTTTAGTGATGTTATATCAATGTGTGACAATAAATATTCTGATCACATGCTTAAACAAGTAAAATAAAAAAGCCCCTTACGGGGCTTTTTTAATGGGTACTAAAAATTACGACCATGTACTTAATGCAGTGCGCACCCAAGTATCTGTAGATACACATACATATAGATATCCTGAATCATACGCTATCTGACCCGTAGTTCCCGTTGAAGCTGCGGTAGCTGGCGCTGTAGTCCAACTTAATAGACCAGTGATACTTGGTATACTTGGCTTGTCACTTAAGTCATCATAGCTACCACTTGTTGCTACTGTAGCTAATGTTGGGGTACCACTTAAGTCACTATATGCACCACTTGTTGCAACTGTAGCTAAGCTAGGTGCTCCTGTTAAACTAGAATACGCACCGTCGAATAATGCTGGTGCTCCAGTCAAGCTAGTATAAGCCCCATCAAACAATGCTGGCTTGTTTGTTAAGTCACTATAGCTACCACTTGTTGCTACTGTAGCTAAGCTTGGGATACTTGCAGGAGCAAATGTAAATGCGCCCGTTGTATTGTCATATGATAGACTTCCACCACCGGATGCTGTAGTTGATGATACACTTAAGCTGGTTAGTGTGATGCCACCGCCGCCACCAGTCGCAGCAGCGAATACACCATTGCCATATAATACGTTACTTGCACTACCATCGAAGTTTGCACTAGCAATATTACCCAATGTTGGTAGACCACTTAAGTCTGCATATGCACCACTTGTTGCAACTGTAGCAAATGTTGGCTTACTACTTACGTTAGACCAAGTTAATGAGGTTGTTACATAAGTTTCTGTAGCGTAGCCAGTTAAGCTAGGTATGCTTGGTTTGTCATTTAAATCATTGTAGCTACCACTTGTTGCTACTGTAGCTAGTGTTGGTGATCCAGTTAAACTACTATATGCACCATCAAATAATGTTGGCTTGTTTGTTAAGTCACTGTAACTACCACTAGTCGCTACTGTTGCCAAACTAGAACTGTCGGCTTTTAAAGCTAATGCGTTTGTGATTGTGGTTGAATAGCTAGCATCATTTGCTAATGCATTTGCTAATTCATTTAATGTGTTCAGTGCACCAGGTGCACCATTAATCACATTAGAAATTTCTGAAGTAACATATGATTCTGTAGCGACGGTTGAGAAGCTTAGATTACCTGCACCGTCTGTTACGAGTGCTTGACCACTAGCACCGCCTGTAATCTTAACATTTCCTACTGCACCAAAGTTGGACACTCCGGATACAGTAACACTTGCTAGAGTACCAACACTAGTAATGTTAGGTTGGCTACTGTCTGTAACTGTTGCTGCTACAAGTGATGCATTAGCTGCATTGGCATTAACAGCATAAGTAGCATTGGCTACAGTTCCAGAAATATTTGCTGCTGGTATGTTTGTTAAGTTAGCGCCACTGCCTACAAATAAATTACCACTTATTACATTACCTGATACATTACCGTTTGCATTTAATTGGCCAACGTTTGCTGATGTTAGTACTTCAACCGTTGTCAATGTACCAACACTAGTGATGTTTGGTTGTGAACTAATACTTACTACACCTGCTGTTGTGGAATATGCTGCATTTGCAACAGTACCTGCTACATTAGCACCGGGAATATTACTTAGGTTAATAGCATCACCTGCTACACTTGCAGCACTAATTGCTCCGGATACTGTTATGTTACCTGCGCTTACATTTCCTGTTACAGATAAGCTAGTTAATGTGCCAACACTTGTAATGTTTGGCTGTGCATTTGTATAAACCGTGCCAGAAACTAATGCATTGGACACTTGACCTGTAACGTTAGCACCAGCAACACTACTTGCACTATCTGAACTAATTGCATGGGTTGCATTTGCTACGGTACCAGTTACGTCTGCACCTGCAACACTATTAGCACTATCAGCAACGATTGCATGTGCTGCATCTGCTACTGTTCCGGTAACGTTAGCACCAGCAACACTATAAGCAACTGCTGAAGTATTTGAATGTGTAGCATTAGCAACTGTTCCAGTTACATTAGCACCAGCTACTGTATTAGCTGTTGCTGCTACTGCGGCATGAGTTGCATTAGCAACTGTACCAACGATTTCTGTTGCAGCAATATCTGTAATGTTACCGCCATCGCCTACTAAGAACTGTGCGTTAACTGTGTCAAAGTTTACATTGCTTCCTGTAATTGCACCTGTCACTGTTAAGCTTGTTAGTGTACCAACACTTGTAATGTTTGGCTGGCTACTTGAACTAACGTTTACTGCCACATTCGATTCTTCTGCCATTGGTACTACACCAGTTACATTAGCACCGGTTAAATTATTAAGCATACTACCATTACCGCTGTAATGGTTAGCATAAACCATGTTACCTAAATCTGCATTGCTTACTAATAGGTTACCACCAACTTGTAATCCAGTTAGTATACCAACACTAGTAATATTAGGTTGAGCAGAAGTGCTAACAGTGTTTGCTGTTCCTGATAATGCAGCGTAATTAGCATTAGCAACTACTCCAGTAACAAATGCACCAGTGATATTGCTAATGTTGGCACCATCACCTGCAATTCTGTTAGCAAATATTGAGTTTGTTGCTGAAATATTGTTAGCTTGTACACTTCCTTCAACTGTTAGATTTAATAATGTGCCAACACTAGTAATGTTTGGCTGACTAGCTGACATTACTGTATTAGCTCTGTTAGATTCAGTCGCATAATTAGCAGATGCAACTGTACCAGTAACAGTTGAGCCTGTGATATTACTTAATAACGCACCGTTACCCACAAAGTTTAATGCTGTTACTTGCGTTGCGCTTAAATTGCCACCATATGTTGGTAAGAAGCTAGTTACATTCGCATTAGAATACGAAAACATCATTGGATCGCCATTTTGATATAGCAATGTGTTAGTACGAATCGTACTTGTAGTGACGTTCCCCGTTACAATTAATGAACTTGTATTAGTGTTGTATGTGAAACCCGGGCTACCTGCTAGTATCCCGCGGTCGTTAAATTGTACTTGAGTAGATGCCCCAGCCGCTGCGTTAGCGTTTGTTTGAGTTTGGAACACCTGTGTGTTAATTTGGGTCGTGTTGTTTGTAACACTGGTAACGAAAACGTTCGCTGCGTTCGTAGGAACCTTGGAAATCGTTGTATTATAGTTGGTTAATCCCGTATCTGTTTTAGGATCTATTATTGTTTGTACTGGAATTTGTTGTGCCATTTTAGTGACTCCTTATACTGTATTTATCAAAATACAGGGAAAAAGAGTCACCAAAAATTAGGTTTTCATGATAAAGCAGAGTGCGTAATACGGTGGCATATTTGCATTTGATACACTAGATCCGGTAGAATCTATTACTGTTGCTACAGTACCTCCTGGTGTGCCAGCACTAGCAGCATTTATGGTTATTCCTGTAGCATTTCTATCTACGCCAATTCCAGTAAAGGTAGGGCTAGTAAAAGGTAAATATTGAGCATCACGACTTGCGCTAGGGCCCTGCGCTCTAAATGATCCAGTGTCTTTAGGGATATTATTTCTATCATTGATTGCATAAAACTGTGTACCTTGATCGCCCTTCAAGTCATGATAGTGACCAGGATCTCTCACGCGGTGATCATGTCCTGTGTCTGTAATGTTGTGAGTATGAGTAGGTAAGTTATATCCAGTGAATGTAGAAATAGCAGAGTGTGTATGACTTGGCACTATAGCATTTGCACTTCCACCTGTTGCACCTACCGCGTAAGCACCACCTGCACCTAATACAAATCTATCACGTAAGTTAGGTGTACCATTAGTACCGTCACATAGTTTCCAACCACTAGGAATGTTTACAATGGAACCCGACCACATAACTATAACACCACTTGGAATCACATATCCACTTACTGGGCTTATTAATGTATTATTAACTACAGATTTTACATATTCAGTTGTAGCAATTTGAGTAGTGCCGGCACCTGCTGTATTTGCTGTAGGCGCTGTTGGTACTCCACTGAAAGCAGGACTATTTACATTTGCTTTTTGGTTGTTTACTACATTAATTGCTTCTGCTACAAATGATGTTGTAGCAACTTGAGCATTATTTGTTCCTGTAATTGGTTTGGTAGCAGATATAAATCCTTGAACTGATAAATTACCTGTAAGTCTACCGGAACCGAGAATGTTTAATGCGTTTGCTGTTACCGCACCACCTATCGTGACGTTCCCATCAACTTCAGCGCCATTAAGAACTGCCAAGGTATTGATTACTGAGTTATTACCATTAACGGTAATGTTACCAGTAATTACTGAATCTGAATTTACGTTCAATGAGGTAGCTGTTAATCTACCTGTGATTCTGTTATAAGTTAATCCAGAGTGCCCGCTAAACGTGCCACCATTATTAAATTGAATTTGTGTGTTGCTACCACCTGCTACTACTGCTGCAGGAATATTAGGTGTTGGTAATGTTGTCCATGTCAGATTTCCAGTTCCATCTGTTTGCAATACTTGACCATTAGTACCACCTGCAATTTTAATAGTACCAACATTACCTAATTGTGTTTCTATTGTAGATTCAAACTTACTATTTGCTATAGTTTTAGCGTTACCTTCATCCCAAATTAAATTTCTGGAATCAATGTTACCAACAACACTTAAGTTATCCGGTAGTTCTACGATGATATTACCTGAGGTCGTTACTCTACCACCTGCAACTGATAATGTATTACTAGAAATACCTACGCTAGTTACTGTTCCTATGTCTCTTGTGATACCGGCACTAATAGTAACCGCACCATTACTACCACTTAAAGTTATACCTGTGCCAGCAGTTAATCGTGTAACACCTGTGTTAACAATCGTTATAACACCATCACTTGTGATTGGACTACCTGATACTGCGATACCATTACCTGGAGCTACCGCTACACTTGTAACTGTTCCCGTGCTAATTGTATTAGCAATATTTGTGATACGACCGTATTCATCTACTGTAACAGTTGGGGCTGTATATTGACCAGCAGTAATGCCTGTCTTAGGCATTTCAATTTCAATGTTACCAGTGCTGACAATTTGGTTGTTTGATACAGTAAGACTGTTACTTAATACTCCAACTCTTGTTACACCAGCTACTAGATTACCTGTGACATTTCCAGAAACACTTACAACAACTTCTCCGTTGCTACCACTTAGTGTGATACCGGTACCCGGAGTTATTTTTGTGACACCAGTGTTGGTTATTGTTACTGTACCAGTAACTTCATTAGTTTCTGTAGAGATTCCAATGTTACCTGTGAATGTATTGTAAGGACTCGCCTTAGCAAACAGATTGGAAAAATTATCTTGTATTTTATTAAACGCAGTATATAGGGAATCACTGTTGCTTGCTTGATTCTGTATCCCTATATTGACTAGTTTTTGTCCTGAAATAGCCATCTATAACCCCTTATCTAGTATTTATCAGAAAGGATTAAAGCTAGATCCGCATCCACAAGTCGTTTGAGCGTTTGGGTTCTTGATTTTGAAGCTGGCACCCTGCAAATCTTCTGTATAGTCAATCTCAGCCTCATAGAGATACTGTGCAGACATGCTATCCACAAGCACTTTTAACTCCCCTGCTTGGATTTCAAAGTCATCTTCATTCATAACTTCATCAAAAGTGAACCCATATTGAAAGCCACTGCACCCGCCTCCTTGGACAAACACTCTAAGTTTTAAATCTGGGTTTTGTTCTTCAGCAATTAATTCATTTACTTTGTTTATTACGCTATCTGAAATTTTAAGATTCATTACATTTTCCTATAAGTTTTTACCCCAACGGGTGTTGATATGTACCCAATTAATAATTTTCCAAGTATTGTCAAGATAACTTTTCTTATCAGGACCATAATCAAGAAAATACGAATGTTCCCACCAGTCAATCAGTAATAGTATATCGTTACGAACCTCATGATTGACAATGGTTTTTATCTCTCCTGTGTAGGTCAGATATATCCAACCACTGCCCTGTATCTTCATGGCTTCTTCTTTAAAAACTTCTTTAAAGTCACGCCAATACCCATACTTTCTTCTTATTAAATTTAATACAGGACCGTTGGGTGTATTACTGTCTTGAGGTTTGCGAAATTGTGCAAAGTAGATATTATGCAAGAAAGCACCTGCATAATTGAAGTCATCATCACCTTCTTTATTCTTATATCTTTTTGCATAACCTTTAGCTAGGTTATGATAATGATAGTCAATTGTTTTGCTTGAAATTACAGGTGAGAGATCCGAGTCGGAATAGCGGAGTGGCTCCAACTCAATTGATTTTCTTCGGGATTCGTCTATTCTATCTACAATATCATACATTGTAGAGTATTTAGTGTGATTATCGACGGCGTGTTATTCTACCGCGAGTTAGGTCATATAAGCTGAATTCTAATTCAACTGTATCGCCGAGCAATACTTTAATGTCATGCTGACGCATTTTACCTGAAATGTAACCTATAACATTTTGTCCAGTTTCTAATTGTACTCTGAACATTGCGTTAGGTAATACATCAGTTACCTTACCATCTAATTTTAATGCTTCTTCTTTAGCCATCGTGTTGCAATTATCTCCTCATCTTGCTAATGTCCTTGGCTGCTTCATCATTAAAGATGGGCACTGCATTGGACTTGTGCATAGTGCCGATACCGATAATCTTGTCACCGGTATATTGCATTGGTTGTTTGACGTTGACTGCACCTTTGATGCCTGTGTCAACGCTGGGAATATGTTTTGTACTACGATCGGCTGGAACTGATAGATTGGGTAACTTACGTGATGGTGTTGACTTTTTGTTAACAAGTGCAGGGTTGCTCATCTTGAGCCATTCTTGTTGCTTGCGTTCCCAGTCTTGTTGCAACAATTGCAACTTGCGCTTCTGTTCGGAGCTTGCGAACTTTTGCTTGCCCTTGCGTTTGCCTAAAGTAGTCAGAGCAGGATGTGCTAGATGCATTGTCATAATGATAACACTGTGGTAGTTGAATGTATTATTATAGTATCACAAAGCATATTTGTTGTCAATTATTTTTTGAGTATGTCCCAAATCTTTTCTTTTTCTCTAATGTCGGCGACCAACTCTTTGTATCTTCTTGACAACTCTCTAAGTTCTTCCCATTTTTCTTCTAGTTCAGGTGCAGGTTGATATATTGCTAGTTTTTCTTCAATTCTTTCGAGTAGTCCATTTATGTCTTTACCGTTAACTTTTAAGTTGCCTTTTATCTCAACATCTTGTGTCATGGTTGTAACACCATTGTTTGTTGTCATAGTAGGCTGTGCTATATTTGTAGCCCATACTGTGCTTGGAACTGTATAACTGCCAGTAAGTGTCGGTGATGAATATATTCCAGCACCACCTGAACCAGAATAAGTGTTAGCGTATCCTGACCCACCACTACCTACATTACTTAAATTTATTGTGATAGGTTCTAAACCTGATAGATCAAAAGTATCTATAGTGTTATCAATCGTAATTGTATCTAAATCAGATAATGTGATGGTGCTTAAATCTGAACTTGTTAAACTTGGTATTTGACTCCTGCTCATATCGTCCATTAGCTAGTTTTCCTTAAAATAAAATTGCCATCTTTACCCACACAAAATTCAAGATTGTCACCATCAGACCATTTTAATTTTTTAATTAACTCAGGAGGCAATGGCAAAATTACATCACCGTTTACATTTTGTTTGGTAACTACTTCAAAGGTTTTGTTGGGTAGATTTTTCTTTTTTCTAGGCATATATGATTTTACAAAATTCGTAAAGAGTTGTCAATCATTTAATTACCCGAATCGTTTTTATTTTTTATAGCAGGATTAGGTTTACCATCTACATACGCATATTGAACTTTACTAGGATCATATCCAGCGCCATAAGTTTTTGGTTCTGGTTTTAATAAATCAAGATCGATTCCACCTTTGTATGTTTGTGGTTGTTGCAGTGTAGGTTTAGGTTCTGGTTGCTGTTGACTAATAGGTTTCGGTTCTATTGTTTGTTGCGTTGTGATTTTAGGTTCTATTGGTTGTTGTAGTTTAGCTTTAGTGTCTGCCGGCAATTCACCTGCACGTGCGTCTTTAGCTCCTACTACGGTACCTAACACGTTAGTTCCAATATCGGTAATTTTTTTCTTTACCTTATCGATTGTAGATGGTTCTTTGACAGGTTGAGGCTCATTTTTAGCCAGTTGTGTTTTACTGGTAGTAGGATACATATCAGTAATTTTATCGCCCATTTTAGAAGCAGTATTAGCGACAACGTCCCTTAATCTTTGATTAGGATCAAAGTTAGGATTTTGTCTGTATACAATATTTTTAACCATCTTTCCTTCTTTATTTCTTACATACTCAGGATAAATATCTTTGAGTTGCTTATCAGGATTCTTAAAGATTTCTACACCTTTAGGTCCATGACCATGCAACAAATAATAACTTGTAGGAGTATCAGGCATACCGTGTCGCTTGATTGCTGTTTGATATTCTCTTGCTATCTGATCGGCTGCAGACCTTTGAGCTTTTTCGTTATGTCTCATTTGATCAAAACTCATACCGTAATGTGGATCACCTGGTTTAGCTTTTTTTACTACTCCTTTCCAAGTGTCCGGCATGAATTGAAATAACCCCTGAGCACCACTTCTTTTATTTTGTATACCAAGCTTACCGCCACTTTCAGGACCAATAACACGGTCTAGAAATTTTTCTCTAGGCGTTCTATTATCTGCTTCAAATATAAATTCTTTTGCTCGCATGTTATTTTCTAATCAGTTCTCTAATTCTCTTTAGATCAACATCATCTTCATCATCTTCTGCTACTTGACCAAATGCAGCTGGTATACCCTTTGATGTACCTGCGACTCCTTGATCTTGCGATTGCAATGCTTGAGTAGCTAATACATCTGATGTTGGCTGAGTAGCTGCTGTGGTAGCTGCTTGAGGTTGATTAGCAGATACATATTGACCTGCTAAACCAGATTGTGCAGTAGTTGGTTGTGTATTTCCTGCCATTCCCGTAAATGTTGGCGCTGCTGCATTAGTCGCTGCCGTAGTGTTTTGTGCTTGACTTTGTGCAGTGTATCCACTACTTTGATTATTGGTTTGTTGACTAGTAGTTCCACCTGCTAATTTGGCAGGTGGTGTAGGGTTAGGTTGTGCTGATTGAGCGTAACCACCCATATTAGCTGAAGTAGCAGTGTTTTGTTTAACTGGCGCTGGGTTAGGTTGTGTTGGGTTACTACTTGTAGAAGCATATTGCACTTTGGTAGGGTCATAGCCACCGCCATATTTACGATTTGGGTCTACGACATGTGCTGCTGGTTGTGCGGTTGGTGTTTGAGTTGTAGTTGCAGTTTGTGTATTTGCTGCAGGAGCATTAATCTGTTTACCAAATGCAGCAGCATTTTTATCATTAGGATTTATAGCAGTTGCAGGACCTGTATTAGCTGCAACTTGTGGTGTAGCTTGAGCTGGTGCATTAATTTTTTTACCAAACGCAGCAGCATTAGGATCATTAGGATTGACAGCTTGTATAGGAGCTTCGTCTAAGAAGTCCATATACTTTCTCATTAATTTGCCATCATCTGTATCATCATCTCTTTCTTCTGTTGTGGGTGCCGGTACTGCAGGCAATCCAGTTTGTACTGCGGCTTTTTCGTACTCTGCACTAGTACCACCGACAGTTGGTTTTTGTGTCAAAGCTTTATTAAATGATTGTTGTGTTGCATCAATATTAGCACCTAACTGACCGGCTGTAGGAGCAGTTTGCATAAATGCATCTACTTTGGCCTTAACTGCAGGATTATTGGCTACATTCTGCTGATAATATGGTGATCCTGGTGTGAAGTTAGCCATAGTTTTTGCATAGGGATCTACTAGTCCTTTTCCTGCATTTATAGCTTTGTTACCCATGCCAGGCAACATTTTAGTAAAGGTATCGGGCTGCCCAGGTTGTTGAGGTGCAACAGGTCTAACTGGTGCGTTAGGACCAACACCTGCGGGCGGGCCTTCATTTAATATATCTAAATATTGTCTAAAAAATTTTGAATCACTCATTATATTTTCCTATTTACCAGGCTCTGCAAGACCAGTATCTTGCCTTCCAACGTGGTCCTGGATTCTCGCAATTGTGTCTTGCTCTGAAACTTTTACGGCGTGCGGGATTAGACTTTTTAATTGTCATGTTCTTATCACCGAAGTTTACTTTAACGACCTTACCGTTTGGTTTGCGAACATAGACTTTTGATTTCTTAACATCACCTGCCATTGGCTTACCTAATGGAACTTCACGACCTTGATATTCTGCTTCATTAGTAGTTTTTTGAGGACCAAAACCTTGTCTACGTAATTCTTCTTGTTGTGCTGGAGACATTTCACTCCACTTAGTAGACTTACCTGCTTGACCAGCCTGAGCCTTTTGTCTAAAAGTATCAGCCTGTTGTTCTAAATCAGATGTACCACCGCTTCTAATTTTGTCTAACTCTGCAAACGCATCATTTCTTACACGTTGACTAATGCCTTGATCTTCTTTGGTAATATAATCTTTTGGATTACCTTGCAATGGTTTTTCTTCTGCTGGCTTTGTATCCATTTTAGGTGGACTTGATTTAGTGTTAGGAGTATATGGCTTAGTGTCCATGTACTCACCTGCACCTTCTTTAGCAGCATCCCTAAAGTTTTGTGCAGATGGTGCACCTTTACTACCAGGCTTACGCATTTTCTCGCCTGAACCTTGTTTGATACGCTCACGTTTAGCATGTATGTTAGCCCATAGACCCGGCTTAGTTTCTTCTAATCCTATATCTTCTGTTAGAATATCGTTTACTTCTAATAATCCTAATATAGTTTCATCTGCTTCAATGACGATACCATCTTCTGTGAAGCCAACAACACCTGTTTCTATCACAAAGTGTTCATTTAACTCTATGTCAAAGCTATCGTTAATGTCAATAATTTCTTCCATCACAGAAGGAGGTGGGCTAGATTCACTTATAATATCTAGATATTTTCTGAAAAATTCGCGGTCCATAATATGCCTTTAATAATATATTATTTAGCTAAAAATTGACTGTATACTTGGTTTAATGCTTGTATTGTATTATCAACATTATTCCAACGATGCAATATACCTATGCCACCAGCTGCGTCCCAGGCTGAAATGTACTTCTTATGATCGTCAACTAGTACGTTAGGGTCACCACCTTTTTTAGCATATCTGTCTTTTTGTCCGTCAAATATAGCTGGAAAATCTACGCCGTGTTGAGCGAGCCAATACTTTTTACCCTCAATACTAGCTTGTGTAATTGCTTTACTCTTATCTTCTTTAGGTGATCTTAATGGGGCAGATAGTATAGTGCAGGGTAAATTATTTTGTCTTATATATGACAATAATTCACTAGCACCCGATAATACAGGAAGTGTAGCAAAAAATTCGTATACAAAGTTAGGGCCTTCTTTTTGCATAGTTTCAATTGAAATTTCTCTCTGTGCCTTGTCCCCTATGTCCTTATACCATTTAACATCAGGGTTGCCTGTCTTTCTGCCCCACCAATTGGCCCATTGAGTAAAAAAGTCTGCCTGTACGCCATCCATATCCAAATATAGAGTGGGCATTCTACGCTGTGGTTCTGTAACTTCAAAGATTTTCATATAAATATTTAGCTGAATTATTTAGGTTCGCAATCTATCCATTTTAAATTATTGTACCATTTATATATGGCAGTACCTTTGGGTAACAAACAAACGCCTAATTCAGGGTGTTTGTCAATGCGCACCTGCACTACCGCCCACATTAACCAACATATATAAAGAACAGCGATACTACTTGAACTCCAACACAATATTCTGTACTTTATTCTTTTATTGCGTCTGGCTCTCTGCTTAGCCAATTCTCTGTTGCGTTGCATTTCTATGGCAATAGCACCTGCTTGCTCCTTGCCGACTTTTTCCATCATGTCGTTTACTTCAGTCCATAAAGCACCTAGTTCTGGTGGACTGTTGTACACCATGATTTCACGCAGTTCTTCGCCCATGTGCTGAAGCTGTTTTTTAAGAAGCACACGTTGTAATGCACGTTTACCTAAGCTATCTTCTCCGTGATAAACTTCAGTCTTACTACGGCGTTCTTCTTCTTCAAATATTGCCTTACACTTATAGTAGTTGTCAAAGTATGCGCCTAATTGCTGGCCTATTTCTGTGTATATATTGGTAGTATCACCTGACTGTTTATTCAGTTCAATGATACGATTTTTTTCTTGTATGAATTGATTTTTTTCTGCTACCGTGGGAGCGCGGTCTTTGAATTTGTTATGAAATTGGTCGTCAAGGTCTTTGAGGACATCTTTAACATCCCCAGCCGCCCCTTTAATGTCCTTGTAAAGTTTACATCCTTCCTTTACAAGTTTAACCGCACCATTAGCTAACGCAAATAGCGTTAATGGATCCATCTTGCTACGTCCCCTTTATGTTAAGGATCTTATTATTATTTTATACTACTTTTATTTTAAAAAACTATTGTACCATTGTTGGTCCAACGATAAATTTTGTAATTCCCTACAGTTGTAATAGTAGGACTACCTGTTACAGTAGTGGGTGTAATAGCAGCGGCGAACCTCAATATTACAACTCCTGAACCTCCATTGCCTGCATTGTTTGTTATATATTGGTTTCCGCCTCCTTGATGTAGGCCACCTCCACCTCCACCAGTACCGGTAGTTCCTGGAGTGGCTGTTGATCCAACGTTGTAGTTGCCGGTATATCCAGCACCACCTCCACCATATCCACCAGCACCACTCAATCCATAAATATTATCCGTTCCTGATCCGCCACCTCCACCAGCTAGATATTCTCCAGTAAATGGATTTGGTAAACCAATACCACCATTTCCAGCACGACCACTTCCACCTGCGTTTCCTGATTGACCAGCTGCGCCAGCACCACCGCCACCGCCACCTAACGGTGCAGTACTACTACCGAAAGCATTTCCACCGTTATTACCTTGCCCTGCAGTACCTGCAGCCCCATTTACAGTTGAAGTACCACTTGCACCACCGCCGCCTCCAGAACCACCTAAGAGTGCTTCAAATTGATTTGAAGACGCACCACGCCCTCCGCCTGTAGCAGATATAGTAGTCAATCCAGTACCTGATATTGATGACCCACCGCCGTTCGTAGCAGCAGTAAGAATTGATCCTGAGGTTCCTGATGAATATCCACCTGCCCCTCCCGCACCAACAGTAATAGTATAAGTAATTCTTCCAGTTAATATAACATCGTATGCAGTAACGAATCCCCCTGCGCCGCCACCACCTGAAGGTTGTGTATAACTTGCACCACCAGCACCCCCGCCACCACCTCCTGCTATTACCAAGTAGTCTGCTTCTATAATATCATCTGTATTTGTAGTTGGAAATTGCCTTGTTAATCCTGATCCGCCAGCCCATATAACTCTAATAGCCCCACTACCGCCGTTGCCCCCAAAACGTGTACCTGAAGTTGCAAGTCTTGAGCCACCCCCGCCTCCACCGTACCATCCGCCATTTTCTGATAAATTAAAACTACCATTCTGTCCACCAGATCCACCACCGCCTCCACCTTGCTGGGCACCTCCACCTGTTCCATTAGTGCCTTGACCCCATGGACCTACACCACCTCCACCGCCGCCGGAACTTCCGGAGCCATTACCGCCTCCTCCTCCGCCACCACCACCGCCATTTCCAGGATTGCCATTAGTTCTATCTCGTCCACCACTGCCGCCATTGCCAGCATATCCAGCGCCACCACCGCCACCGCCACCACTTGCAACAGTAGAACTAGGTAGTGTAGCAGCGGCGCCCGCACCGCCTGTACCACCACCATCTCCAGGGTAATTGACATCACGGGTGCCGCCGGCTCCACCTGCGCCGTTGGTGATTCCTCCTCGGCCACCAGTCGCTCTTAATAATATTACTTGATTAGGACCTAAATTGTCTCTAATTACTTGAGTGTAACTACCGTTCGTACCTTGCACACCACCTGAACCTACGTCCATAGTTAAAGTTTCTCCGGGAATAACACTGATGTTATTTTTATATGCTAAACCACCGCCCCCTCCACCACCGCCAGCTTGAGTGGTGGTAGCACTTGCGCCACTGCCTCCACCGCCAATCGCTACAACACTAATAGACGTTACACCTACAGGTACTACCCATGTACTGTATCCAGTAAACAAGGTTTGACCTGGGCCTGTGTACACAATTTGATTGCTTGCACTACTCAATGTACCATTGCCTATTAAATTAGTTGCGTATACTTTTAATGTGTAGATTGTACCAAAAGTCAATCCTGTTATGTTGATAGGACTACTTGTGCCACTAACAGTAATATTATCAGGAGTGGTTACTACTGTGTAACCTGTAACCGCAGGTCCACCGTTGTCTGTAGGTGCAGTAAATACCACAGTAGCAGTAGTTTTTCCTGTCATAGTAGCTACACCTATTGTAGGTGCATTAGGAACAACTAACGAAATACTATTACTTGCTGAACTTGCAGTACTTGTACCAAGACTGTTTGTTGCAGTAACAGTAAATGTATAAGTTTGACCAATCGTTAATCCAGTTATAGAAATAGGACTACTTGATCCTGTAGCTGTTATTCCTCCGGGACTACTTGTGACTGTATAACTTGTTATGGGCAATCCACCTGTATTAGCTGGTGCAGTAAACGATAAACTTGCTGTAGTTGATCCAGTAATCGTTGCTGTACCTATAGTAGGAGCGTCAGGAATACCTATAGCAGTTACACTATTGCTTGCGGCACTGGCTGTACCTGTTGCAAATTTATTTCGTGCTGATGCAGTAAACGTATAACTTGTTCCCTTTACAAGACCTGAAACAGTAATAGGACTACTTGCTCCCGTGGCATTAAAACCACCTGGACTACTTACAACAATATAATCTAGTACAGGACCATCACCGCTATCTGCGGGGGCAGTGAACGTAACGGAAGCACTTGTGTTTCCTACTCTTGTTGCTGAACCTATAGTTGGTGCATTAGGTCCTAAATATCTTATTATATCACTGCGTTCACTTAGTAGACTAGTTCCTGCTGCATTAGTTGCTGTTACTTTGAAAGCATATTCTACTTTTCCTGTAATCCCTATAGTACCGTTTAATGCAGATGACCAATCATAATTTGATTTATCTTTACCTGGTTTTGGATCTGATAACACTAATAATAAAACGTCTGATGGTACTAAACTTGCTATTACATCTCTTCCGCCACTAGAAACTACACTTTGAGTTATTTCTAATGGTAGTGAGGGAACTGGGAAACTTGAATTTGTTCCACTACCGTATAAGAAACTCTTTTTTGATATACGTAGATTAGACATTTTACCTGTAAAGTACCCTGTACCATCACTGCCTATACCATATCTTAATGGCTTCTTTTCATTGTTATAAAAAACTACAAATCTATTACTAAAACTACCAGCAAATGTCACAGGATCAGCTACACCGTTTATAAAGAAAACAAGATTTGCACCTTGTTTTTGTACGACAACATGTGTTCTTACATTAGGTTGAATTACTGTAGATCCAGTATAGGTGTAGTCAAAAACACCACTGATATTATAAGTGTATTTAAAAGTTAAAGTATTACTTGCGTTTATATACCACTCAAATGCACCGCCTGTATTCCAGTTATTTACAATGCCTCTAACTACATTAGTAGTGGTTGGAGTTACAAAAGCCTCCATTGTCCAGGAACTATCAGATAGTTCAAATGCAGCATTATATGGAATTTCGTAAAAGGTCACTCCATCGAATATGTATTCTACCGGTCCATCACCGCCGCCATAGTTATTAACAGCGTTAATTGTATTACTGTTTGATGTTGTGCTAGATACTAAATCATAACTTGCACTTAATCCAGCATTGATTGGAAATGATGCGTTGATTCCCCAAATAATTCTTACTGCGCCACCGCCACCATTACCACCTAAACCGCCGGAAAACCACTCACCACCGCCACCACCACCACCATATGAACCGCCGGCACCACCAGCACCTTGATTGAGGCCTATTCCACCACTACTACCGCCTGATCCACCACCGCCACCGGGTTGATTGTAGGTGCTAAAGACAGTAGTTGGGATAGATATTGCTCCGGCACCATCGACACCTCTGCCTAGTACACCAGTTCCTCCACCACCTCCGGCCCCGCCAGTTTCTGATTCAATAGTATAATATCCGTTGCCGGCACCACCGCCACCGCCGCCTGAAGAACCATTGGTGCCATTTCCATTGTTTGATGCACCGCCGTTACCACCTGAACCTTCGTAGCCGCCAGCACCACCGCCACCACCAGAACCTCTACTAACGCAGTCTCCGCCTTTTCCTCCGTTGCCACCTCCATATGAGCCGGTAGATGTAGTTACAGTATAAGTTCCACCTAAGCCTCCGTCGTACCCACCTGTTCTTATATTACCGCCACCGCCCATGCAAACGCTTCTGCTTACAAAATAACTATCACCGCCTACTGTAGGTGGATTTGAATCAGGTTGACCTGCATTTGGAGCTAGACCACGTGTCCCACCTGCACCTACAACAACCGTATAAGTGGAGCCTGAAGTTACTGGATAATTATTAAGATATGCCAGTCCACCACCGCCACCACCCCCACTGTTATAACCGTTATACGGGATGCCACCTACACCGCCACCACCACCGCCACCAATACAAACCACACATACACTTGTTACTCCTGCTGGTGCAGTCCAAATGTAAGTGCCTGGCGTAGAGTATGTTGCTTCTCCTGTACCACCTAGTTGAGTAACTATATATGTTGACGCTGTATAGGTTGTTATAGGTAGTCCACCTTGGTTAACAGGGTCTGTTACTGTTATTCTAGCTGTTGTTTCATTTACTTTAGTAGCTGTTACATTAGTTGGTGGATCAGGTTCTCTACCGGAACTTGACAGACCACCATCTATTGTTATACCACCTGTGATTCTAAAAACCATATATTATATTATTAAAAAGGCATCCACATCCAAATACCTTGGCTCATTAATAAGAAACCAAATAAGCTTACGCCGATACTAGCATAAAACATACTCATACTTACTGCTAAAATACTAGCTGATAATAAAACAATTGCTAGTTGGTAGCTTGTACCTGCAAATGTCATCCATGGACCATGCTTCTTTGCTAAGTCACGATCTGCTTCATGCTTTAGTGCTTTTGCCATTAACTCTTTTTTACCTTCGCCCTTTTCAGGCTCAGATTCATAGCGTTCGATTTTTGCTTTAAGTTTTTCTGCTTTTGCTTTATCGCCACGAACAATCGCATCATCTAAACTTTGTTCTGCTAATGTTTGTTTAATAGATTTAGCTTGATAGAAAGCCCATACATTATTTGCTGCAATAGTGTTGCTCAGTACTTTGCTACTATATCCATTAGCAAGATATGTGTTTACTGCTAGCAATAATGCTATAACAGTAATTACCCATCCTGCTTTATCCTTAATCTTTGCTTCTGCTTCACTTCTACTTAATACTTTACCTGTTACTTTGTCAATCATTTGCTTCATGGTCTTTTCCCTTTATTATAAATTGTTCTAGTTCGCATATTTTAACTAACTTAAGTCCTTCATTATCTTTCACTAGTTTAAAATAGTCCCCTGGTTTCCAACCTAACTTGTCTATTTCTAGATTTTTATCAAAACTGATTCCTGAATCATGTAAGTCCCATACATGATCCTCAAATACTACAATGTTCACCTTGGTGTCAACGACCTTGGCCACGGTACTTTTTATGTGACCTACGCTCGTCCTTATTCATAGTGCTAGTCTTAATTTTACCACCTTGCTTAGTTGCTTTAGCTAAGCTAGTATGAGTTTGAACTCCTGTTCCGGTCTTTGCTTTAGACATATGTCCTCCCTAAGTATACATATATTTAGTCGTATTTAGGATTAATAAGTCTTAAGTCTTAGCGAACACATATATTATTCCAAAATAGCATAAATACTTGTTTATAGGATCAAATTATGAAGAACCTAATATTGGGCTTACTGTTATTAGTCCCAATTCTTGCGATTACACAGGATGCCTATAGGTTTCAATTTAAAGATCAAGAGCTAGTACACAATTCAGAAGATTGGTACTACATAATTGAAGAAGAATCCTATGATTTTTATGTAGCTATAAACATATCCGAGACTGAAGATGGATTAATAAGAATTCACTCTTTAGCGCAATTCAAAAATCCACAAGATCAAGCCATTGCAGATACTCCTATTTCAAAACTTTATAGCTTTGGAGTTCTAAATTGTAAACGTAAGTTATTTCATGTACTAAACGATTTTTATGTAGATGAAAATGACCAAATAGTTCACACAGAAAATTATAGTCCAGGTGAGTTTGTTGTAGAACTTAATACACTAAACGATCTTAGGTATAAGGTTTATGAGTTTGCTTGCCACCGAGGTTTAAGTACATAGTTATTGCTTTCCAAAACTTGCTATATAATTATATAGCTATTGCTATTTGGAAACTTAAGTGCCTTTAAAACGAATTAAAAGTATTAAACAAAAGGTAGCTAGGCTCAAAGAATTAATTGAAATATTAGTTCTTGTCAGAACCATTATAATTTTAATAGCTGTACTGGGATCTGTGATATTCACAATATGGAAGTTGAAATATACTTTTGTAGACTATATCTTGTCCCCTTTTTAAGGAAGTAGTAATGAAGAATATTTTAATTATTTTAGGTCTGATGTTACCAGCTTTAAGCTACAGTCAAGGAATGCACAAACGTGGATATTCAGTACATTGCGGCGATACTGATTACGTAATAGATACTTTAGAAAATGAATTTGGTGAAGTAATGATTGCTACTGGTATAACACACGATAGTGTTAATAGTGTTACTTCAATTTGGTTTAATCAAAAGACTGGCACTTTTACTATGCTACAAACCAATAATGAAATTTCATGTGTAATTTCTACTGGTCAAAACTTAACTGTAGATACAGTAAAAGCAATTAGAGGCGAACAGATTTGAGTTACTATAAATTAATGGTAGATGAGTATATTGATTTGCAAGTTAAGTGGATGCTGTTTTGGTACTTTTTACCTGCATTGATTGTTGAGCAACATACTCAATCTAATATCTGTAAACAAGATTAATTCTTAATATCTTTTTTTGGAATGTAGTCTTTATGTGGGATAGGCGTTCTATCTTTGTAATCCTTTTGTTTGATATAATCACCGTATTTTAATTCAAGATAACTTAGAATTCTTTCGTCACTGTCATCTATACCTATGAATAGATGTTCTAACCATAGAATTTTAACACATATATGTTTTTTAATGTTAGAGTCTTTTAGAATATCCGAAAAATTATTTGATTCCCTACGAAAGGTGTAATATTTCATTTTTGCCAAACTACAAAGTTGATATAATCTTTTTCTTCTTTAAAATAAAACTGCCAAGCACCTTGATTAAACTGTTCGACAATATCTGTACTTTCTGTAAAATGCCAGTCGCTGTTACAATTACGTTTACACCAGTCTATTAATGATCCTAAATTACCATATGGTATATCTACTTTGGTATGATACCATTCTCTAATTGGATTTGACAACATTTACTCCTGATTTTTCCAAAAATTTAATACCGTCATCGCTGCGATAGTTTCCATTATAATAAACAGTACTAATGCCACTTTGAAATATAAGTTTGGCACATTCAATGCAAGGACTATGAGTGATAAACATGTAACTACCAACGCCGCTGTTAGTAGATTTGGCCAGTTTTGCAATAGCATTGCTTTCAGCATGAATTACCTCCGGTCTTGTTTTGGTTGTTGTGCTGCCATCTTCGTGTAAGAATTCATCTTCACAGTTATTGTCCCAACCAGCTGGCATGCCGTTGTAACCATAACTTATTACAGAATCATCTTTAACAATTACTGCACCTACTTGTAATCTTTTTGCGTGACTTAATTGGGCAACACGTTTAGCCCAATCCATATATAAATCTATGAACTTTTGCTTCATAAACTTATCTATCAATCCCAGAGGTTTCTAAAATATTTTCCGAAAAGTTCTAGACCTTCTTGTATTCTATCTTCATGTAACATGTGCCCTTCGTGATCGTACCAATGCTCATCTGGGTTCTTGTCTACCATTTGGTAAGTTTCTTCTAATTTGTTTGTCATTGGATTAAAAAATTTCTTATCTGTTTTAATCCAATCCCACTTAGGTGTACCGTGATGATATTGTGAATCATAGTCATCTTTGACTAATTGCTCAAAGCTCCAAATCATCTTGTCTAGTATTTCATCCCAACGCTTACAACCCTCATCAAAGGCTTCACGTTGAGTATCATTATAGAAATCAAAACATCTTTGTGAACTATAATCTTCACCGCCAACGTCAGCAAACTCAGCCGGAACACCATGCTTAGTTTCTTTTAATTGTAGCAGCATTGGATAAATGATATATGCTAAAGTGTGGTCAGTGCTATAGGTATCATGGCGGTCTATCTGCACATCAATTTTTTGATGTCCTGCTCCTTTAGGATATTTACCTATCTTAACTTTCATTTCTTTGATTTTTCTATTTTGCCACCAACGAACATCATCTCTGTTTCATCATACTTAATCAATCCATAAACGTCTTTTTTGCGGTCATTGAAAGTTCTGGCTGCTTCTTCAATAGTTTCTGCTTGGCAGATAAATTCATTAGTCAACTTATTGTAAATTAGTAGAGTACCGTTTATTTTTTCGGCCTCTAGAACCATAATTTCTTGCTTGCTATTTTCAGGTTCCTCCTCATATAATACTTCTTCTAAATTGATATCATTATCTCTGGCGATTCGTCTTATCATGCTACGAACTTTAAAGATTTGATAGGCCTGCCCCAGTATGAATCCTATGTAGACTAGAATGAAAATTGCAAGAATTTCGAACATTTGATTTCCTTTTATTTGTAAAGGTTACTCCACTTTTTAAGCTTCTCAATTTTATTTAGTGTTTTGGCTTCAATAGCTTCTGCACTAACGCCTACATTTCTATTAATCAATAAGTCTACCATAACCATTACGTCTGCTATCTCTTGTTCTAGGTGATCAAAGTTTGTTCCATTAGTACCAGGCTTCATTTGATCTGGTCCAAAGCGCATACATTTGCTTATAGACACAATAACTTCGGCACATTCTTCTTGTAGTATTTGTAGTATTTCTTTAGTATCTTCGTTCATAATTTCATTTTCGGAGCAATATATTTTTCGTGATATTTTTTCCAGTTGTTTAGATAGTGATCGTATCTAACCCATCTAGTTCTTTTTTGTCTTACATCTACTAAGAAACCCCATTCACGTTGCTGTGGTCCCATAAAAAATAATGTTGTTGCTGGTTTACCTGCATCTAGTTCTATCCAATGAAATTCTTTTGCTTTTCTATAGATAATAGAACCAGGACCACGCCACTTGGCTATTTCTGCGAACTTCTTACCATGGTTATCAAACAACGGAATATGTTCCCAGTAACCACCTTTAAGAATAATTGTCACAAAAGGCCATGGATGATCATGAAATATGGGATCATCGCTTCTTACAATTTTATGTAATGTAACATTAACCGGAAACCAACTACGATTTTTTATGAACAGATAATATCTGTGCATATAATCTGCACCAGTTCTACGGTCAGGTATTAGTCTATACCTACCTAACTTTTCCATTAATTTGTGAAATAAATTCATATCATAAAAAATAAAAGGCAGCTTTTTTGCAGAAAGCTGCCGTAAAACTGTGCCAGTGACTAGCTGAACTCTTTATAGACCAAGCGCCAATGCACGATAGCCTGCTGCAACGATTTCGCGGCTAGGAGTACCTAGACGATACTTAGTTGAAACACGACCTTTGCTGTCGGTACGCTTGTTTGCGTAGATAGCAAAGCCTTCATAACGAAGGTCGCTAACAGTTGCGGTTGGGTTTGCGATACCAAAACGCTGTTTGATTTGTGCTGCTGTTAACTGCTCACCATTACGGAAAGCTTCTAGTAGTTTTGCTTGTTTTGTTACTTTATTCAACATATGTTTTCCTTTTAAAAATAGTTCGTTGATTAACAACGTATACACATTATAGCAATTGTATGTTTGTATTACAACAATATTGGTTAACTAGTTTTATCTTTTTCACCAAAACCAGACTCAATTGGGAAAGGCCAAACTTTCATTTCATCATCAGGAACTGTCTTCCAAGACAGGTCAACAGTTTCTTTTTTAGGCGCAACATTTTCTTCTATTAGTTCACCGTTTTCATCAAGTAAATCAATTTTAACAGGACCTGTAATTGTAACACTACTATGGTCTACAGAAAAATTATGATCACCGTCATACAACCAAGCTGTGCCCCAACGACCTTCTTCATCTTCTACTGCATCATGCCAGCGTGATTCAATGTCTTGTCTTTCTTCTTCGGTAAACTCATCACTCCAGTCAAAGTAAACAGTAATTAAGTCGTCCAACTCTGCACCATAACCCACGTCAGGGTCGCAGTATATTGTTTGACTATGGTAATCGTATTCTGTTACAAGGTCATCTTCTTCCCTGTATCCTAATCCCCAACGCCAAATTTCTCTTACTGTAAAACCTCTAGTAGAACCATCTTCTAATTGTTCGTATGCATCAATAAGATATTCTACATTCTTTTTTTCAAGAGGAGTGATGCGATAGAGTTTCATATTACTCCTTATTGCCAAATAGATGCAGTAAGTTTAGGAAAATGTTAATAAAGTCTAGGTACAATGTTAATGCACCCAACACTTCAGCCTTACCATCATTCTCAACACTAATCATTTCACGAATCTTTTGCGTATCATATGCAGTTAATCCAGTAAAGATTAAAACAGCAATAGCACTAATAACCATTTGTGCTACTGAACTGCCAATAAAGATATTAACAATGCTAGCGATAATAATAGCGATTAGTCCTATAAACAAGAACTGACCAAAACTGTCTAGGCTTCGTTTAGTGAAGTAACCATACACACTCATACAGGCAAACAATATGAATGCACCAAAAAACGCACTAGCTATTGATCCCATAGTATAGACTACAAAGATAGTAGAGAAACTTAGGCCCATCAATGCAGCAAAGCCATGTAGTGCAAACGTAGCTTGCGTTTTATTCATCTTGTCTATTAGGAACGTGATAGCCAACACTGCTGCTAATGGTGCAAAGATAACTAACCACTTAAGCGGTGTGGCAAACAACATTTGCATCAAAGGTGGTGAACTTGCGGCTAAAAAGGACACTACCATAGAATTGATAATTGCCAATACCATTTGGTTATAAACACGACCCATAGCCGAATTTATTTGTTCTGCTGTTCTATACATTGTATCACTGTAAAACATGTTTCCTCCTTAAATGTCAACGTATTTTAATTTAAACTCATCGGCTTTAGCTTCATACCCATCATAGCCGCGAGGATTACAAACTACTCTTGTAGTACCAATCATATAATCAAAGTCCTCATGCGTATGTCCATGAGTCCAAAGTTTGATTTGCCTACGGTCTAAAATAAAATTATCCAAATTAGAACTATAAGCACCATTCATAACAATTTCATTTTTATAGCGCGGATGTGTGCTTGCTTTACTAGGCGCATGATGCCCAACTACTACAGTAGGCATGTTAGGATGTAAAGCCAATACTTCATCTAGTCCACGCCTAAATGCAAAATGATCCTCAACAGCATCTTCTGGCATGAACACCGTTTTTCCATCTTCGGTGATATTCTTAACACAATTAAAATCATTCATCATGAAACGAACACGGTGCAGTGTTTCAATATCTTCACCGTTCATATCTGTCCATAGTGTTCCACCGTAGAACAATACGCCATTAATGATTCTCCATTCCTTATCTAAGAAATGTACATTGTGTAGATCGCCGAAAGTGCCGCGAATGATGTTAGCACTTTTAACAAAGTCACCATGGTAGTGTTCGTGATTGCCCATAATGAGAACCACGTGTTTAAACCTTTCAGCACACCGTGTTACAAAATCAACATAACGTTTTGCTCTTGCACGAACGGAACTAGTAGCTGCAACAATTTGTGCATTCTCATCATGAACAAAATCGGTCAATTCTGTAGCAATAAAGATGTCACCACCGAGGATCAGTACGTCTGCATTTTCTTCATTATGCAGATCCAGATCACCGAACTCAAGGTGTACATCACTTGTGATTGCTATTTTCATACGCAGTAACCGCCTTTAAATTTGTAAACATTGCTATCCCACCTTAGTTGTTCATATATTTCATTGTCAACACATTTGTATGGGTCTTTATAATTTAGAACAACATAATAACCTGCACCACCTATTGCAGCAATAAGTATAAGCCATGGTAACATCTTCCCAAATACACCCAAAGCTTGGAATACTTGCAATACTAGTGGTAGTATTTTTTGTAAATTTTCTAATAAATTTTTCACTTAATTATATTTTAACACAAAATGTGTTATCTCCTCAGCAGTTTGGAACTCCGCGTATTCCCAGCCCGTCGTCAACCCAACATAGCCATGAAGTTGTACGTTATGTTCCTTCAACCACCATTCTACGCATAATGGTTCAACCTCTCTGTGATTCAGGATCCTACCTTCTGGGTTGTACTTCTCCCAAAGTAATCTATGTGCATTGTTGAATGCTGGTTGTATGTTATTTATTTTTACCTTTACAGCCATCTTAATGTAAACTCTACCATTTTCTTTTGGTCAACAAATTCCCATACTACATCATATTCCATTGCTGGATACCATCCCATCCTATCACGCCAACCACATCTATTTACTTTCTTACCATATCTATCAGCTAACCAATTCCACATTTGATCATAATCAGTATAGTCTGTGTAGGTCATTTTGACCCGATACTTCCAAAGCCTTTTGTCCTTACGTCTTTGTTTACTATTCATTACCGCTTAACTCTGAAACATGTTTACATGCTTTACGAAATTGAAAGCCAGGGCAAGTGCAGTCCCAGCCCTTACTATTTTTTGTAACAATGTATTTGTTACCTTTACTGCCTGATACTTCGTATACTTTTACATCCGTGTCAACATTTTTCATTGAACCTGTTAACAGTTCAATGTCACGAACCATGTCCATAGTGATAACACGGACTTTCATAAATTCATCGCCAGTCATACAAAACTGACGATCATTCAACCATTTGAAATTAGGAACGACAACACCCTCAAACACCTGTGTATCAGGCTGAGGGGGAATCATGCGAGGGCCCATGTCATAACGAACATAGACCCTCACTTTGCTTTCTTTAGTTGGAACTTGTATCATATATTACTCTGAATAAATTCTTGTATCTCATTGTGGATCAGTTGACATGCCTTGAAGCCTTCTTCGTATCCAGTCATCTTACCCCACATATAGCCTAGCCAAAATATAAAACTTATAAAAAGTGAAACTATTAATATTGTAATAAAAGCTTCCATTACATTACATCCAATTGAATTTGCAGACCTTCCCAAGTACCAGCGTGACCTGTACAAGTACTTTCAATACCATCGCCTGAACGATAAAACTCAAGTGCATCAAGTGCCTTTTGAGTAGCAGCATTAAATGTAGTAAACTGACCTACACCCTCACGGATTTGTTTAGCAGTAGCATAGAAACATGCCTGACCATTGATGATGCGAAACTTTTGAGTTTGCTTAAAACGCTTAATCATATTATTCTCCGTAACCAAAAATTGCTTCGTAAACATATTCACGAACCGCAGTATCAGTAGCCTCTTCAAAGCCTTCCAATTCTGACAATTCGCCCAACATCTTATTCACTATAGGAAACGACAGATTGTTCTGTTTAGCAACCTTTACGATAGAATGAACAACAAGATTACCTGCATCAGTAAACATACCGTAGTAGGGTTTTTCGTAGATAAGTGCTTCGTTCATTTGTTGCTCCTTGTTATTGACTATACCGATATTATATGCCCAAATGGATTCATTGTCAACCATTTTTATGTTAACAATTTGATAAGTAAACCTATTGTATAAATTGCAAGAAGTGTTGCATTAATGACAATTAATGACCACTCACGCCATGCAATTGCGACAATCAACCAGAGAAATGCACCTACATTAAGCAGAGCAGGTCCCAGTGGATATAGATTGATGCTTGTGCAGACAGCCCCAACAATTGTTACAAAAGTTGCAAGCCACTTAAGATAGAATATAGTTTTTTCAGTCATGCCCATATTCTATCAAATTTTGGATTATTTGTCAACCGAACCTATTATCAAATCTGCAACACCTAGGTCTACTACTTCTTTGGCAGTTAGATAAACATCACTTGCAGTAAGTAATTTGTTTTTGATTTTTGTTGCACTTAGATCAGTGGCATCTTGTAGTATCTTAACCATTTTTGCATTACACAAATCACTTTCTTTCATTGTTGCCTTAAGGTCATGATACTTTGATTCCATGTTTTCTGTGAATTGATGACACATGAAACTTGTGTTAGGTGCTGCATATCTTTCACCTTTAGTACCACTAGCAAAGATTAAAAATGCAGCACTCATTACAGCACCCATGCCAATCACACGAATTGGGTGAGTGCTGGTTTTCATTATATCTATTAAAGCAAAGGCTTCGTATAAATCACCGCCTGTACTATTAATGTACAATGTTAAGATTCTACCTTGTTTGGTATCTAAGTTTTCGTAAGTTATCCATTTGATACACTCACCAATCGTTTCATTGTTGATTTCTCCGGTTAGAAAGTGTATGTGGTTTTGTAGAAGTTTTACCTGAATTCTTTCATCAGCATTAAAATCTTCTAGTTTCCTAGTAATGGATAACTTATCGTTTATCATCGTTTATCTATAACTTTGTCAGCTAAACCATATGCTACGGATTGAATCGCACTCATATAGTTGTCTCGTTCCATATCTTCTGCAAGCTGTTCGTATGCTTTACCCACACTGTTATGCTTGACATAGATATTAGTAAGATTTCGTTTCATTTCAAGTATTTCATTTACTTGAATTAGCATATCAGTTGCCTGACCTCTGGCGCCACCTGAAGGCTGATGAATCATATGTCTTGCGTTTGGTAAAATCATACGCTTACCTTGCGCACCTGCTTGTGCTAGCAAACTTCCCATGCTACATGCTTGACCCATTACGATTGTAGATACATCAGGCTTAACAAATTGCATTGCATCATAGATAGCCATACCAGCAGTTACGCTTCCACCTGGGCTGTTGATATACAATGAAATATCTTTGGTTTCGTCTTCGCTTTCTAAAAACAATAGTTGTGCTACAACAAGATTAGCCATGTGGTCATGAACTTCACCTTCCAATAAGATAACACGGTCACGTAGCAAACGTGAATAAATGTCATAACTGCGTTCACCTTTGCTGGTGTGTTCAATAACGATTGGTACGAGTGCCATAATGATCCCTATAAAATAAAGATCATTATACTACACACGTATTGAAATGCAAGAGTTTTGGTGACCGTTTATCTTAACTTTGGTCGTTTTGATCTGCCGATATCGGCTTTTGGTTGAATGTTTGATTGCTTAATAACTTTTGGTTCAGTTATATCTGGTGCTACCGTAGCCAATTCGGGAGGCGTTTCTTCTTTACCGGTTTCGATTTCTGTATCATCAAGCATACTAGCCTTAGCACCATTTCGTAAAATCTTGAATGTAAAGTTACCTTTAATTTCAGTACTGCTATAATTTTTACCTGCACTTAATACAACACCTGTAACTGCTTTACTTGGGTATACAGTGTTAAACGCCCCAAGTATCCATTTGTTACCTGATTGTGTTGCATTGGTATATACTTGTACTAATGCACCATTGTTTAATATTTCACTAGCTGCTTGGCTAAAATTAGTTTCTTCATTTACTTTTTCTGCTACCTTGTGTGCAACTGCTGCAATTAAATGATAATAAAGTGCAACTGCTTCTGGTCTTTTTGTTTTTCTTTCTGATGCTAATTTGATTAGATTTTTTGAAACTCTTGCCCCATGCATGGTTACATCTTTTATTGATTTTAAAGGAATTGGTTTGAACCCTTTTAAAGATTTTATTAATTCTGCATCCGTTTCATCTATTATACCATAACGAATACCTAAGATTAATGGAGCTCCCGCTTGTCCGGCTTGTCTCATTTCTCTAATGAGTTCAATTACATCATTATACTTTCTAAGTAATTTAGGATCCTGTACATTACTAACTTCATCTTCTAAATTCTTAACACTAGCCTCAGCACCCTTTTCGCCTTTGCTACTTATTTTAACATATCTACCATCTGGTAATTCAAGTACACTATCACTTAATCCTGCATTCTTACTATCATCAAAGTTTATAGAAGTGTTTGCAAAGCTTGGTTCACCAAAAAATTTCTGTGCTGCATCACTTGCATTACCTTCGTAATTTCCGTTTTGTAATGCTATTGGTTGCAGTATTTCACAAAAATAATCTCTGAAACCTGTAAAACTTAATTGTTCGGATGCTTCTACTTCAATAGGGAAAGGTGCTCCAGTGGCAACTTGGTGTGCAATGTAATATAATGGGCTGTCTGTTCCTAAAGTTTCACTGAGTTGTAACATAATGTCACGTGCAGTTAGGTTTAATTTGTTAGTCAACAAATCTTGTGGAGTCATTTTAGCTTGTGTCTTTGCTGCTGCGGCTCCTGCATACTTATAATCACCGATTACATTTTTAATCTTATTGTCTTTTGGATTTGGTTTTACTTCTTGTAAAAAGAAACCAAAATGAACAGGTCCTGCTTCGGAATCAAAACTTGCGATAGCAAACCCTCCTGCTCTTGCTGCGGCATTTTGCCATTCTATATTTCCAAGTTGATTCGTAACTGACGCTAGTACATCACGTAGTTGTGTGGTATCTAACTTTCCTCCCTCTTCAGGAAAGAATGCTATATTTGAAAAAGTTATGGTTTGGCCAGCAGAATTTTTAAAAATGTCGCCTGGCTTTCTATTCGATAGTCCAGTGCTTTCTGCTATAAATTGTAGTTTGTCTAATAAGTCACGCATAATCAGTATTTAGCGAAAAATTACAGCGTTGGACAAATTAATAAATATATACACATTGAAGGAGAAACAGTATGGAAATTATTATCGCAGTAGTAGCAGCAGGCATAGTAGCTTACGTTGCATACAAGCATTTAAACAAAGAGAAAGCTGACGGGAGTCACCCACTAGATTCAGTTACAGGTGGAAAACCAGAAGCATGGCCATTCCCAACAAGTCGCCCAAAAGAGGGTGATGCTGATAAAGCACCTTATAAGATAGAGCCTCCAGTTAAGGAAGAACTATCTGTAATGCCAATATTAACTGAAGCATTAGATGTTAACAAAGATGGTAAAGTTGACTTAGCTGATGCTAAAGAAGCAGTTAAGAAAACCAAAGAGAAAGCCAAAAAAGCAACAGCTAAAGTAAAAGAAAAGGCTGATGTTAACAAAGATGGTAAGGTTGACTTAAAAGACGTTAAAGAAGCAGTTAAAAAAGCGGCACCTAAAAAGAAGAAAAAATAATTAAGAGGGCTTAGTCCCTCTTATTCATAATGAGTTTAAGTTTCGATTTAATTAGTGACCTTAATCTATCAGCGGATGATAAATTCAACTGGGAGGGTAAGGTCACCAGTTTATTCTGTTTAATAGCAGGTAATTTATCTTCAGACCTTAAAGTAGTGCAAAAAGCACTCGCACATTTATCTACATTGTATCATGGTGTATTCTATATTGAAGGTATGCTTGAACATGAAACGGTATCTTTCAAAGATGATAGAATAGCCAAACTACAAAAGATATGTGGAAGTATAAACAACGTCATTTACTTACACAATAATGTGATTGTAGTAAATGGTGTAGCTGTAATAGGTGCTAATACATGGTTCGCTAAACCCGAAAATGAGGTACCTGTATTTGATAGATTAAGATTAAGTTCTCATAGAAATGAGGATTTAGTATATCTTACCACTACAATCAAAAAAATGCAATTGCATTTGGATGTGAAAAACATAGTCATATTAAGTGCAAGCCCACCAAACAAAGAACTTTTCTTTAAAGATGACAGTCATATAACTGATAGTATGAGTCCAGATATATGCTTAGATTTTGACACAGAAAGTAAAGTAAAACATTGGGTGTTTGGTGGTACAGACAAAAAAATTGACACCGAATTAAATGGTGTCAATTATATTTCTAATCCTTGTGACAATGAGCCTATATACTGGGCTAAGATTGTAAAGGTTTAAGCCTCCTGTTCAATCTTAACTTGTAATGGGAAACCTTGTGATCTTGCTTCTACTGTAACTTCTATACCCTTTTGTTCTGCTATTTCGTAGGGTAGTACAGCAACGACTGCGGAGCCGTCTTCATGGATGTTTTTAGTGATATTAGTAGCAGTATCAGCATTATAGTTAAAATGCTCTATTAGGCTGTCCACTACGAATTCCATTGAAGTGAAATCATCATTTAGATAGATGATCTTGTACAATGGTGGTTCTACAATCTTTAAATTAGGTTTAATTGTAATATTTGTTTCTGGATTTGACATAGTTTCCTCAACTTAAAGTGAGGAGAAAAGCCCCCTCACTTTTATTTATTATATTACTTAAGGTATGAAATAGCAATAGATTTGGGCTTGTCTGATTCGGGAACCAAACGGAACAAATCAATGATTAACATACCGTCACGAACCAAAGCACCCGTAACTTCAATATGCTCTGCTAGTGGGAAAGTACGTTCAAAATTACGTTGACTGATACCTCTATGTAGATACTCAAAGTTATCAGGTATACTGTCTTTCTTAGAACCTTTAATGGTCAATACATTTTTTTCTACTGATACATCAATTTCCCCTTCTTTAAATCCAGCAACAGCCAATTCAATAGCAAAACTATTTTCATCGGTTTTAACTAAATTGTATGGGGGATAGTTTGAAGCATTTGCTGATGCTAGACGGGCTAGATCATAAAGCATAGAATCGAATCCGATTCCAAATCTGTGAATACTTGGAATATCCAAGGTACGAATAGATATTTGATTAGTCATGTTTAGTCTCCTTATAATAAGCGAATGACATAGTTGTAGACCCGAATTCGGCATCTACAACTGTATTTATTATAACTTAATTCGTAAAAAAGTAAATTATTTTGGTTAGTACAACTTCGGTGGGAGTTTCTGATCACGCAGGTATTTCTTCCACCTGCGTTTAGCTAGGCTCTTTGCGAGTTTACGTTTAATTGTGGGCTTAACGTATTCTTGTCTTTCCCTTACTTCCTGAAGTTTACCCGATTCGGCAACCTTCTTTTTGAACTTTCTAAGGGCTTTCTCTACGTTCCCATCAAACACTATAACTTTATTTGACATTGACTTTTGGTTCTATAACTTGTTCTTTATTTATACTTATTGTTTTAATTTTACTATCCGTATAAAGCTTTATGTTATACATATGGGGCATGAGAACACGTTCTATCTCAGTATGCAGACCCCTAGCCCCTGTCTTAAGTTTAAGGGTGTTCTCTACCATTTCTTCTAGTGCATCGTCCGTAAAATTAAGTTCTACCCCATCCAGCTTAAACAAATACTTATATTGGTCAATGTAGTTATTTTTAACCTTAGTTAATATCTCTATTAATTGTTCTTTATCTAATTCAGCAATACTTACGCTCGTTGTAAATCTACCCACAAATTCAGGAATCATTCCAAATTTGGTTAGATCATCAGGGGTTAGGTTTTTAAGCTCCCCTTCAACTTTTGCATCTTTAATACTAGCACCGAATCCTATACTAGTACCATGCTCACGGTTGGAGATAATATCTTTTAACCCAACGAAGGCACCGCCCGCAATGAATAAGATATTTTTAGTATCAACTTCGTTGATATCCGCGTTAGGATGCTTCCTACTACCCGATGCGGACACTCGACATTTTGTGCCCTCTACTAGCTTAAGTAGTGCTTGCTGTACACCTTCGCCTGATACATCTCGGGTAATGCTTGTGCTTTCACTCTTACGGGCAATTTTATCTATTTCATCAATGAAGATAATACCACGCTCCGCTAATTTAACGTCACCGTTCGCTGCGTTTACTAACATAGTAATCATGCTTTCAACATCATCACCTACGTAGCCTGCTTCGGTTAGGCTAGTGGCATCTGCAACAACAAATGGAACATTAAGATATTTGGCAACTGTCTTGGCTAATAATGTTTTACCAGATCCAGTTGGACCCACTATTAATACATTACCTTTTGTGATTTCCAAATCTTTGGGAGGGTTATTGATTCGTTTATAGTGATTACCGATCGCTACACTTAAAACGATTTTGGCCTGTTCCTGACCAATCACATGTTCATCAAGATATGCCTTGATTTTTTGTGGATCATGGTCAGTAACAGGCTCTTCTTTTTCGATCTTAACATCGTCAATTATAAGGTCAACACATAGTTCAACGCAATCGCTGCATATCGCTACATTGTCCCCTACAATTAATTTTTCTACTTGCTCTTTACTAGTTCCGCAAAAACTGCAATGGTTAAGTTTAATTTCCTCAGTCATTTAGTATATATCTTGTTTAATAACCTCAATAATTGTTTTTACACTCATGAGGGCTTACCACTGAAACTTTAATTTGGTCAACATTTGACAATGTACTTTTAATAGATTCTGTAACAGGAATTTGCAATGTTACGTTTTCTTTCCAAGACCCACCGTCGATACCATAGCTTTTACCACGCTTGTAAACTGGTAAGCTTTGGAAATCAGTGCAGTAAGTTAAAATTGGGTTACCATTAAAATCTGCAAAATCAGTTTTAACCTTAACAGAATTTAGTGGTTCATGCAAGCCACTGATACCCGTTAGCTTAGCCCATACACCATGCGGTCTTACTGCATCATTGAAATAATAAGTGGATCTTGAACCTATAATTTCATTCTGCTTTGCATAGCTAATACTAAAGCTTGGTGTGTCATCGCAAAGAAAATTACATTCCTTATCCTGTACTTGTTTCAAAGCCCCAGATAGCGCAGATAAAAATTTGCTATTAAAAGATATAGTATAAGGAATAAAGATAGCCATCTGCCTACTGTCATTTGATCGTACCTCAAAGTTGCCTTGCTTTACGTTAAATGCTTTGTGTGGGAAATCACGCAAAACACTATTCACAAAAGTATCACCTTGTTCACGTTCATTGATATAGGTCGATATTCTTGCACCTGCAGTCTCACCTTCTATCCTTTTATTATCTTTGCTTTTGTGCATAACATAATCGTTAAGGATACTAGGCTTAACCCAAACATTCATAGTAACAGAAACTTTTCCGTTACGTTCTTCCATTACTTCGACAATTTTGAATTTGTCAACATAACCTGCACTATGTTTAAGTACAGAATTTTTGGCTACTTCACTACGATTCTGTACTTCAACCTCACTTACAATAGCCGCACCTAGTGCGTATTCCACTGCCTTTTTGAAACCATTGTTTTTAGCTTCTTCCTCAGTTTTACCAACCCCAGTAACTTCGATGGGACCATAGACATTGGCAGAATAAACTGCACCTGCCAATGTCATCAACAGTAACGCAAGTATGCGTTTCATTAGTTACCTTTCATCATAGCATTACGAACCTGTGTTGCAGTATCCATGTCCTGAAAAGACCATTGATAGTATGCAACATACGTTTTGCCATCATCCTTAACCTTATCGCCTATTTTACGAACACCTACTAGACGACCTGAGGCTGTGATTGTTTGAATAGCATTTACCGTTGTTTCATCAACGATACGTGCATTACGTTTGGCAGTGTTAAGGCGTTGTGATGTTTCACCAGAATCGTTTTTCAATTCGGCTTCTAGTTCCTTACTGTCAGTATCAACAGCACCTTCGTTGCTTGAAAACTTGTTGCTAGTTAGGTCGCTAGCCTGATCCAAAGCCTTGCTAATAATTTTAATGCGACGGTCGCTTGATACATTTTTGCCATGCACAAACTTGACAAGTTTATCCATAGCATCGGCTTCTGCTAGAATGTCATGATTGCGCTTCCAAGCAGGAGCAACACCTACAACTTCGATTCGTTCGAGTTTGCCTGACATAGTGTAATGTAGTTTAACACCTTCGTCGGTAAAGGTAGTAGTGATTTTTGTTTCTTTGATTGGTGTGACTGCATCAGCAGCAGGCGTGATACCTTTGTTACTACCGAATGTACCACAGCCAGCCAATACGCCTGCAATAAGTACGACCAAAATACGTTTGTTCATTTGAATACCTCAAAAAGTAGTTGATGAAATGATACTATACTACACTATGGATTTATTGTCAAGCCTTTGGATTTCTTATAAAATTAGCAACACAATCCTGCTCTGCTACAGTGAGTATTTCAGGATCAACTTCACCTGTGCTAATCTTATCAACTAGATAACTTAGATATTTGTTGTTATTTAAATAACTATCGCTATGCTCTTTGTTTATTTCTATCCATTTGCTGCTATTGAATTTGAATACGCGGTTTGGTAAAACATCTGTTCTTATAAACAAATCTCCCATAACTGCATATTCAGGGAAGGTACTACCGAAGCCATTATTTGATTCATTGTCTGCTTCAAGCCCACCGAAAAATTCAGGATGTAGGCTACGTAGTACACGTTCGTGCATACGCTTACCTTCAAATTCAACATACTCACTATCTTGAACTCTTACGAAAGGTTGTTTTGTACTTGTTGCTGCTTCTTTTAATAAATTGTCGAAATGTAAAACGTTTTCAGTACCACCAACTTGTACATCATCTGTGGTTGTAATTACATTATTGCTTGCTAAAATTTCTTGAATTTCTTCTTCAATTGGTTTTTCTTCTACTGCTACCTGTACAGGTTCTTGTACCGGTTCTTCAATGACTTCTTCGGCTACCTCTTCAGGTATATCAATAACCGGTTCTTCGGTTTCAATCTTAGCAATTTCTTCATTAGCCTTTTTCGCATTAGGATCATATGAATTTAATGCCTCAATTTCTTCTTCAGTCCATGGTCGTATCTGTACACCGGCTGGCTCCGCATTGATATTCATTGCAGCAACATCGTCTGCAACAGCATCCATCTTTGCTTTTTCTTTATCCTCACGTGCCCATTCCATTTGCTTATTACCTGCTAGAATCAAGCATAGTGCTAACGGATCGAAAACAATAACAATAAGTATAATAACCCAACGTACAGCACGCTCCAAAATATTTTGATCGGGATTGTCGCCGTATAATAAAGCAGCAATATATTTGATAGGTCCAACTTCAGCCTCCACTTTTCTAAATTCCGCTGCAAGTGGTGCACGTTCCTCTTGTAACTTTTGAATTATTTTTTGTGATTTTGTAATTTCTGCTTGTAATGCAGCACGTTCTTTCGCTTGGTTTTTGCGAATACTTACTGCACGTTCAGCACCACGCTCTGTGTCACTACGCCCGAGCATTTGATCAACTTGTTGATTCATTTGTTCAAGTGCTTTTTTAGATTGTGCAATGTTATCTTTTTCTGTAGCAATTTTCTCATCAAAAATTGCAACCTTACTCATTGCATCTCCGCTGACTAAGCTTTGGTCACTATGTGCTTTTGATAGAAAGCCAAAGATACCCATACTAGTCAAAAGCATTAAGAATACAATAGCAGGTAGTAGATATGATTTATATGCCCAATTAATTCTCTTCCAGTTATTGTGCAGCCATACTGTAGCGACTACTTTTCCTAACTCTAGTGTACCTCCCATAATAATAACAGGGAGTACAGCCGCAGCAAAAATAGCAGTAAGTCCTGCTATTGAGTAATAAGCTGCTACAGCACTAAGCATTATAGCGGTAAAAAGAATTATATAAGCAAATATCATAGTTTATTATTTATCACCAAGAACCATCATCAATATACACCCTTGTCGAGAGAAATATCCAACTGAATATAAATTGATAAACATTTTCATCAGGCCACTCATTTAGTTTACCAATAAAATGATATGGAATCCATCGCCATTGCAATGGATTTAATTGAATCGAAATTTTTACTGAACTATATTTCAGTGTGTTAAAAATTTTTAGGAACATTTCTCAATCCGAACAAATGACCGTATGAATTCAAAAATTCTAATTCTGGCATCATCAATTTTTTAGGTATATGTATTCCATCATTAGTCTGATATACTACCCAAATTACGCCTGCGTCACGGTGCTTGACTTCTAAAATCGTTAAGGTTATACCATCCTCAAATACATGAGATTTACCTACTAGGTCACTCAGCATGAAATACCGATGCCTCAAAGGATTTTATATCGTAGTCACCAGCCTGGTTCTCTATAGTTTCACCGTCGTATGCTATACCGACAACGATTTCTCCGTAATCAGTTTCACGGATAGAAAATACCATTTTTAATGGGTCAAATTTTTCAGCATCAAACTCACCATCAAAGTATAACCCTTTACCACCTTGACACCACTGTATATAATGACCAGGCTCTAAACAATTAGAATAGTAATCTTGTTCACCACCTTCTAGTAAACCAACTTCATACTTTGGATCGTATTCATTTACAAAGCCTGAAACATCTCCCATGAATAAAATATTACCCTCACTATCTTTAATGGTCATTTCATTATAGTCATGGTCAGGACCAAACCCAAAGAATACATCTTCATACTCATTATAGTATTCATAGGGCAATCGTGCCTCATCAGGAGTTTCGTTTTCCTCGTAATCAAAATTGTTATTTAAAACATCATTTAGGTCTTGAGTATCACGGTCGTTCCAATATTCATATTGTTCTTTGGTAATCTTACCAATACCAACGTCAATACCGCGACTCCAAATTTCAATTTTATAATTCATATAAATCTCCTAGAACTTTTATTCTAGCACAATTGTTTTGTATACCATAATGAATTGGCAAACACCAGTTACAAAAGTGAGTAAGGTCATTATATATTGGGTAGATTGAATTCTAACTCCATCGTAATAATCCGTACAGATAGAACCAAACCACATGCCACTAAGAGTTAAACAAAGTGTTCCTAAAATAAAATAAGTGTAAATCATTTATCATCCCTAAAACGAATAAAGCGAGGAAACCGTAAACTATAACTTCCATCTTGGTTTTGAGTAACAGCATCGCAAAGTACTTCGGCTGTACGACCAATAATTGAGGATTGGTTTTCCCAATAACTGTCACGATCCTCATCACTGAAACCACTACCCACATTAACAGTAATATACTTACCATCATCTTCACCCTCACACACAAGTGCACCTAGTCTATCACTATTGCGACCAGTGCCTTGTTCAATAGCAACTACAGTAAGGTCAACTGTAATAGTTGGCTTCCACTTCATCCAATCTGTGCTACGTTTGCATACATAAAAGGCATGAATATCTTTAATCATAATTCCTTCGTAACCAAGATTCACCATGTCTTTGGCATAACGATTAAGTTTATCATGACCTTCATTTGTGTCAAGGTCAACATTAATATGTTCAAGCAATTCAACATTGGGCATACGGTTAATAAAAGGACGCATTTTTTCCAAGTATTTGATTCGCTTACTCAATGGTTCTTTATAAATACCTTCACCGAACGCTCGCCTAGGTAAAATATCAAAGATATGAAATACACTATCTTCAGCCTGCACATTTTCTTTACGGCGTGCTTGACGCATAAGTTCTTGGAAGCTATTACCAACTACTTCACCGTCAAGTATAAAACCATTTTGAAAATCTATATGTATAGAATAGAAAAGGCTTATGTTATCTTTAATCTGTTGTTCAATGTGACCAAAGTTATCAAAGACTTTACCATTACGGCTATAACTTGTGACATATACATTGTCAACATCTTGCATTTGTACCATCATAATAACACGAACACCATCAAGTTTGGGCTCAAGGCGTTTGATGCCTGCCATTTCAGGACGACCTTCTGAATTGGTAGCTAACTGACAACCAAAGATTGGAATTTCGTAGTCTGTTTTCTTACAAATTTTATTTATTGTTTTGTCACTAATACCTGCTCGTAGATCACGGCGCAATACAGGCGCAAGAAATGTATTCCATTCTTCGCTATCGAATCGTTCGCTTAGTTCGGCAATAGCATCACGTGCCGCATGACCAGTTAATCCACGTTGGCCGAGTTCATGCAACAATTCATTGAATTCTTCCCATGGGTTTTCTGCATTGATAATACCTGCTGTATCGGGTACCTGCTTAACACCAAAGGTATGATAAGGATTATAACATAATTTTGTGAGTGTTAAAAAATTAATAGCATTGGTGCTGCCTAGTGTAGCAGCTTCCAATGCTTGACGGATAACATCTTCTTTGTGTAGGCGACTGTCGCTCTCGTTTAATTTTTTAATCCATGAAGCCGACATGTTTATCCTTTACCAACTAGAATTATAGAAAACTTTTTGACCTAAGAACAGGCGTGATTTTGCTTCGTATACAAATTCAAGGTCTTGATTTTTGTAGTAATCATCACTAGGATTACCAAAAAAGAATCCAGTAGTAGCTGGAAGATTGTTGTTTTTAATATCCTCTTCCAATCTTACAATATCATCAAAGGTCAGTTCAAGTTCAATACCGTTAAACATACCTTCGTTGACATGATCCTCAACACCTGGCTTACCTTTTTCAATCCAAAGACTTTCCATCCAACCCTGCAGATTAGGATGCTTACGCCAGTATGCTAGTTCGGTTGAAGAATCATTTGTACTGTTTACTTTGTTTGCCACGTATGCGTATTGATCAAGACCCATTATTGTGCCGCCTTCTCTGCTTGTTGTTTAGTTACATCCACAGCCTTGTCAAGTACCTTAGCAACACCTGCAAAGCCAATCGTTGAAACGATAATACCAAAAATAGTTCCTAGTACAAAGTTTTTCATACAAAACCACCTTGTTGATTGTAAAGTGAACTGTCAAAAAGGGCAGTGTTTAGTTGCGCCTCAAGTGCATCAGCCCTTGTAGTATAATCTTTAACCAATAATTCTGCAAGCTTTTGCATATCCGAATTATTTAGGAATGCAATTTCATTGGCCAATTCTTCTAGTTTATTCATTATACAGCCTCCAACAGATTAGCGGGCACTCGCCAGTTAGTAAGACCTGCAGCAACAATAACATTTTTAGTTTTGATTGATGTAACCTTACCAACAACATACTGACCAGTACGGCTGTTTACAAATTTAACATCGCTACCAATACCTAGGCTGCGTTTGTTTTCCTTCAATATTTGATTGCGCCTAAACTTAATTGATTGTATAATACCATTCAATTGGTCGTTAGACAAATTACCAAACATAATTTCTTGATTAATTTGTTGAATAGTAACCATTATACCATTTCTCCTTTATACATATCCCAAAGACGTTTACCGTTTACATCTTCAATAGATTCCAACTCAGGTTCTTCGTAATCAATATCACCTGTTAGTGGATCGATATCACACATTTTATCGTATGCCTCATCCTCTGTATCAGCAACCACCTCAATTGTGATATATGCAATTTGCCTAAATGTGTAAGTATTTGACATTATTTGTCCTCCATTGCATAAGTGAACATAACCCATTTTGCACGATTGATTGCTTGACGGGCTTCGTTAGCACGACCATCAGTAACCTCACCGTATTCGGTGCAAATCATTTCTTGTGCATCAGACAACATACCTGCTGCGATCATCAGAGGACCTGACAATTTGAAAGTAATGCTATCCTCAATAGATTCACGCAACTGCTGTTCAGTGCAACCGTACATAGAAACTTGACGAATTTCCTGAGTAGTCAAACCTTGAAATGCTGTAGTCATTTGTCGCTCCTTGTTATTCACTATACCGATATTATATCGCCAAATGGATTTATTGTCAACCAAAATTAATATTCGGCAACAATATTTCCTGTTGCATCTATGTTAACAAATAGTTTCCCAATTGACAACAATCCACTGTAGGTGTCTTTGTAAGTAAATTGATAACAAAAATCACCGCCTGTTGTAATACCTACAAATTTACTTTGTAGTAACTTTTCACACATTGCGTATCCCGCAGTGGTCAACGCACCTTGAAGTTGGTCTTTATCAAGATTTGATAGTTTGTTAACTTTTTCTGCTGTTATCATTATACTAACTCCTCATCAAAAGTGTAGCTAAGTTGATAACCTTTGGCTTCGTACTCGTCACCAATTTTAATTAGCATTTCAGTAATTTCTGCAATAGTAGCAGTAGGATGCATATCTTGCAATACAGCGGAAGAAGTGATCATGAAGTCACCGTTTGGCTTGCTAGCATTGAGATTGATAAACATATTAGCTCCTGTTGATTGACTATACCGTAAGTATAGACCCAAATGGATTTATTGTCAACCAAAATAAAAGCCCCTTTCGGGGCTTTGTTATCTTTTTAACAAGTACCAAGTTGATCCGTTTGGTGGTAGTATGACCTCTGCTTTTGCTTCCCACTCAGCAAAATTTCTTACTGCCGTTACTACTTTGGGCATCCAACCTGCAAATGTATGCCCTGATAATAAACCACCAACAGGCAATAGACTCCATGCGTAAGAAAATTGCTCACGCATTCTATTTTCGGCATTCTCATCAAATACATTATCAGTATCCCAATGTACCCAACCTATATTTCTTGTATATTCAGTTGGCAAATCTTCAGGAAATTGTCCTTTGATTTTAACTACGTTCGGAAACACATCTAATATTTCTTTTTGAAAGATACCTTCTATGTCGCTACTATCATAACCTGGGCCTTCGTAGTTTTGACCTTCCCATACGATGCCAGATTCTGTAATAGGCCATGGATCGATAGAGTAGATGGTACTAGATTTACAAATATCTGCTATGATTTGTGTTGTTCTACCTGCAAAAGGACCGACTTCAATAATGTCATGACCTTTAGGACATAACCCACAAAATTTTTCTATAGCGGCTACTTCGTTGTCTAGTAACCAACCTACAATATCTTTTCTGTACATTATTTTTTATTTGTGTTTGATGCTTGATTTACAAACGCATACATTTTTTCTGCTGTTTCAAGAATTTGTTCAAGACCAGGAAATGTAGGCATTTCCACTTTGTTAACAATTTGGCCTGTCTTTTCATCACGCTTTGCTGTGATTTCCCATCCTGAATATTTCATCTGAAAATCTTGCAATGCTAGGTCTTTAGCCATTGCTAAAATATCTGTGCGAATTTCATAACCGTTCTTGTTGAATTTTACTTCTGGTAGTTTTGGTGTTAAATCGTTCATATCTGTCTCCGTGTAAGTTAGTGTTCGAGAGCTTGATTTACAAGCTTTCGGTTGTATTCTAGCGCATATCTTTCAACATCCGCTAGTGTTTTGGGATTTTTATTAATAATATATTTCTCCAACTCAGACCCATACTGGTTAGAGAATAGATCACTAACTAGTGATCTAACCCAATTAACGCAAGGCACAATTACTCGCCTTTTGTTTTATTTTTTTGTAAAACTTTGTCGGATAAATTTTCAGTAATTACTTTAGCAATATCCATTGTATTGTTTACTAAAACTTTAGCAAAAGAAGTTTGTGCATCAATATATGCATGGGCTGCTTTGTTTAAAGTTTTATCTGTAATTACTTTATCGGTTACTAATTTCTTAGTATTTTGAAAGCTGTCAATATAGAATTCCGGTGAATAGAAACTCTTAAATGCGCTTGGGTCGAACATATTGAAACTAAACATATTTTTCTCCTATCTGTAAGTGTGATTGAGGTTTTTACAGAACCTCTTAACTGTTTTTAATTATCGTCCAGTTGTTATTGACCCAATCTAGTGTGTGACCATCTTCAACTACTGGGGGTTCAGGAACTAAAGTGTATCCTGCCCTCATAATTTCATAATCAGTCATACAACAGCAACATGTTTGTGTGCCGTCATCTAACATGATGTAATTAGGTAACTTATCTGGATAATTGCCTTTAAAACTGTATAGCATCAACTATTTATCAGTGTTATTTCTTTTTAGACTTTTTCTCTGATTTTTTAGCTGGTTTCTCCGCTGCTTTGCTATGATCCTTCTTTTTAGCAAGCATTAGATTGCCCTTCTTAACTGGTGTTGCTGGTGCATCTGCTGCAAATGCCGGTGGTATTGTTAGTGCTGAAACTAATGCTAATATTACTAAGTAATTCATCGTCCTCTCCCTGTTTTTCTCATTGTGTTTGCCCCACCAAACCCTTTAGTGGGTTTCGGAACTTTGGTTTGTTGCTGATTGTTTGGAAAACTGTTTGCTTTCTTTGCTGCATTTGCCATATTAATAAATGGGTTCTTACTTTTCTTTTCTTCAGTCATAAGTCCTCCTACTAACTATTTACGCCTTATTTGTGTATTACGCAAATATTCGTATATATCTCCGTAGAGATTTATCATAATTGCAATTTTACTGTCGTAAATTCTTATAAATGGTTCGTTGGGTTTCTTTCTAGTAATATAGTATGGGCAGGGCATTTTTATACTCAAATCCAACATTAGGTTCTGATAACTATAGATAGGTTCTTTATCTGTAATCTTTTGTAATCTGAACGGAAACTCAAAATGTTCAATGTCTGCTTGACCAAAAACTATATCACCTATGTCACTTAATCTTAGCCCACCCTCATTACGAATGTCTAGCCAAAACGTTTTCATGGCTGAATCTAAGTCATAACGGTCATTATTAATTTGGTCAAGAATTGCTTGCGTGATTCTGCGTTTTAGGCTAATCATCTGGATAAACCTTTGTACCTGAATTCATAAACACGACACTAAACTTGTCTGTTTTGAATTGTAAATTTAATTTACGACAAAGATTTCTTGCGTGACCAGGATTACTGAAACTAGTCTTTTTGTACTTGGGAACTGATTGACTGTCTAGGTAGTGCTGACTTTTAAGGTTGATAGGTTGCCCATCGTAGAATACTGCCCATATACCGGCTGCTTCTACAATCTGGTCATTTTTATATGTAGACTTATCTACAATCTCTAGTATTACCTTTGGTTGTGTCCTAGACATTAATTACCACTTGCCACCTTTCAATTCTACCTGAACAACTCCTGAATCTTCGGTTGTTACTTTGGATTTTTCTTCGTACTTATCTATGATAAGTTTACTTATCTCATCCCTCAGAGAACGGGCATCTGCTATAGTCATAACTACATCTCTACCCTGTCTACCCTCTTGACTAGCGACCTTATCGATAAATTTTTTAATATGAATCATATAGTATTTATCGTGTTTTTGGCTTCATCCTTGGATAAGAAAGGACCATAACATTCATATCTTTGTACGAATATATACTTGGGGCAAAGTATTACTGAGAATTCCTGACCCTGTTTTATGACATACCACCCAGCTGCATAGTAACACTTGCTTTTAGCTGTTTTAGTAAACAAGTGAATCTTACGCTTGACATCCAACATTGAGTTGAATACCTTACCGACTGTTGGGTATGTGTTAAACGGGTTTATTACTTTCGTTTCTTGTTTTGCGGGAGGTATAAATTCTATCTTTTCTTTAGTAGATATAGACCTTGTACTGGGATATTCTTTGTGCTGATTACCAATCTTTACTTGATAGCCAGATCCCTTAGCAATTACATTACCGACTTTCTGTTTGCCGTCAGTAACTATCCAATATTGATTTTTAACTACAGGTTTAGCGATTAAATTATTTGTCATAAAATAATAATATGCTACTTTTATAAGTTTGTAAATGTTTTTGGTTAATCAAATTTGAGTTTATAGAATGGAATATATTTTTCGGTGTAGATTATAATGTCGAGTTTGGTGCCACCAGAGAAGTCCCAATCTCTCCCGCGCTCCCCCAAATTTCTGCGGCACCATTTAATGTGATCAATTTTTTCTTGGGATGTTTCTACTACTACTGTATGTGTGTATGTCTGTTTCCTCATAAATCTTTTTCAAAGATTGCCCAACCTAATTTAGTTTCTGGAGTTGCTTTATTATACCTTATATATAGGTGACCATTATTATCGAATCTAATATTCCATCTGGTATATTCTTCACTGTAAAGCTTTTTCCTCATGTGATAAAGGTATGAACTTGGAAACTCAGTGGGTTTCCAATGATCCATTGCATTCTGTGTTTTTCCTACACCTTCATCTTTGGTCAATAGAAATATCAAATATTCTTTTTCTAACTCGTCTTTGGTAATAGGGGTAAATGTAGCACGGTCATATAATGTTTCGTACCTGTCAACTTTTGCTGTTGCTTTGGTTTTGATTTTATTAAAATCGTATTCACGAATTATAATTTTTCTTCGTAATAATTTCATGACCACCTCAATAAGAACCATTCTAGGTCTTGTTTATCACGAAACCAAAATCGCTTATTACTTACCTGCCAACGGTCTGCTTCAGCACCAAACGTTTTTACTGCCCAATCAATCATTGCTAACCAAGTTGGATAATCACCATAATATTGTTGACCATCGACCTCTACAGATATGTACTCTGTACCATCTTTAGCAAGATATGGTTTTGATTCAACGATTAGTTTCAAAACATCAATGCTGCTACTACAGCATCCTCATGTTTGTAAAAGTTAATTTCAAGGTAGTTTTCACAAAAGCTGGTAACATATCTATCACCTGGTAAACCAAACTTTTCTAAAAGTTCGATACACCTTTCATCCCATGCGGATATATTATCGCCGTTCTTCCAGTAAATTTTGATTGGATATGTTATAGCCATACTAATGAGAAATATGTAAATTTTTTCTCGTCTTTGAATAAGATACTTTGGTCTAAGAAACTATACACTGCACCATACTCTGACGCTAGCCAATTACCAAAAGTATTAGAGGGAACGTAGTCATTATCAGCCCAGTGTATATTGTCGTAATAATATTCTCGTAGTTTATTAAAAGTTTTAGAATCCGTAATTTTCATAGATACCTTAGTTCAAACATAATCGCTTCTTGTTGATTGGAAAAATAAATTTCTAGCATATAAGATACATCATATGTCATTGTTGACCCATCCACTAGCATTTCATCATGAGAAACTTTGGCTCCAATAATTGATTTGCAATTTTGATATGCGGATTCAAAAATTTCATCTGCATCGCATGTTTCTGCCAAGTTACTAATTTTAACTGAATACATGTTAAACTAATCTATCAATATGATTATAGCCAAACAAATGTGAATTGAGTCTACCTGTTGCATCATATACTGTAACAGTATAACTTTCAACTTTTCTTGTGCTATTACCTTCTGGATAACTTGTTTCTGTGATTACGGTATGGCTAATTCTAGTTCCATCTATAGAAGGAACAGCACGTATTTTAAAAACATCTTGATACGAACTTATTGGGAAAGGGTAGACTGTTTCAATCATTTTGTGTATCTCTTTATATGATGCCATAATTTCTTTTCAACTTTAGTTCCAGGATCGCCCCCTATGTTCAATCTTAATTCAGGTGGGATACCCTTAACATGTCTTTCGACAAATAAGGCAATTTTACTACTCGTAGTGACAATGAGGCACTTACCATCTTCGTTGCATACAACATATTGGGTTATCCCATCGAAATCACGAATAAAAAGCATTAGACATAAGTACTCCTTGAAGTATTTATGTTATGGTATTAAAGCACCTTCGTATGGCGAATTTAACCATTTTGCGTAAGCCTCCGCTTGTTCAGAAATTTTAGTAAGTTCGTACCGGCCACAAAATTTCATAAAGTGTACACCGACCTGCGCTGTTCTATTGATGCGGACACTCGTTTTAATAGCTTCATCAACCTTATCTTTGATATCCTGAGGCTGTGCGTTAAGGTCAATCAATGTGCGATTACGCTCATAGTCATCCTTAACACGATGCTCTACACCATCATGATCCGTCCAGCGCTGGAGTAGTAGATTGTTCCACGCATAGCCTTGTTTGGTGCGATCTTCATACGCTTCAGTCAAACCAACCTTATTTTTACTACCTTTAGTACGGACACCTGGGTATGCACTGAATACGTTGTCAGTACTATCACCACGCATACATTTTTCGAAAAGAATGAATTGTGGATCACCTAATAGTTTAGGTTCCTTAGTTTTCTTGTCTATAACTTGACGCCCCTTATCGTCAAAGAATCCTTCGGGGGTGATGAGTTGATTGGCAACTGGATTATATTGGTAACAATGATTAGATATAAGCTGGTGATAATCAGTGTCGCTGCTAATAATATATATTTGGTCATTTGGATGTAGTGTAATAAAACGTGCAATAATATCGTCAGCCTCGGCATTTTCATGTCGAATAACTGACACATTTGTTTTGTCACGAAGGTAGTTTGTAAATGTTTCGTATGTTTGCCAAAACATTTCGTTTTCTTCTTTTTCTGCTTCGGTCATTGCTTGATTGGCTACAGCACGATTAGCCTTGTATGGCTTATAAAAATCTTTGCGCCAGCTACGACCTTCGAGTGCGGCTACAACGTGATCGATGCCAAACTTTCGTACAATTTGATTTACACTTGCAAGTGACAAGTGTAGTGCCATTCCTATCTTCTCAAATGTATCACTATTTCGGCTAGCGATATGTCTAGCACGAAAGAAAGTATTGGCAGTGTCTATGAGTGCGTATTTCATATTTAGATTATATAATAATTCGTAATAAACAGCAAGTTAGATTTTTTCCAAATATAACTCAGGACTGATAGTAATATTCTTTCTAGTAAATTTAGGATCCCCACCAAAAGGTAACCAAATGTCCTGAACTCTCATTGTATTAAATTTGTTATCACGTACAAATTTTTCTACCCATAATTTTAAATCTTCTGCTGACATATTAGAAAGTTTAGGATCTATACCTTCTAATCTCCATTTATTTTTCTTTTTTATTTGCTTTAATAAGATAGATTTGTGCTTACGCTTAAAAAAGGATTCAATTTCTTCTACTTCATCTTCCGGACCATAAAACATGTACGAAAAGTTTTGTGTTTGCAGACAATGAGCGGTATAGTCATGGATTCTACTAGGTGATTTAGTAATACCAAATCCAACTATACCGTTATGGGACATCACCATTATATAAAGAAATATCCAGTCTTGCATGATTAGGCTTTTGACTTTTTAGGAAGATTAATAGAACGTTTATTAATTTCTTTGTTCCCGTCTAGGTGTGCATTAATTTTTTTAAGATCCTTATCTTCTAGATATTGAATAGCATCGATTCCTTTGTGAACAAACAAATCTTTTAGCCCTTTAATAATAAACTTTCCACCTAGCTTAATGTATGCTTGATACGCAAAATATAAAGAAATATTGAAGCCACCGCCACCGCCATTTTGGTCACTAAATTGTTCGAATCGATATTGTTTATATGCTTTGGACGCTTTGCTTTTTAGCTTATTCATGTTTCTGTAAACACCTTGAATAGTAGCGTGAAGATCCTGCAGAAATTGGTTCCATTCTGCACTTCGCATATCTGCATTTTCTAAAACGGCTAATTCATACAAATTACCGTAAAAGCCAAGTTCTGCATTATCTACGGGCAAATTGTTCCAAAACTCATCACGTGTTTTAAATACAAAACGTACCTTATCGTATTTTGCAGTAGGTGCTAGGCTTTCTACACCTGCAAGGTGAGTAGTAGCCCCAGGCTCAGCTACATCATCATGATCGGTTGGAAGAGGTATACAATTGTATTGCTTCAAAATTTCAATCAAATTATATGTATGTTTGTATTCAGGATTTGCACTGCCATCCAAACGAACTGATAGATAGTGCTGTTTCCATTTATCAAAAATATCAATTTTTTTACTCATTTCACCGTTGAGTAAAGCAAATGCTTCACGTGCTTTACTACGATCAGTATCTTCAATATAGATTACTGTAACTTCAAATTTTTCCCAGTCTTCGGGTTTGACACGTTTTCCATTTTCGTCAATCATTAAGCCAGCCTGCACAATTGCGGCAGTAGATGACGCTGTGTGCTGTCCATTAACGATTGTCCACTCACCGGTGACTGGATCTTTCATACAGTAAATTGGTTGAAAACATTGCTCATCATATTTTGAAATGATATCAGTAGCGTGTCCAATATCCAGTTCCCTGTTAATATCTTCATCTGACTTAAGTTTACCCAATGGCACTTTTGTAACTTTTGGATATCGATCAGCCTTAAAGGTAGTTTTTAGTTTCTTATAGCGATCAATAGCCTTGTAATATGCATCGTTGGATTCGGATTTGATCATTTCCAACAAATTCTGTATGTATTTTTCTTTATATTCACCTACATCACGATCCAAAATGTTATCAATAGGCAGATCGTTTAGGTCTCTTTGTTTAGGAGAGAAAATTAATGGGAATGAGTTGTAGGTTGTATTTCTACCTCTTGATGTTGAAGCCATAGTAGGTTTACTCACTTTCACTGTAGTGGTTGATTTACTAACTTTACGTGCTGTTTTAGTAGAAGGCATGATTACTCTTTCTTATGAAAGTTAATTAGAACTGCAATTCTAACACCGGCTGGATTTATTGTCAACCTAAAAAAATGTTGCTAAAAAGCAACATTGTCATTTAGCTAACTTCTGTACGCCCGTTATCAAGTTTCTTTTTATGTACTTGATATCTTACGTCACGGTTTTCGGGATCGGTTTGAGTTCCCTCGTACATCTCAAGTGCAATCGTTCTGCAAATTTGCTGTAGCCACCGATCAGCAATGACCTCATCTGTATCATCTGGTCTAATTTTATATCCAGCTTTAATTAAATTGACGATGAATTTTTCATTCCAATCTAATTCAAATGCACCATCATGTATGTTATCTGGATTAATTTCTACCCTAGTGATTGCTACATAAGGCTCGTTATTTATAGTAGCTTTTTCTTTTTCACTAAGTTCTTTCTTTGGTTTAGGTTCTTTAACTTTTTTTACTTCAGGCTCTGCTTTAGGTTCAGGCTTCTTCGCAAATAAGTTCTTTAATTTGTCTAACATTCTTGCTTTCCTCGTATAGTTTAAAGCTTGCAAGATTCTTAGCCTTGCTCTCGCACATTATATCAAACTGTTCATTAAACGTCAATGCCCATTCGTTACATGCATTGTTCCAGTAGTAGTCGCTATGCGCTCTAAGCTTTTGTTTGTTGTGACCTACTGCCATAAGTGACTGTAGATCAGGCCTAACATTGGCATCGTGACCCACAAGAATATCTTCACGGCTAACACTATAATGCATGACAGGCCTAACACCTCGCCAACTATCCAAAACCATTTTGACTCTACTATCTTGCGGGTCGATATATTCCCCATTGCTGTGGATCCAATGATGATGAATATCCAACACAATAGGACAGAGATCAGAAAGGCTAAGACACTGGTCAAGTCCATGTACTATCTCCTCGTTCTCGATAGTGAGACCGTTCCTTGCTTCGGGGCTAAGTCTTTTGTAGGCTTTTCTAACACCTTCGGGTCCTTGACGACCACTGATGTGGACATTGATTTTAAAGTCCTGGAACGTAGTGCCGTAGCCCATCCATCTTGCCATGCTTGCATGATATTCAAACTCCTCAATAGATTTATTTACTACTTCTTCGCGGTCGCTTGCTAAAACTACAAATTGGTCAGGATGAAAACTTAGTCGTACATTATTCTTACGTGCATGTTCACCGATGGGTGCGAACCACTTCTGTAACATAGTTTGCATATCACTAGATTGCCAAAAAGGCTTCCACTCATCCATAGTATAGAAACTTAGCATATCGCTAGTAATACGTAGCATACGCAATTCTTCAGGTAATGTAGAAACTTTTTTAACTAGTGCTAAAGTATTAGTTACATTTTGTTTGGCAACATCAATAACCTTTTTTTCGGCTGTTTCTCTACTTACTCGTTTAGTCCATGCGTGAGTAGTACCACCGGTGTTAAGACCTTCGGTACTAGCAATCTCGCCCTTCTTATTGATCTCTGCCCACTTACATGCAAAACCAATGCGTTTAGTTGTGTTATTAAATGTCATATAAATTTAAGTTCAATATAAGTTTCGTATTTAGGATCATCAGTTTTGAGTTGCCATTCAAAGATATCTTTGTTTCGTGCAAATTCCCAACCATCGCCACCGAATGCATGGTGAAAATAATACTGCCTAGGTGATATATTCATAATGCACCAATACTGTATCACACTTATTTTATTGTGTGGAATGACAATCATAGCACAGTTTCTAATTTATTGTCAACCTTCAATAATTCCTCTATAGAGTAGAGTTGTTTCATATATGAACTGGGATGATCCAAAACACTTACCTCTATGTCACCATCTCTGCGTGACCCATAATTGACAGTAAAATCCACATTGTTAACATTTTTAAAACAATTTATAATTTCGGTAACACTTGTACCTTTACCATGTCCTAAGTTTTCTATACTATTACTTGGGTTTTCTATAGCCAATTCTATAGCATGGCAAACTTCTAGTACATGAACATAATCACGAATACAAGTACCGTCTGGTGTATTATAATCATTACCGAATACAGTAAAAGAGCCTGTGTCCACTGCATTAATTAAGTTATAAAATAACCCATCTTTGTTAGTTGGGTCTATTCCGTCTGATCCGATCACGTTGTAGAATCTAAAGATTGTATATGGTGTATTTGTTTTAACACAAAATTCAGTGACACAATCCTCTGCCATACGCTTACTGATACCATATGGGCTTTGCATTTCTACTGCTGCACCTGTACTTGCGAATATAAAGTTCTTAGTCTTAATACCATGTATTAAATTGATAGTACCACGTACATTTGTGTTGTAATAGTCTGTTGGGAACTCTACACTTTCACCAACGTTGACTAAAGCAGCTAGATGAACGATGCAGTCAAATTCATCCTGTGATTGCATAGCAACTCGTATATCAACAGTTTTAAAATTTGGTGTTTCTATTTTAGGTTCAGCAATATCAAGTGAATAAACTTCATACTTTTCTTGTAATAACTTATATAAGTGAGAACCTATATAGCCTGAACCTCCCGTAATTAATACTCTTTTTTTCATATCATATCCCTTCAAATAAAGCAAGTCCAGTAAGTTGTTCTTCTGGAACAAAGTTATCATCCTTACTTAAGTATGTATTTTTGTCGGTGTAGACAATATTAAATTTGTGCCTATTTGTTAGTACACTTTCAAAATCTTCACGTGCTAACGCACTTCGGTTTAAGTCTCTAATATAATCGCTATACCTTACTGTAGTATATTCATTGATTTTAGCAATATCGTTCTTTGCAGTTCTAAAAACAAAATCAGCAATAAAATCGATCCAACCTTGTACTGTTTTATCATCTAATTCTTTAACATAATCTAATGCACCGGTTGCATAGTAATCTTTTGGTTCAGTATTATACAATCGTTTTAGTGTTTCTGGTACGTCTGATTGCTTTACTTTGGTAAAATATTCTTCTTTAAAATTATCAGACCAATCTTGTGTTTCTAGTACTACACAGGGCATATGACCCAAACATTCAAAAAAAGCGAACGGATAATTTTCACGTAAGCTTGGCATATAGAATACTTTACTACTCTTGATAAAGTCAACCTTTTCTTGACCAATTATTCCTACTTTTATCTCGTAATCGGTAATGCCAGCTTCGACAAAAGCTTTTTCAAATTTCTTTGCACCGTTTGCGTTGGTCATAACTTTGCAAGGTAATTTTGCTTTCTCCATTGCCTTGATATATGCTTCTGGATTCTTGCCTGCCTCCCAACGTCCAATGAATAACACACCCTTGCGTTCATCATTGTTTGGTTCTAATAAACCGCGCTCACTTAAAGGCATACGCAATAGTATACAGTTTGTTGCCCCATGTTTAGTTAACTCATCGATATTTTTCTGGCTTTGTGTACCAATAACAATATCTTTAAACTCCATATGTTTGTTGTAGAAATTGTGATAACTATCTAAGAACACATCGCTTCCCTGAGATTCTCTAAAAATCATACTATGTAAATGTGTGTAAAACATAACTGGTATATCTTTACTCAGTGTCATTGCATATGCCGCAGTCATTGCTTCTTGCGTATTACAAATTATCATATCATATAAATTTGTCTCAAACGCTTTGACAATACAATTACGGAAATTAATGATTCGTTCAAAGTTGACGGTGTCACTAAAAGCAAACGTATTAACATGGTCAGTATATCTTAGTATTTCAAATGGACAAATAATATTAGCGCCCAATTTTTCTATAGTAGAACTGAATTCATTAGTAGGAAGTTTATCTAAAAGAATATCAACTTTCCAATTTATTCGTTGACACATTTCTGTAAACCCTTTGGCGAACTGTCCTATTCCACCATGAGGTATGAAATGTTGATCGCTGATTAAAAAAGCTATTCTTTTACTATACGTTTTCATTATTATAATTTGATCACTGTTTCTTTTTTAATTTGGTTATGAATTACACTGAGTTTTTCTGCGACATGCCAAGATTCTTGTGTTTTGCTATACAAGATTGTAACAGGTTTGTCATCTATTTCATCTTCGTAGGCACTTATAATATAATTCATGTTTATCAAGATAGATTTACCTTGATGTTTACCTGACACGTTTGTTAATTTTAAAATCATTATGTTCCCCATTCATTTTTAAAAAGTGGTACTTGTAGTCTATCGCTATATCTTAGACCATGTTTCATAGCAAGTTCTGCAACTGTTCTGTTATTAAGTTTATACACATCTTCGACACCACCAACAGGCATCAAATATACGTGACCATCAAATCCTTCTTTCTTATATAAATCAATAACCTCTAATGCTTCATCAACATCGTCTTTTGTTGCTACGACAAACTTCAAATAAGTATGACCTAAATCTTCATACTCACACACAACGTCAGGTCTAATTGCATCTTCACGTTTCTCCCCGCTTACGCTTAATTTAGGACTTACACTAAATGTAAGATTATGATAACCATGCTTGTGTGTCCATTTCTCAAGATATTTTCTAAAATCTTTAGATAACTCTTGAGTACCATTTGTTTCAAAAGTAATATCTTTAAGCTTTTTAAGTTTATCGTGACTTAACAGATCGGGATAACTTTTTTGCCAACCTAATAAAGGTTCACCACCAGTTATAACTAAATGTATGTCGCGCCATTTATTATCAGGTAATAAACCAACAATAGATTCAGCAAGTGTTTCAATATCATATGATTGGCTTAAATCTTTGAATCCAGAATGCCAACTTGCGTAACTATCACATCCTGTATTTACCAATGGCAAATCTTGATACGATTTATAAAGAGTGTTATGACTCTTTGATTGTGCGTAAGCAATATTATTGGCTTCTAGACTTACTTCACCCTTTGGCATACCGAAACCTGCACATTTAAAATTGCAACCAAATGTGCGTAAGAAAATAGAAGGCACGCCCATAAATCTTCCTTCTCCTTGTATGCTGTAAAACAATTCAGCTACTTTAATTTTACTCATATATTAGTCCTTTGTCAATTATAACAGAATCATGTGTAGTCATATAACTTATAGGGCATTTCTACCCATACGCTCTTTGTTTGTTTTACCGTTTCTGCAATACGTTGTCTTACTATTTCAATTTGTTGGGTAGAATACAATATGTGACTGTAAGGATAAAATGTTAGAATAGTACTAGTTCCAAACAATGTGTTTTCAGTGAAATATGGTTTGAGTGTATCAAAGTTTGTTAGTATATCGCAGTGTACGAACTCTATATCCATTGTTTCTCTAAATTTATCCCACGATGCAAAGATATGTTGTTGTGTGCTTTGTTTAGGTTCAGATGTTTTAAAGTGGTCTTGAGAAAATATTGGCTCAATAGATAGATTATTTTCTATAGCATAATCATTGGCAAACTTTTCATAGTCTGTTCCATCCCATGTTTCGTATAACTTTTTCTTAAACTCTAAATTATTTTTGTTTACATCATAGAATATTATTTTATTCGCACCAGAATTAATAGCACACAATTCAGCTAAGAATCCTGTAGCAGGATATATAACAGTTTTTGCTATAGCTTCATTAGTTGCCCATTCAGTTTGCCATGCATTCAATACTTGCATTTTAACTGCGTTACTAATAACTTTGATAAACAAGTATTGAGCATTATCTATACCTTCAATTAGTTCTAGGTTTTTAAATGCAGATTCAAATAAGTCAGTAGATTTTTTTGGATACAAATATAATCTACTTTGTACAGGAGTATCACTAATAATTGACTGCAAGGATTGATTTACTGATTTAGGGTAGCGCCAACTTGAATCCCAATTTTGTACTTTATAATTTTTAAGCAGGTATTGTTCAATAATTTTAGTACCGAATTGTAACTTTCTTTCTACTTGTTGATTACCTAAAGTAAGAAATAGGGGTGCATGACCATCATGCATATCTTCTATACTACGAATTAACTCGGTGCCGTAATCTGACCCTTCAGAAAAATCATATTGGTCTAAGACTGAAGTTTTTATAATAAAACATTGTTCGTGGAAATAGGGAGTAATGTCATGTTCGTATTGTAATAAGTTAGCAATCAGTCCTACATCTTCAGGAATGTTTTCTAGCATGCCATAGAAATGATCCACATCTACTATGATATTACCTGCCCCTATGACTACTAGATATTCTGCGTTATGTTCAATATGATTAATTTCTTCATACGAATTAACAGTATGTATGGGATAATTTTTGTTGTTCATGGCTGTAACAAATGCTTGCGTTATTTGCAGCATTTTTTCGTTTAGCCACTCACTGCTAGAAAAGCTCGGTACTAAAACGAAATTCACCTTGTACATTCTGTTCTTTCATAGATTCTAAAAATAGATTTTTCCAAGCTTCGGTTGAATCATAGTGATGAACAATCATGTGGTACCTATCTTCATTACTTTCATTTCGTATAGAATGTGTGTAATGTGTGTTCATCGCATATACATCGCCTGGATTAAACTCAAGTGACTCGCCGTCTTCCCAATGCCACTTGCAGTTTTTAGGATTAGTAATAGCTATATTAATTGCGCCTAATACTGAATGTTCTGTGTCAGAATGTGGTTCGATAATACCACCTGCTTCAAGTAACATGAATCTTACTCTAGCATAACTTGAACTTGGATAAACATTCTTTAGCCAATTTGTAGTAACAGGACACAAATCAGCTATTTCAGTAAACTTCATTAAAGGTGCCATTTCTCTAGCACTATTAAATTTATATACTTCCCATGCATAAGGATGCTGACTGCTTATACCTACGATGGGTAATGAGTGCCAACCTTTAGTTTGATAAGTTGATCGGTATTCAACGTACCTATCTCTCAATGCGATAGCTTCTTTTGCAATTTCTTCATGAGGAAATTCCAAATTCAATTTCATATATTTGGAATCACTAATGAGATATTCTCTCCCATCAAACATTAATTATTTTTCTCCCCAAAATACTTTAATGTATTTGTCGTAGTATTCGTGGAAGTATTTTAATCCTAATTCCATTGGATCATGTATTGGACCATAATCATCAAAATTACTAATTTGATTGTACTTTCTACCCCTATCCATACGTTCTGCAATTTCGTCATCTTCGTATGCAGTTTCCATATAAGCAGCCTGATGCGCTTCCACAAACTCACTTTCAAAGTGACAAATTTCTTCTGGATAATAAAACTCAACAATGTTTTTAGTTTTCTGTGGCGTTTCTGGCCATAGTGTAGAAACAACTAACACTTCTGGATACCACTCTATCATTACATTTGGATATATAGTTAACCATATTGCGCCGTGTTTAGGAACATTACCTCGTCTATAATCCATTAATGCTTTATGCCAACGCTTATAAGTTGCAGTACCAGGTGTTTGTAATTTATTGTGTATGCCAACTGTTTGTACACTATACATATTACCAAACTGCCATTCTAAATCATCACAGTTAACAAAATTACCTAAGCCAGGATGAAAAGGTCTTACATGGTAATCATCTAGATAAACTTCAATAAACGTTTTCCAATTATAGTTGCATTCGTGAGTTTGTCTGGAATGAAAAACATAACCATCAAAATTAAACATGTTGGCTGTTTTCATTGGGGATAAATCTTTGATTAAATCAAAATGCTTTTTCTCAAATATTAGTCCGTTCCAGGTTTGAGTAGGGAACTTGCGTAATTCTTTATCTGGACACGAATCAAAGTGAGGTGCTCCAATTAATTTACCTTCTAAATCGTATGTCCACCCATGCAATGGACATACAATATTTGATGCTGTGCCAGAACGACTAAGCATAATAGCTTGACGATGCCTACATACATTACTAATACATTCTATACCGTTTTCGTTTTTAATTAAAACTCTTGCCTCGTCATCTTGAGGTAATGTATAATAGTTATTGACTAATAACTCATGTCCTAAATATCTATTATGTCTGAACAGTGATTGTTCTTTATCAAATATCGTATCTTGAAAATAGTATGATGACGGTTTCATGGCTTTGGTAAATTATAAGGTCTGTCGTACTGTGACGTTATACTGTTGTGTAGTTCTGGTCCCGCATATTTAATATTACTTTCTACAGGAAGTCCAAATCTTTTGCGAATATTTTTTTTATCTGCTTGACTACCGCAGCAGTCAGCGCATTCTTTAATTATCAATTCAGCAAAGATTAGGTTGTATTGATCTATCCAATCTTCTACAGTAAGAATACCCTTAGGTACTGATTCTTTTGCCTTGTCGGCAATTTCTTGAATTTTTGTATTCATAAATTATACCCAATCGTAAGTCTTTTCAAAAATTTCTTTGTCACAAATATAGAGTTCACCGTCTATACCACGCATAAGATAATCACCTGGCTTACCTTGTTTGTAATTACCTTCTAATGTGTTTACTCTAAATTCTTCATTGATTTGAGAGGCATGAACTACGATTGGTCTTTTCATACAACCATTCATGCCTTCTACTTGTTCAAATGTATCAAATATTTTCATTCTTCAACTCCGAAATGTTGTTTTATCATATTAGCACATGCATCTGCTGTAGGGCTAGTATCGTGTTCGACTAAATTGCAACGGTATGCCATACTTTGTATACCTGCCTGATTTTCGCACACACTTATACACTCACGAATAATCGATTCCGCAAATTGTTTTTGATCAACTTGTGGCACACCTAATATTTCATATGTAGATTGTTTAAGTAAATCCTTTACTAAATCATTCATAGTAAATCCTCATTCCATTCACGATGACCTTCTCTAAAAGCCATATTACTTTGTGTTTCACGAACCTCTACACGATAACACCAAAGCCTTTCACTTTCACCTGGTCCCCACATATCGGGAATATACACGCCATTCACATATTTGTAAAGCATATCGGCTAGACCCTCACAACCTAAACGTGGTAGTATGGTCAATTTAGCCATTTTCTTTTCTTGTAGTAATTTGAATGTTTCTAGTTCAGGATCATCTTCGGCTACTAATAGTGTATGGTCAAATTGATCTTCTAGTATTGCTTTTAATTCTTTTAGACCACCGTAATCAGCAGCCCAATTACGGACATCCAAATGATCGGTACCAAAATAAAACTTCATTGAAAAACTGTAACCATGTATTAGATTGCAATGACTGTCAGCACGCCACTGACGATATGCGCATGGAAAACTATCGTGATATTCTTTAGTGCTTGTATATTTGTAAGTTCTTGGTGGATTAACTTCGTTTAAGTAAAACATTTTGTCTCCTCTATTAGCAAGACATGCAGAATTTAATATAGCGGGATGAATGCCTAAGACCGCTGTCGTTTGTTCCATTTATTTATTACTTCTTCTACTGTATCTGCAAACATTTGTGCAGAACATCCTCCCACTTCTTCAGCACAGTTTACTGACCAAATAGTTTTTTGTCTATTATATGGATAAACTGTTTCATGCCAAAAATCTTGTTGATTTAAGTCATTACCGCAGAAGGGGCAAGGCTTTAACTTCATTATTTACCATTTTTGTTTTTGTTCTTGTGCTTCTGCAACACGCTTACGCAAATTACTAGAACTGAAACTATGGTCACGGCTATTAAAAACTAATTCAATACCTTTTTTACGACAAGCTTCATCACCACTGAATTCTTTACCTTGATACTCAACACCTAGTATACGCACATCTATTGGTAATGTCAAAAGAATATCTACCAAATCTTGTTCAGTTTGATAAACAACTACTTCATCAACGTACCTACATGATGACAATTGTATTTGTCGTTCGACAATACTTTGTACTGGTTTATTTTTGGTATCAGGTCTATCGATAGTTGGGTCTGTTTGTAATCCAGCAATCAAATAATCACAGTGATTTTTTGCTTCTGCAAGCATTGCAACATGTCCTGCATGACACAAATCAAACGTACTAAACGTTATACCTATTTTTAATCCTTTAGCTTTAAGGTCTTTAATCTTATTAAATATCATTTTTCTTTTCTCCTAACGGGCAATCACATTCTAATCTACCTTGCATACAATTACCTGTGCAACCAGGCAAATTCATAAACAAATATATTAACCCGCAAAATACTACAAATGTTAATATGGTAATTAATATAGTCATGATTTACCCATCCTTGCAATACTCAAGAATTCATTTCTTGCTGCTGGATCAGACTTGAATCCACCACCTAAACGAACTGTAACTGTGGAACTACCTGTATCCTCTACTCCTCTGGACTTAACACAATAATGTTGTGCATCAATCATAACAGCAACATCATTTGTTTCAAGGATAAAACACAACGTGTGAAAAATCTGCTCAGTCAATCTTTCTTGAATTTGTGGACGTTTACTAAAATATTCTACAATGCGATTAATTTTACTTAGCCCTAGTACTTTTTGTTTAGGTACATATGCAACTGTAGCAAGACCATCGATAACTACAAAATGATGTTCACAATTACTTTGTACGTTGACATTACGCTCAACTACCATTTCATTATACTTCATTTTGTTGTCAACCGTAGTGCATTTTGGAAATGCCTCATAATCAAGACCCCAAAAGATTTCATTGACGTACATTTTTGCAACTCTTGTGGGTGTGTCAATTAAACTATCATCACTCATATCTAACCCTAAGGTCTTCATAATCTGATGAAAGTATCCTTCGATAGCCTCAATTTTTTCTTTACGTTCCCAAGTATTAGGCTTCATAGGAGTTTCAACTCCCATTTCTACTAGATACTGGTGAACTTGTTTTCCCAATTCGGGGTCGGTTTTAGTTTTGTTGTATGACATTTTGATTTCCTTCCTTACACGGATTAAATTTTTGAAGTTTGCAACCTTTGTGTTGCATTACTATTTATTCTAATTAAGTAGGAAAGTATTTTTCTAGTACTTCTAACTTGTCTTTGTATTCTGCCATGGACGCTATTTCATTTTCCATTGCAGTCATAATGTCAGTATGGTCATGTATTGCGATTGGGTTATTCAACATAACCTCAACATTCATTTTGTGTTTCAAAATGTGTGACGTAAAGTGGACTCTTAAAGTTTCCAACATTTCTTTTCTCATAATCATAATTTATCCTTAGTATTTTGTTTCACTTACGTGTTTGCGATAATCAGTACCCATTCTTAGATACTGTTCGCCTTGTCCAGTAATTATATCACAAATACGATCAATTGTCTTGTCATTATAATCACTTATTTTTCCCATATTAATATGAGGGTGTTTCAACAATTTGAATAACTTAGTTAATGCATCGTTTATTGACCAAGGAATGTAAAGGCGTTCCGGGTCATTGGCGAATGTTTCAGGAAAGCTACGATAAGCAGGATATAACACATTACAGCCAAGAGCATCGGCTTCACTGACTGTGTTTGAGACCCAGTCTTGTAACGCACAATTGAATAGAACACGGCTATCATTAAGGAGGGCATAGTAATCGTCCTTTTCTAAATCTTCATATACAACAAGCTTACCTTCATCTACTAAACGTTTAGTTCTTTCCATATAGCTGCTATTGTTTGATTTTAGTTTGCTACCGCTGAATACAGCAAACTCAATCTCATGCTGTTCGTAGCCTTCCCAATATGCCATTTGACTTCTTCTATGAAATTCTTCAATCAGATCCATGTAGAAATCAGGTTGCTTTTCTTGATCCCAACGTGCTGAAAAACAAACACGCAATTTTCGTTGATGAAATGACTTTAATTCACTCACTCTATTGCGAACTTCATCTTTACCAAATGCAAGACCACTGATATTATAAATCTTACCCTTCCAACCAGCAATCTTCATATGTGCAACCATTTCTTCGTTAGTTGCAAGAATTATGTCTGCGAACGAATCAACCATCTTTTCATAGTGACCCATCCACTCTTGCATACCCCACACGTGAACGAAATCATCGGGGTCAATAGTTTGTGCAAGACAGCGAACGGCAATGCGAGGACGGTGAGTACGATCAATTTGATTGAGAATATAAGGTAAGCTTTCGATACCTGGTTGAAACATGTCCTCAAAGTATACCACATCTGCATGATTTAGTTCTCCTGCTTTCATCATCTTAATGAGATTCATCATTTGGCTCATGCCAAAGTATGTACGACCGTGTGCATCAAGTACTTGACCAGTAACGATTGCCTGATCATTGCTTAATGTATCACCTGGTACTATGACATAATCAATTTTACGCTTTTCAAAAACACTACGATTCCATTCTTGTAATTGTAATGTATATCTTGCCTTATATGGTTCAAGACCCATATAATAAAGTTTTCTCATTCATCTTCCTTAAAGTCAATCACATTGCCGTTCTCATCAGCAATAATTATTCTTACTTGATTGTCATTTTCATCTTCAATAAGTATAGGTCCCCACATCCACGCTTCACTATCTGTGAGAGTCCAACCTTCTTGTTCTTCTAAGACTTCGTAAATACCATCTTCATCAATCAACTCCATAAGACGTTCTTGTTCTTCTTCATCCATGTCATCAGGAAAAACAATATCTTCCCAACAGCCGTCCCATAGACTATCAAGTTCAACATTTTCTATATTTTTATCCGTACAGTCGTACATGTTGATACTATCTTTTTTACCATCACCACTTGGCACATAATCAAACACAAATTCTGGTGGATTATCATCATTTGTTTCTACAAAAAAACTGCCACCGCGAAAACCAGTTTTGCGGATAATAGTCATACCATCTTTAACATAATGCTCATGTTCTTCTACAGTCTTTTTATAATAATTTGATACTTTCCAGTTAGCCATACTATTTCTCTCTTTCTTCAAGTTCTTCTGCTAGTGTGAATAATACTAGGAAACCAATTATTGCAAGTCCCATCGCAACTATATCTCCCATACGGATCGCTATAGTTAGCAATATCCAAAATACAAAAAAAATTGTTCCTTTAATCATTCTACATCCTTTCAATATCAGATTCAACACATTCTTTGCCGTATTGAATTTCAATTAGTTTGCAAGGTTCATCATATGGGTTACTTAACTGGTGCCACTCGTTAGTAAGAATGTCATGTTTATCATGCTTCTTTAATATTTTAGTTGGGAAAGGATATCCGTTTGGTAACATACCTTTAACATCACACTGTCCTTCAGCAACTAACCAAAATTCATTACGATTCTTGTGTCTTTGTAAACTTAGTGATTGTTTTGGTAGTAGTGTAATTTCTTTTACTTTTGTGCCTTGATTTTCATAGAGAACATTATAATCTCCCCAAGGTCTTTCTGTGAAAGAATTCTTCCAGTTAGATAAAATTACTGAAGAACTATTCTTTTTGTTAGTGCCACCTATACCAAAAACAAACTCAACATCATTGTTTACTTCTGGAGTATTTTCTATTGTTCTATCACCACCATTAGTGAATATTATTCTGTTAGTTGGATAGTGTGCCCTAACTTGTTGTATAAAATGATTTGCAGTACCATCTGAATCATCAAATGTATACACTTCATCAACCATTTGTAGATTGTTTAGTACACACAATCTTTCATTCCATGGCATGAACGCACGACCTTTTTTTCTTTCAAGCCATTCATCGCTATTGAGCCCAACAATAAGCATATCGCCTAATGTTTTAGCTGCTTTTAAATAGGAAATATGACCCGAATGAATCGGGTCAAATCCGCCGGTGGCAAGAACAATCAACATTTACGGACGACTGTCCTCTGCCCATTGATCTTTAGGCTGCTTACCTGCTAACTGCTTTGAGTGTTGCCTATATGAAAATTGCTTCATATCATATAAATGCGATTCATCAAACTTATATCCATAGTCCACACAAAATTCTTTGTACTTTTCCAAGTCCTCAAAAATTTGACGAACTTTATGGTTAGGTTTAATATCGTATTTTTTCATTTCTTTCCCTTAGATTTTTAGTAGTTGAATTGGTCTACTTGTGTTATAAAAAATTGTGGATCCATTCTCATTGTCCTCGCTTACACTGATATGAATGTCACGCTCTGGATAACGACTAGCTATAGCTTCGTACAAACTATCGCTAATCATTTCACAGCTTTTATTATCCAGTTCTAGTGTTCCATTACCATAAAGGTTTTCTATCCAACGCTTGAACTGAATAAATTCTATTTCGCGGTCATTGTGAAATACTTCAATGCCAACTCTAAAATGAAAGATATGACGATGCGGGTGTGCTAAAAAACTTACGTCATATTCGTCACCTGTTGCGAATTCTGGATTAACTGCTCCTGGAAACTTATGCACACCTTCTTTCTGAAAGGTTACATGTATCATTCTTTTTGCAGCCTGTGTTATTCTAAATCTTGTATCTGCCATTGCCTGCATTCTTTGCTCATCCAAATTATTCTCCAAGGTCAACTCGCTCATGATCATGTTCCCATTGTAAACGATTTAATCTACTAATTTCATCTTTAATTTTAAGCTTTTGTTTTTTCATTTCAGTAAGCTTATCTACTTCGACGTGAGGATGATTTCTCTCCATATCGTCAATTTGTTTGTTTAGAACTCTATGCATTTCTTCCAAATGCTGAATCTTGGCTTTATACATATTACTCCTCTATATTTAGGATTTCAAGATCATCTTCGTAATTTTCTTCATCCGTAACTTCATCACTACTTGATGCCTCTTGAAAAAATTTATTAAAATTAGTCAATGAATTAATTGCCTTTTTACCACTAAAACCTTGACTGCCGCTTTTAAATTGATTCCAGAACCAATTGTATTGTTCAATCTTATTCAATGCACTTTCTCTTGTTGGTTGAGAAATAATTTCATCAACTACGTCTTTGAATAATACCCTATCAAACTGTTCGTGCATTAACATACTAGGTATAATGTTATTGTCATATTTTCTATTTGCTTCTTGTACTGCTACCATATGCTGATATACATTATGACCCTGTATTAGTGTGTAACTTAATGTGTCCCAACTAGTTTTTGTTTCTTTACCATGTTGTCCAATAAATCCTACACCTCTATAACACAAATCATTAATTGTCATTCTAGCAGTTATCGGACTGTTAGTAAATACTTTATGGATACCATCGTTAAGCACGGCATCCATAAACGGTCTTGTGTCTGTTGCGTATTTTTTGGCTTCAGCAGTTTTTTCCATTTGATATGACCATTTACTGTTGTGTTCAAATGTATTATTGAAGTAAGCCAAGCCTTTTGCTGCACTAAAGAATGGGCTAGCACAATCAAAACTGATAGTAACATTTGGGTTTACATATTTACGCAATGCCCTTTGTGTGTCGCTGAACAACAACGACCATTCTAGTATAGATGTGCCAAGGCAATGAATCCAATCGTGAACTCCAGGCTGGAGTAAATCATCATGGATAATATGTACCAAACGCTTAAGAAAAAGACTGATATCAATTTTTGTCTGACCTCCAAATGCCCAACCATTGAAATGTGTATCAGGATATTTTTTAGGATCACAGTAATCCTTCATCTCTTGATACCATTCATCGCTTTGTGTATGATTACGACCTTGCAACACGTTTAAGAATTTGCATTTACCCGTTCTATTTTCAATAAAATATTTGTTATTGATGTGTGTGGCTTTAACTGCATCTTCAATTGTTTTGATACCATGAACACTATTACCGTTCTTATCTTTTAAATGATAAGTTGTCAATGACTGTGATGGGATATCAAGAACCATACCATAGTCCATGTATGTATCCATCCATTGCAATACTTGTTGACGCTTTTTCATTGCTTTTGGACAATTAGGATCTTTCCAATCGGCAGGCCATTGACCTTTTAGAATTTGAAATCCACCACTATCACCTAATAAAAAAGTACCTTGCTCACGTTCGTATACAATGCTTTCACTATTGCCTTGCTTATTAGGATCTAGTTCAGCGTGACCTGCACTGTATAATGCCCACTTGTATGGGAATAGTGCTTGTTGACTGTTGAGGAAATTTAATGCTTCAAGATCGGGAATGCCTTGTGGTATACGCTCACTTGGAAAATAATTTTCACCTTTGCGTTGTTTACCTAACCCAGTAATATAAAATGTACTGAGTGCGGGTAAGAACAATGCCCAGTCACTATTATGCTTTTGTGTTAGATTATCTTTTTCCATTAGGGTGCTTGCATTTCTACTGATTCATCATTCTTTTTTATTAGTGCTTTAACCATTTTAAGTTGATCTTGCTTTTCTTTAATTTGATTTACTAAATCATTGATAGCTGGATTAGTTTTAGCAAGTTCTTCTAACTCTTGTTCCTCACGGTATTTTCTTCTAGCCCAATCTAGTGCTTTTTTAGATTCATAACTTAAGTCAATAGTTACATCATTATTAGGTATAGTAACCCAACTATGACCATCATTAACTTGAAAGCTATGTGATGCTGGATCATATTTTATCATGCCTGAACCAGAATAAGTTGGGTTGATATAAGGCGTTACAGACGAACCGCCGCTAACGGTTATATCAACACTGCCTGGATAGATTGATTTTATCATTTTGAAGATGCAGGAATAAGATAACGATAAGTTCCTAAACCACTATCTACTGTGATTTCAGCAACACCTTGATCACTGAACTTCATAGTTTTGTCACCAGACAATGATAAAATGCTTACCATTTGTTGTACTGGCCATTGCCATGCATGTGTTAGATTACCAGTGACATTATTTTCAAAGATAAAATTGCCGCTATGAGTAGCTACATCACCGAAGTGAATTTTAAGATTACCGCTGTCAACTTTTGTAGTGAAATGTTCTTGCTCACTATTAGCCTGTGCTTGCTTTTTTAGTCTTAGAATATTAGCTACACTAGGTTGAAATGTGATATGCCAAGTTGCGCCCTTAAAGTTCAATGGTCTAACTTTATCTGTGACAATGCTTTCGCTCATTAAACGATATACATTAATAAAGTCACTATTATTAGTTTCAAATTGAATGCTCTCGGGAACAGATGCACCATTTCTGTTTTGACGATTAACGAAAATTCTAGCCTTTTCATCATAATCATCAAATCCTAGAATAGTCTTAAGTTTACCTAGATTAGGCATACCAAACACACCTTCAAACTCTGTTATAGGTTGATTGAATGTGCCTTCTAATACAACAGTATTGTTTTCAATAACTGCGTTAATTTTTGTTTCAGTTTGTGATCCTGTAATTTTAATTACGTCCATATTACCCACTGTTAGGGTATGGTCGATTAAGTCAAGTAAATAGTCTTTCAAAATTTTCTCCTTTAATATATTTAGGTATGTACAACGTGTATTATAGTGGAAGTTATTGCAAAAAGCAAAACCAATTTAACCGAATGTGAACAATGATTCAAATGTTGATTTAACGTCTGTGCTGCTACGAATATCCCAACCTAGTACATCTAATAAGTTGTCTATCTTTTCGTCTACTAATGTTTGTTCCATTGCTGAATCATCAAATGGTAACTCACAGAACCATTTTGGTAAACGCAATTCATCTGTAGGATAAGCAATACTTGTGTAGCCTAATGGATTAGCTCGTAGTTTACATACTACAATCTTCATGCCATCTACAATTTTTTGGCTATAGTTATCACCATTTGCTTGTCTTAGTCTATTCCAGTTTAATGCTGCACGGACATGTCCTGGCATATTTGTTTTGCCCTGTGCTTTTTCTTTGTCACCATATGTGGTTAAATTATTAACGCCCTTAGGACTTCCTTTAGTCCAACTAGGTTGTTCACGTAGTTGATTCTTGAATTTTTTAACCATCTCAACAACTTCTTCACGACCAGCACCATCAAGAACTCTTTCTAATACTTCCATCAAAAAGTCTTGTACGTATTTAGGTGTATCTGCTCGTTTTAAATCAAGACCCATAGCCTTAATTTGTCCTGATTTACCATTAACATCTTTTCGCTTACCTTCTTTGTCATAGATGTTAATAGCATAACGCTTTTTAGTAATAAAGATACTACGCTCACCAATCAATTCACGACCAGCTTTAATTACACTACCATTCTTTCTTGGCGAGTGAAATGCACTTTCCATAAATGACGGGAAGCTATCGTTAACCTGTTCAGCTAAATTGTCATACAGAGTGATGCACATATCTTTATCCCAATTGATTTCACCATTATCAATTTCATTTTTCAATATAGGATAAGCACTAAAATAACATGAGTCAGTATCACCATATACAATCGCTTGACCTTCGTGATTGTATTCTCCTGCGATTAATTCATTTAATTTACTCATCATATGTTTAGTGATCTGGCGACCACTTAGTGTAACACTTTGACCTATTCGTTTGTCATAGAAACGACAGTGTTCATTAAGTAGTGCGCCATATGCAGAGTTGAGTAGAATCTTTCGGACTAACTGACGCTTATCCCAATACTCTTTGTCATAATCGGTTGTTGATTCTTTTAGTTTCTTCTGCATTTCTTTACGATCACTATACCAGCGTGAGAGTAGACCTGGGATCACGCCTTCTTGCTCGTATGTGAATATAGTGCCATTAGCACTAAGCATATACGGTTTGTGACTATCAAAAATAAATTTCCATATTTCTGCTGCACTCATTTCAGCACTACGACCATCTTCATAATCAATGGTTAACATAGTGCCACGCTCTTGATTCATAATGGCAGTATATTCTAATGAGCCAAATAAATTCTCCCATAGAATTGCACCTGTTACTGCTTCATCATCGTCTTTGCGTCTTTTCTTTTCACTTGCGAGTTTTAATCCTTTGTCTCGCATGTATTGGTTGGTAAGTGTTTGTCTAACTTGTCCAACGATTGTTTCTGGGGCCATGTTAAGGGCCCGAATAACCGAGGGATAGAGCGAGTTGATATCAACTGCTCCGACGTATTCGTGCATTCCACGTTTCGGCGTAGCAACATAGGCACCTGCCGCTTGTTGTTCATCACTATTTTCCTTTCTTGATTTATCAGGTACTACAACACCTCTTTCATGCGCTTCATTAAAAATTGCTTGCTCAATCATTGCAACTGAACCCATAACTGTTGGCAACAGTACTGTGTTTTCATGTGCAAGTGCATTAGCCAAATCTAAAAATTTTAATTTGTTATGAATCTTTACTAATAGCATTGTATCCTGACGATTATACTCTAAAAACTTTTTAAAGTCTTTGTTGTACAATTGATCAAGTGTGCCTTCATATTGTGTTTTCGTTTCACCGACTTCCATCTCGCCAATGAAATCTAGTTTGTAACTATGGCGACTTTCATAATTGTACTTCTTATACAATTGCAAATAGTCCATATGTATACGACCAATTAAATCGTATGTTTGTTCTTCTTTACCATAGCGTTCATATGTTCGTGCTTTAGGAAGTTGACCAAGCAAACAGAATTTGCGAGTATCATCTTTACTCATTACTCTAGTAACACGATTTACCATGTAGGGTATATCATAGCCTTCTGAGTTCCAACCACTGAGTACATCTGCATCTTCAATGAGTTGAAAGAAAGTTTGAAACATCTCTAGTTCGGATGTGAACAATAAACAATTTTCAAACTCATTTGTTATTTCTGTTGCAGTTTCGGCACTCATATGCTTTGGTGCTATACACAATGTAACTAATTGATTTAGCCAATCAAGATACATTGATATTGCTGTAACTGCATTGAATGGATCAGTAGTAGGACTAAAACCCTTTTCAGGATCAAAGTCAACCTCAATATCAAAGAAACATGTGTGAAGTTTAGGAGGCTCAGCACCTAAGTAATTGTCACTAAGGCAACGAAAAACAGTATTGACATCACTCTCGAATAATTTCTTACCTGAATGAATTCGTTTTTCTTTTTCAAATTCACCACGCTTGCGTGTGCTGAATCTGCTTACAGGATCACCATAGATACTGCGATATTTGCCTTTAGGATCACTATAGTAGAACACATAGTTAGCAGGATGTTCACGATATGCACGTTTACCATCTGCCGTTCTTTCTACGACAAATATTTTATCACCATCTCGGTCATGTAATGCGTCAACATAACTCATAGTATTCTCACCAACCCAATCGTATCAATGGTTGTGAGCAATATGTAGTTAGCCAACATGCCAAAGGATTTGCGAGTCCAAGCAGCCCAAGCATACATAGCACAGCCAGTGATCCACAAAGGATATAAGATAAGGAGTGGAGGATTGGGTACTGTGATCGCCATTGCGAAGGCGCATCCAATTGAAATTGCCCAAGCAAGAAGCTCAACAATAAAACGTATACGGTTAGATGACCAATCATCTCTTATCCATGATAATGTATCAGCTACTATGTTGATCAAAGAGTTTTGCCTACCGTTGTAAGAATAGTTTCTAATAGTTCTTGTTCTTGTTGAGTTTTACTGAATTCCATCTTGTGTGCTACACGTATGGCTTTTTTTAGTACTGAGGGTTTTACTTCTAGTTCTTCTGCTACTGCTTTGATGGTATCACTTAATCCACCATTAAGAGTTTCAACTTCCATCATAACTTGCATACCCTCGTTAATAAGTTGGGTAAGCTTCATTTTTTGTTCTGTGGAAAAAGTTCTTGTGTCCATATCGGTTCCTTTGTTAAAGAGTAGTATTATATACTATTTGTTTATTGTGTTGCAAGTTTTTGTTTATCCAATACTAATTTCTTTACTAGTTTTGGTAAACCTGGATTAACATGTAATGCGTGTGGTAATAGTTCGTGTCTGATATAATTACGCATGTATTTGATATCGTTGTTTGATTCATCATTGATCCAACCACAATCATGTCGTTCTGCCCAATCAATCAAATCTGCCTTAGTTGTAGTAAGAAATGGTCGTACTACATTGTTTCGTTGTGCTGGAATAACTTTTGGATTGCCATGCATACATGACCAAACATATGTTTCAACACAATCATCCAAATGATGTGCCGTAACAACTGGGTCAATAAACTTATCCAAAAAGTTATAACGCTCATCACGCCAAAACTCTTGACTACTTACACCTTCAGGATATGGTTTAGTTAGATGACCTACTACTAATGGTAATTCTCTAGCACCAGCAAAGTCTTGAACAAAACTGTGTGCCATATCACTCGTCCTTGTACCATGATGAAAAAATGCTAATGTGATATCATGCTTACGGCGTAGAAAATCAGCAATGGCTACACTATCCACACCACCGCTGAATGCGATAACAAGTTTTTTTGGTAAGGGGAAGAGTAATTTGATCATCTATGTAGTATAACATAGATGTGTAAAATAAGCAACTAGTTTGGTTGATGCATCTTTCTAAGAATCATAACTTCACCATTTGCACCACTTCTTATAGCTGCTTGAGTATTTGGGCTTAATTTACTAATATCAAACTGTTTATAACCTACGGTAGGAGCAAAACGCTTAATTAAATTTTGATAAACTTTACTACGACTTTCACCTTTGGCACTAAAGATTAATATTTTGGGTTGATACCCTTTTAAGTATTCACGAAATGCTTGTAAGACTGTCCCCAATACTCTATTTGCATCTCCGCCACCTGTCATATCATAACTATCGTTGCGGCTGAACTCTACTTCAACTGCATCCATACCTCTACTGATTCCTATTGGAGTAAATTTAATATCAAGGTATCCACGATTACGATCATATGCTCTGGCTACTGCTTCACTAGGATCATGGCTAGGATACCAGTTTAATGGAAAACTGTTTTCTGGTTCGTATAATTCATTGACTTGTTCTTCCGCCACACCTTGCTCTTTCATATTCTTTTTACGCAATTCCAAATCAGCAGGAGTTGCCTTCCTAATTAGATCAAGATATTTGTCTACCGAAACTGCTTTTATTTCTGTAGGCTTGATACCTTTTACTCCAGGTATTGAATAAAATTCTCTGTCATGGGCACCCTGAACAAACTGCGGTTTACCATCTGGACTATAAAAAGGTAGTTTGTGTAGATACACATTTTCTCCTTTTCTAATCTTGCCACTAAACAAAACCATCTGTGGATCGTTAGGAAACATTGCGGTATCTGAATCGGGAGTAGTTAACCCACCAACTGCGATAGCAACTTTAGGATCGGAGGTAGCATAGATAGCATTTTGATTGCTACCTGCGGCACCACCTGTATCAACTGATTGACGTGGTTCTAACATAGGAATCTTTTGTCTTGAACCATGCCATAGATATTTTTGTTCAGAGCCTTCCGCCACACCTTGCTCAACAAATTGAACATTTAATTTAGCATTTTTCCATAATGGATTTTTAGGATCCATTCTTTGTTGTAGCAACCATATAGCAGATACTCTGTGTGCGCCATCTTCGAAC